TTACCATCGAAGACCAGAAGTTAGTCGACCTGGTGCAGGACGCCTTCGATAGGCAATACGAAATCAAAGTCACAGCCCATAATGAGGCTGTATCCTGGTGTCGATCCAACTCTGGCTCAAAGTTCGCAACGGCGATTGTAAGGATGAATAACCCAGGTCACGCACTGGAAGTGGCTCCGACTATAGATCCAAAAGAGCGACGCAGGCAGGAGTTGCAGGAGCAATTGAAAGCACTCGACGGAAAGTAAATGCCCCTCGTCATCTGCCAATACTGGACCGAGCACGAAAGAGGGTGGGGTTCACGACCCGATGGGTTCTCCCTCCATCTTTCGATGGCCGACCGAGACGCCTTCGTTAAGGAATACTGGCTCGATCAGCCCGATCAGGTGCCGGACGAGTATTCGGCTCCATCTGGAGATCCTATCCCAGTCGACGTTCCCGCATCGGTGGCGAAGAAAATAAGCGGCAACGGGCGCTCGTTTTTCGGGACGTTGGAGAATCTGATCAAGGACGCGGAATGAGAATAGCCACCATCCGAATCACTAACCTCCTGGCCTTCCGCGAATGGGCATGTGAACTTCCCGCCGTCGCCCTCCTGACAGGAAAACATGGAGTCGGGAAATCTTCCCTCGAACGTGTCCTGACCTACGGCCTGGGTCGTCGCCCGCTGGCCGACAAGGGCGCAAAGTCCGTTCGTCACGATCCGGGAATGCTCCACGGTACTGCCGATAAGGGCGAGCTGCTGATCACGTTCTCCGATGACTCCGCCGCCGAATACTTCCGCTGTCGCGTAGAGCCCGACGGCACTGAGCGCAAGGTTAAGATGCGCGGCGCGAAGAAGTGGGAAGACGCTGGTGAGTTTCTCGACGAGATAACCAGCGCTCTTGCCTACGACCCGATGGCGTTCAAGGATCTGAGCGAGAAGGAGCGCTTGGAGGCTTTCCTCCGCGTGGTGCCGGTGGAGATAAGCACTCAGGAGGTCAACGAAGCCGTTGGTGGTCCGATTCCGATTTTATTACCCACTAAAATCGGCCTCGATACTATCAACGAAATTTATGACGCGATTTTCAAGGCCCGCACCACTGAGAATGGTAACGCTGACCGCCTGGCGAAGCACGCTGCCGAGCTGGAGGCAACGATGCCACCAGCGTCAGTTGGGCCGCTTGCTGTCGACCCGCGCACGTTACGCGCTGATCTCGCGGCCCTCGACAAGAGCGAGCAGGATGAAATTCTGCGGATTGGGCGAGAGCTTCAGGTAAAACGTGACGCCATATCACTCACCAGACAACATAAGGACAACGTTGTTAACGAAGAGATTGACGAAAAAATAGAGACGCTCCGTGAGAAGATCGCAGTATTGAACGCCGAGATTTCTGACCTGAACGTCTCCCGACAACAGAAGAAGGGCGTTAATGCCAGCGAGTCCGAGATCGCTATCCAATCCGCCCGTGACGCGGCCAACGCCGAGGCTACCGAGATCAAGACCGCTAACGCACCGCTTCGGAGCGATCTGACAGCCCGTATCGCCACCGCTGAAGAACGCGAGCGTAGTTCAGTCGTCATCGAAACGACCAGGAAGAACGCGGAAACGGCCCGCTCTGGAGCCGAGGGCCACAAGGCGCGCTCAAAGGCTATGACGGAAGCTCTCGACCGCCTAACCGCACTCAAGGCCACCGTCGCCTCTCGAATGACCGTTAAAGGCGTCACAATCGCTTCGCCGCGCGAAGGCCTGCCGGTGGATATCTGCCGAGAAGAGAAAGGCGCTCTTGTGCCGTTCTCTCGGTGGAATGACGCGGATAAAGATGCATTTGCGCTCCGCATGGCCATTCTGAATAAGAAGCAGTGCGGACTTGTCTGTATCGACAACATGGGCAATTGGTCCCCGGCGCGGCGAGAGCAGGTTATTGCACGGTGTCGTGAGTTAGTGGCCAGTGAGGGGATGCAGTTTCTGTTGGGGCTGGCAACTGACGAGGGGGATTTAAAAGTGGTAGATGCGACGGAGGTAAACCAGTGAGCCGTTTTTTCCTGGACACGGAATTCATAGAAAGTGGTCCCGGCAAGTCGATACAGTTGATTAGCATAGGCCTCGTCTGCGAAGACGGTCGTGAGTTCTATGCGATCAGCAGTGAGTTTGATCCAGCGACCGCGAGCGATTGGGTGAAAGAAAATGTACTGGCTAAGTTAGAGCCGGACGTAGAGCGTCTTACGCTCAATCAGATCGCATACGTCCTTATCGCCTACATCTGGCCCAATTATCTGGACACAAAACCGAAACCTGAATTCTGGGGTTACTTCAGCGATTACGACTGGGTTTGTTTTTGCCAGTGCTTCGGTACGATGATGGATCTTCCGAAAGGGTTTCCGATGTTTTGTCTCGATATCAAGCAACTATGCGTAAGTAAGGGCGATCCACGGCTGCCGGAACAAGGAAAGGGAGAGCATAATTCTCTCGCCGACGCCAAGTGGAATAAGCTGGCGTGGGAGTTTCTACAGTCCATCGAGGTGAGTCAATGAACAAGCCTATGCCTCGCTGTCCGTGGTGCGTGCGGCAGAACGGAAAATGCTCTCGACATCCAAAGGGAGACCTAGCGCCCGCTGACCCGCGTGAGAGTCCATTTGCATGGGCATCCATCGCTGGCGCTAAACCAGAGCCTGTTCACGTGAAGGAAGCTAAAGGAAGGCCCTGCGTATATACACTTGGCTGTGAAGATCCGTTCTTTCTTGATGATCCAATAGTAGTGTTATATGTGGATGAGTTGAGGCGACCAGAAAGTCTGACGACGCCCGAAGAGGAAGAAGAATCTGAACGTAAATGGCGACTCAGAGCAGGAGAAAAACACGGCTGGAGCGGGCCAAAATAAATGCGTGACGCCTTCCACAATATAGTCTCCGGCTGGACCTTAGTATCTGGCCTCAACGCTCTTACCGACCGCATCGAAGAGGCGGCAGCGTGGACCGCCGTTAACGGCCCACTAGAGCCAGACGAAGAGGCTACGATCAAGCTGATGATCGAGGCGCAGATTGCACGCGGATTTGACGAGGGATTCGATGCTGAAGACTAAAGAGCTGTCCGACCCAAATTCTTGCCTGAGCAAAGCCCGCGACGACGAGTACATCTTCGTCCTCCTCGCCCGTGACGTTACAGCCCCAGCGGTCGTTCGGGAGTGGTGCCGCCTCCGCTGTCTTCACGGAAAGAACACGCCGAAGGACGCGCAGATCACCGAGGCGCTGGCGTGGGCGGATCGCGTTGACAGGATCAGGCAGCATGACATGGTCGCCGCTACGGGCCTGGCTCACGACCCGGCCACTTGCTGGCATTGTAAAAACGCAGAGATTACCGGAGCGCACAAGTGACATGGCGGAGTATGGCGGAATCTCCATGGAAGAGTATTGTAAAATTCTCTTCGCTGATCTTGGATATCATGAATCATCTCAGCGTCGTGGATGGCTGAAACTGCGGTTCGGGAAATCGTATCTTGACGAGATGAATCAGGAAGAATTGCATCATGCGGTCCAGGAGCTTAGGCGTGAAAAATATGGCGAAGAAGAAGTGTAAGGCTACCGCTGTCAGAGCGGTCGCTCCGCCCCCGGTTCCCGAACCTCCCAACTTCACCGAAACCCAAGAGGACGAATTCCTCTCCTCTATCGTCGGCCTGAAGGTGACCGGCGCTCATTTCTGTGCGTGCCATGGCTACTGCTTTGAGTTCGACGACAGAATCCAGATGGTATTGCATGAGGGATGCGCGACGTGGCTGAAGAGGGCCGTACAGTGAATATCTCGCCCGAACAATCCGCCCTCGAATCCTGGTGGAACGAGGACCCGGAAATGCGCCGCGTAGAGGTCATGTGCGGTGACCACATGAGAGTGAACGTGCGCCTCTGGCGAGTCACCATGGACCCGACTGTAGAGGCTGGGGAGGAAATGGTCGCGGAGTTCGAGGCCGGGACACTCCTGGATGCTATCAATGGAGCGATACAGAAGGCAGCGGCGTCATGAGTAGCGGTCCATCCGTCGTCCCCGCCAGCGCTATTTCCTGTCCCTGCGGTTTCGAATTCTCTCCGAAGTTTTGGGCGCAATTGAAGTGCTTCGGATGGGTGGTGTGCGAGCGATGTCGGCGGCAGTTTACCAGTCCCGGGTATCCCATGGGGGAGAGGGCTGCGCTGTGACTGATCCAGCCGATAGTCTTCGCCTGTCTATCTGGCATTGTAAGTCATGCCTGAAATGTATTCGGATGCCACTGAAGCTCGTGAGAATGCTGCGTGCGGGAGAGGTGGCTTATGTTTGCGGTACGGAAGGTCATCGCATTGAGCTTGAGAGGTGGGAGAGATAATGCCCGCTAGAATCCCCATATCAGCCGCTTCCGATGTCGGCAAGAAGCACAAATGTAAGCAGGTTATTCTGCTCGCCTTTGACGATGAAGGAAGAACCCACGTAACGACATGGGGTCGCTCTGCCGATGACTGTGCTCAGGCCGCTGCCGGTGGAAATATGCTGAAGAAGAAGTGGGGCTGGCCGGAGTGTAATGATCAGCCGTCGAGGGTGCGCGAACTGCAATCCGAGGTGAGTGATCTGCGGGACAGAATCAAAGAGATGCAAGCCTGTCTGGAAGTGAAGGAGGCGCGGGAATGATCGTCAGGTGTGATATTTGCAAGTTCAGTTTCGAGGATGAGTATCGCAGTCACTGTTGCCCTCACGAAACCTTTGCCGCGAACGATGGCAGGAATAACTTCGCACATCATCCGGGGAGTTATCTAGGGGCAGCGAATGGCGGCAATGGTTTGGGTCCGAAAGTCCTCGAATACGCTCACAACGGCAGGCGCATCGACATTCAGCGTGAAATTGGTGACTGGTATCGCAATAATGGCGGCCACGCTGGCATCACCGCTGCTATAGAGCGAACAAAGAAAGAGTTTGATGAACTGACAAACGCAACTACACCCGAGCACATTCGCGAAGAAGCCGCAGATGCAGCAATGTGCTTATTCACCGTTGCCGAGATCGCTGGGTTTGACCTGATATCCGCAATGACGGATAAGCTGGCTATCAACGAGCAGCGCAAATGGACTGTTGATTCGCAGGGCTGCCTTCATCACGTAAAAGGATCGGACCCGCGCGAATGATTTTCTGCGGCCCCTCCGGCGCAATCTTTAGTGAGGATCGCGTATACAGGCATTTGCTCTGGCGTATCAATGGGCCGGGGCCACTCCTGATGATGTTGATGCTCAATCCGTCGATTGCCGACGCCGAGCGCTCGGACCCGACTGTTTCTCGTCAAATCAAACGCGCCCATCTTCTCGGCTGCTGTGGTGGCCTAATCGTCGCCAACGCCTACGATCTTGTCTCGACCGATCCGCGTGCCCTGAAGACGCATCCCGCACCCCTCTCGCCGCACAACAACCGCTACATTACAGAGGCGGCGCGCCATGTCCACGAGTCTGGCGGAAAGGTAATCGCCGGGTGGGGAGCGCACTGCTCTACCGACCGGCAGAATTACATTCACTCGTTGTTTCAGGAACTCGACATCCCACTGCTCTGCTTGGGGCAGAATGAGGATATGTCGCCGCGTCATCCTTTATATATCGGGTACTCGGTTCAGCCTGCGCCTTGGTTGTATTTTTGAGAGATGCTGCCAACCCTACGCGATTACCAAGTACGGGACCTGGAAGCCATTCGTGAGGCTTTTAAGTATCATCGGGCCGTCCTCCTTCAGCAGCCGTGCGGGTCTGGGAAGGGCACCCTCGCATCATACATCGTAAAATCTGCGGCACAAAAGGGCAATCGCGTTATCTTTATGGTGGATCGTCGCAGTTTGGTCGACGACATGAGCGACCGAATCAAAAGGCTAGACGTACCACATGGCGTTATTATGGCTACTGATTCACGTAGGGCACCGTGGGAGCCCATTCAAGTAGCCAGCATCGATACGATTACCCGCCGCGACACCCCCCCCGCCGCAGACATCTTGATTGTGGATGAGGCGCGTTTCAGTATTTCTGCTAAATGGAGAAAAGTTTTCGATAAGTACCCAAACGCGCGAATCCTTGGTTTGGATGCTACGCCAGCGCGTACGAGCGGAGAGGGATTAGGGAGATCCAGTGGTGGTATCTATGATCATATGGTTGTCGGACCTTCGGCTCAAGAGTTAATAAACAAGGGCCATCTCGTCAGATCGCACGTAATAGCGCCACCGCCCGTAGCCGCGCCATCAAGGGTCGTCGCTGGCGAGTTTCCCGCTGGTGCCGTATCGGCTGCCTGTGACACTAATCAAATAATCGGTGATGTTGTTAAGCAATGGAAGAAGCATGCAAGCGACCGTAAGACAGTTGGCTTTGGAGCGGATCAGAAGCATTGCCTGCATATGGCCGAGATGTTTCGTGAGGAAGGGATTGAAGCTACCACTGTTTTCGATAGCACGCCTACTCTTGAGCGTCGTCGGCTCTGGAGTGATTTTAATTCCGGAACATTGCGCATTTTGATCTCAGTTGGCGTCATAGGATATGGGGTCGATTTCCCTATATGTAAGGCGATTATCGACGCCGCTCACACGATGTCTCTTTCGAAGGCTATCCAGCGCTGGGCTCGTGGATCTCGTCCATTCAGCGGGTACGATTATTTCGTCCTCCTTGACCATGTTGGCAATATCGACCGCCGTTCACCACTAGCCCCTAATGGTTTCGGTTTTTATGAGGATGATCGTATCTGGAGCCTTGAGGGGAGGGCTGTCCGTTCGCCCGAAGATGGTGATGATATGTCAGCGGGGATGGTTACTTGTCCGAAGTGCTATCACCGTTTCCGGTACGGAAAAAAGGAGTGCCCAGGCTGCGGCTTTGCTATTACCGTAAAGCATCGGATAATGACTGTTGTCGAAGAAGAATTAGTCGAGCGCAAGCGCGCCGAGCAGAAAACGATGGCCATTGAAGAGTGGCGGACTAAATTGACAGATGAGGACAAGCGTCGGAAGTACGATGAGTGGAGAATAAAAGGTAAAAAACGGGGATACAAAAATCAGTGGGCGGATTTATGTTGGAAACGGGTTTTCGGGTCTTGGCCATCAAAGGAATGGCGTAATTCTCCAATACCGGAAGAGGCGACGTTTTGAGGAAGCCGAAATCTCCAGCACAGTCACTGGCTGATGATTTTACAGAGGCGGCAGGCAGGCTATGGCCGCATACCCTGATGCACTGGGAAACAAAATTAAACGGCACATTTGTTCCATTTAACTACGTGAAAAAGTCCGTCACGATACTGGAGGGAGTCATGGCCAGCAGACCAGAGATGAGAAATATTCTCGGGTCCGCCATCGCGCTCCTCATGCATCCAGTAAAAAGCGGGCTTATTGGCGGCCCCGATAGTACTGCCATAATCGGCCACGCTCCTGGGGCGACCGTAGCACCAGGAACTCATGCAGGCATTGAATATAAGGCAAAGTACGAACGGGGGCACGACACACAGAAAGATCAGCAGATTCTGTGTCAGGAAAATATAGAGCGCCACGGTGGCGTGTACATTCTTGTGGAATCCGTCGATCAGGGCATAGCCGATCTTAAGAAATACGCCGGTCCCGGAGAAAAAAAATGACCACCACGCAACTCCGCGCTCTTAAAAAGGCTATGAAGAACGCTGTCTCGAACGCCAATATCCAGATTAGGGGCGGAATCCCAGATCCCGCAATCACCTATAAACTGCGAGTGCTGTGTGACGAGCACGGCTACGGCAACGTAATGGCCACGGTATCCAGTCTCTGGAGACAAAAGGACCCGGTCGGAGCGTTTGCGTTCGGGCCGTGCATTGGGACGGTTGATCGGTTTTTGGATCTGGCGAAGAAGGCGGGGTTTGAGTAAATGGGCGACATCTACAGTAATCCGAATGGTGCGGGCGGAGAGGACATTCTCGGACCGACGCAGGCGCAGAATCCGAAACAGTCCGACGCTCAGAGGTACTTCGATTTTCTGAAGCGCATCACGAGCTATATGAACCCTGCGCAGATCCGACGTGATGCTTCAGCAAAGAGCAGCATCCTCAGCTACGAGGAATACCTGGAAATGGCTTACGAAAACGTCCTGAACGACGCGCGAATGGCCATCAAAGGCAAGCGGAGACCGATATGAGCCGCGCCGGATACCACGATGACGTAGAGCAGTGGGCACTCATTCGCTGGCGCGGGCAAGGTGGCCAGCGCAACGCGAGGCAAACGCGGCCAGAAGATGCTTGCCGATCTCTTGGCGGCTCTCGATGCCATGCCAAATAAAGCCCTCGTACAGCACGAACTAAAGGCCGAAGACGGCGAAGTGTGTGCCCTTGGGGCGCTTGGAGAAGCCCGGGGAATAGACATGGACGGCCTCGATCCGGAAGAGCCGGACGAAGTAGCCGCTGCGTTTGATATCGCTTCGCCACTCGCACGGGAGGTCGTCTATATGAACGACGAGTATTTTGACTATGAGTACGTCGGCAATCGACGCGTCGATATTACTCCTGAAAAACGGTGGGAAAAGATGCGGGCTTGGGTGGCGGGGCAGATAAAGGTGAGCGCGTGAGGGAGTCTACTACAAAGCAGGAGCGTGTCACTCAATGCAACGAGATCCTTCGCATCTGCGCCTCGCATGGACGCCGTTTTTTCAGTCACGACGCGGACCGCCTGGAGCGCGAGACCAATCCAGCTATTAGCCATTTTGAGCTTGACCCACGCGGACGTATCTGGTTTATTGACAAGTATACGGGGAAGCGAATCTACACGGCATACAAATACAAGTGGCGCGGCTTCAGTGACGGCGGTACGCTGCGTTCTCTCTGTGACGCTTTGTGCGATTACATTCGAGCGGAAAAGAATACTATCCCGCTGGGGCATTTTGGTCCTTTTCAGGAATGGCGCTGTGGTGGCGATCCGTGGGCATACGGCAAGGAAGAGATGGCGGAGGTCAGGCGCAAGGTAGTGGAGATATTCAATCCCGAGGTAACAGCATGATAGTCATCGACTACGTCCGCGAAGAGGTCGAGCGCCAAGGTCATAATATCCACACCCTCGACGGCATCGAGCGCGTTGGGTGGATGCTGGATGCATGGGCTCACGCGCTTGCGAACGCCGACAGTGAACCAACGATATCCGGAGCGATCCAGCTTGGAATGATGATAGAGCGGCATAAAAATGCCAATGGAATCAGAAAATGCCAAGTCCGTGTCGGTAGCCGTACGTGCCCTGACTTCAAGGACGTACCGAGATTACTGGAAGGACTTTTCAGTTACAATCGAAAATTTCCTCCGCCTTTGGAATTTTACAGGCAATTTGAAGAGATTCATCCATTCGAGGACGGCAACGGGCGCACTGGGAAAATATTGCTCAATTGGCTGAACGGATCACTCCTCGATAGCCCAATCTTTCCGCCCGACAACTTTTGGGGAAGACCAATAAGAAACCCGTAGAGATTATGGACACCACCCAGCAACGCAAAGCCGACACCCAGCACCCACTGACGAATCGGGGACCAGCCGCCAGGACCCCAATCGGCGGAAAATTTCTGGCGCACGGCTTGACACCTGCGACGTTCCAGCCGCTTCCGAAGCCTCGCAAGACCACGATCCATGCCACAGGAGTGCCGTCAGGCCCTAAGTGTCAGTTCGTATCGATTGCGCGGTCGAACGCCTCCAAGTCTGATGTCGCAGAACATCTACGCCTGCATAACGAGAGGCAGGCGCAGTTAAAACCAACGGGCTTCATACCTGGACAGAAATGCTCGTGGTGCCTTGAGGCGTTCGCCACTCAACCGCTCTATTCGCAGCATCGGCACGTATGCAGTCAGAGACCAGGCGGACCGCTTCCAGTAGGCCCGCTTTGGGCTACTATGGGCGGGACCCGTCTGGATATTTTCTCCGTATGTGAGTGCGGCGCTGGATTTTCCACGCGATCCGCAAAGAAGCGCCATGTGGCAACAGGAGAGTGCCCGCTGGAGCATGTTCCGGACCCGACAATGTGTTGGCTGTGCGGGGACTGGTCCCCTACTCGCGGGGAGTGGAAGGCGCATCGGCATACTTGCGTGAGACAGGGGGCGGACTAACAAATATGGCTCATTCTACAAAATCCGCCCCATCTATCGAACTTTCACTGCCAGATCGCCTGCGCGTCCTGATCGCAGCCGCATTCGATGTGGAATCCGTGCGCGACCAGGATCGGCTCGATCAGTGGCCTTCGCTGGATTTTATGGAAGCCGTCGTTGCCTGCGAGCGTCACCTCGGCCTGGGCGAAACTGACGAAGACAGGTTGATGAAGTGCGAGACGGTGGGGCATCTTGTAGCTATCTTCAACGTTCCCATCTCTATCCAGGAGCCTGTTGTTTAATGCAGGCCGCTCGCGAAGTCACCGATGACGGTAATACTAAATGGGTCGATTGCAGCGGCTGCAAGCACCCGCGACCGTTCTCCTGGTACACAAAAGACGTACACACTCTGCTTGGGATCGGCTACCTATGTCGGTCGTGCAGGCCGAAGGGGAACAAGCTGAAAGTCGTCGATCCAGATTATGAGGTGATCCGCACGGTCAACGCAAAGCCCCTGCGCCCAGAGAAAGAAAAGATGGCCGCTGGGTCATGGGAACGTGTGGTGAGGCGCGCGGCGCTATGTGCGCAATATGAATGCGTAATTGTCTATGTTGGAAAAGAAAATTACCTTTCCCGTCAGTCCGCGCTATCAGGCCTTCATCTCGCGGCGAAGAGAATGAAAATGAAGATCTCCATTCGACATGGTCGAAGTGAATTATATGTAAAAGTCAAGGAGTGACAAGCATGAAGGCGAAAAAGAAAAATAAGGCAGCTCAAAATCTTGTCGCGATGAGAAATAAAAAACTATCCCCAGCGCGCCGAAAAGAAATAGCACAGAAAGCAGCACAAAAAAGATGGAAAAATAATGCTTACGAAAGCATTGACGTGAAGCCTCCCGCGAGTATAAAGTAAGCACATGGCCAAACAAACAGCACTTGAGCCCGTATCAAATGACGCCGAATCCGTAATCGACATCAGTCAGCCATATGTAGCGCTCGTCAGTGTAGTTGGCACTGCACCGTTTCTCTTTCATCGTTGGAGCGTCGAGGGTGTGGACGCAAAGGCGAAAGCGGCTAAGGGATCAAAAGCCAAGAGGTCAGACGATCTTGAATCTTACGTCTACCGTAATATGAAGGGCGAACTTTGCATTCCGGGCGAATATCTGCGCATGGCGATCATTGGAGCCGCCAAGTTCCGACAAGATCCGCGCTCTCCCCGAAAGAGCGCAATGGATCTTTTTAAGGCTGGTGTTGTCGCAATTGAACCTCTTTGCTCGCTCGGCGTTTCTGACTGGTCATATGTCGATCAGAGGCGCGTGATGATCCAGCGTAATGGCATTACCCGATCCCGTCCGGCAATGGAATCCGGATGGAAAGTAGACTTTCTGATTCAATGCCTTCTGCCGGAGTACATTCCAGCCGATACCCTCAATGAAGTAATTCAGAGCGCGGGAAGGCTTATCGGTATGGGAGATTTCAGGCCGACGTACGGGAGGTTCCAAGTTACAGGTTTCGAGATTTCTTGAGTTTTGAAAAAACTTCGTGGTGTGGTTAGGTGTGGAGGGGCAAGATAAGGTTAGGATTGGATCGGAAGGGTCAGGCTCGGCGCGGTTTGGCAAGGCATGGTGCTGATTCTGGTTGATTTTAAGTAATCACCAGAATCAGCTTTACTTTGAAAGGAATAAAATTACTTGACTTTGTCATACGCAGCGACACTAAGAACTGAAAGACTCCTGCCGCGTCCGATTGTATACTACGGCTCTACTTATGAATCGGTGGAAGGAGTAGCTCAAAAATGGTTACAAGCCAATGGTGAGCACGGTGATTCTTTCGTTATCATCGAGAACGTACCTGTCGAGCGCGCAGTGATTGAGTGTCAAAAGCCGAAACGAGAAAGAGTATACAAGGGCCACGCATTCGTGTCCGGGCCGAACCTGAATCGGTGTGATGTTTGTGGACGGAAAGAAGAGGAGCACAAGTAGATGAGAATCGTAGAGCCAGAAGTCTATCTACTGGCGCAGACCAGCATGGATGTAAAACCGCCAAAGGCATTTCGCGGAAACTTGCAGGCTTATCTTGAAAAAGTGGGAGTTGCCGAATGGAAGACAACGGCATGTACAGACGGGGAAATGCTCGTGGAGGTGGCTGGACGCCTCTGCTATAAAGCTTTCGGTTTGGGCTTGAATGCCAACGTCACTAAAGTCCGAGAGGGTAATCAGATTTACCTGGAGAATCTCGCCAAGCAGGATCACGGGTCAGTACAGGAGCATTCGACGGTTACATTTTTATTCCGAGACGTGAGTCGCATCCTGACGCATGAACTCGTCCGGCATCGCGTTGGCGTAGCGATATCCCAGGAATCCGGACGGTACGTCAGAGCCGATGACGTTGGTCTTTACATCCCGGAATGCTTCAAGGAATGCCCCGGCACAGTCGATATGATCAAGACCCATGTCGAAGCTGGCGAGGATTTAGCTCGCCGTTTGACGATAGCGTTCGATCTGGACAATCCGAAGACGGCTTTCGCCCGAAAGAAGGAAGTGACTTCGGCACTCCGCCGTTTTGCTCCGTTCGGCCACTCATCGTCGCTCGTGTGGACCACCAATCACCGCAATCTTCGCTTCGTTCTCCAGAAGCGAACCGAGGGTGGCGCGGAAGAAGAAATTCGCAAACTCTTCGATCCGGTTGGTTACGGCATGAAGGAGATGTTCCCAAATCTGTATCAGGATATTTACCGTCGTGAATCCGGGGAATGGGTGTCGAAATTTTCAGCGCGTGGTTTGGCGGATGACCTAAGAAGGTTGATTGCCAGTGGGCCAGATGGCGGCGTCAAAAATTCCAGCGGAATCGAGGCACTCCTGAAAGAGCGGGGACTCTGATGGCCACAAAGAAAGAAGCCGTAAACCATCCTTCCCATTACGGTGGTGCCGATAACCCTTATGAGGCGATCAAAGTTATAGAGGCATGGCAGCTAGACTTTTGTCTTGGAAACGCCCTGAAATACATTGCGCGAGCTGGAAAGAAAGACGCCGCCACAGAGTTTGAAGATCTGGAAAAAGCCGAATGGTACCTCAAGCGCCGCATCGAGAAATTGAGCGCGAATTCCTCAAAGTAGCCGGTGCGTGGATAGCATGCCGATGGCTCGTTATGGGACACCGGCTCGACCAGGATACGCCCGGATGGGATGGTGGGTTAGCGGCCTGCCTTCTCGGCATGCACGATAATGCGCATGAGATGCGGCTGATGATGGATGACGTAATTTCAGTAAAAAATAAAATTACTTGACGGCTGAGAAGTTTTACGGTAAGCTATCTTCGTATGCCAACCGTGATCGTAAAACCTGCAATACATGTTCGCCTGAAACGCCTCGCCCTCGACGCTGGAAAGAAGCTAGGCGAGTTTCTTCATGACCATCTGGAGGAAAGCCTATCAAGAGCCGAGCGCAGTGTCGCGGGATTCAACAAAAAGAAAACCAAATGAGCTGGCTCGACGCAATCAAAGATCTTGTGGTCGAAGAGGACCCGAAGCCGACGACCCAGCTTCAAACGCTGTTGTCGCGGACCAATCTTCCACCTGGTAATCTGTACAATATACCGGCGTCGCCACCTCCTGCTTTTCAAGCTCCCGACGCCTTTCTCCAGAAGCTGCGGTCGAAGCTCGCAACGCCGGGCAGCGCGGTCGAAAAGTTCGAGGCCGTCCTCACCTCTTTATCCGCCATTGCGGATGATCATCTCAGGCTCACTTCTACGCTCTCGGTTCTGAAATCTACCGCTGGCGTCGAGACTCAGGCTCTGATTCAGGAATACGCTGGTCGTCAGCAGAGGCTTGCATCCGAAGCGCAGGCGTTTGCATCCGTTATCGCGGGACAACAGAAGTCGGATGTCGATGACAAGCAAACACAGATCGCGGCTATCGACGTTCAGCTTCAACAGTTGTCTATGCAGCGGCAGTCATTGACCTCAGCCATTACGGACGCGCAGAGTAAGCTGACCCGCTCGCAGGCCGGATTCGATGCTGCGGTTAGTACTGTGCGTGGAGAGATCGAAGGCGCACTGAGCAAATTGAAAGGATTATAAATGGCCCACAAGTCAATCACGCGAAGAGCCTCTGAGTGCTCGAAGGGGTGCGGACGCAGGACCAGGCACAAGGTTAGCGGCGCTCCAATGTGCGTCACATGCGAACTGCTCGCAAAGAATGCCACTGCGCTGATGAAAGGAATCAAAGCATGACACCATCGCCAAACAAAGGCTACTTTACCGGCCCCGAAGGAAAGGTAAACGCGACCACATGGGGCGTCATTGCCCTCGGCTTCCTCGTAATCGTCTGGGTCATGGGCGGCAAAATCGGCGATTACCTCGTCAGCGCCGCCGACAACACGCTGCACTTTGCCATCGTGGCCGCCGTGCTGCTCTTTATCGTCGCCGCGCTCATCGACCCGAAGAAACGGCTCTGGTATCTTTTCCGGAGCATCGTGCGCTGGCTGACAAGCATGTTCATCGAACTCGATCCCATCGGTATTCGAAAGTCGTATGTGGAACGCCTTCAGGCCCGCTACGCCGAGTTTCAGAACGCAGTCGGGACGCTGCGCGGTCAACTGATCAGTGCCCAGAGGAAGGCCGACGCCAAGGCTGCGGAGATCCGCGATCAAGAGGCGAAGTTCGCTATCGCCGTGAAGAAGAACGACCGGCAGGCAGAGTTGCTATTGGCGAATTCCAAGGTCCGTGCGCAGGGGCTCCTCACTCAGTACGTCAAGTCGATCAATAACCTGACTCGCATGCAGACGGTCGTCGTTCGGTATCAGGAGATCTGCGGAGTAAAAATCGCCGATCTTCAGGACGACATTAAGACACGCGAGGAGCAGATGGCGCTGACGAAGGCTACTCGCGGCATCAGCGGAGCTATCTCTGGCATATTGCGTGGCCTCCCCGAGGCTGACATGTATGAGGAAGTCGGTGCCGTTATCGACACTCAATACGATCAGGCCTTGGGTGAGTTCGACAACATCCTCGATATGACGAAAGGTGCCATCAGTAATGCCGATCTCTCGGACGATGCAGCACTCGAAGCGGCGCTCTCGAAATACGAGTTATCCAGCGGGACGAAGCAGGTAGCCGCTCCAGCCCCAGCACCGCAGCAAAGTACCGACTATTCAGATTTGCTGAAGTAGTCACACTCGCCATCAATTTCAAGAAAAGGAAACCAGAACTGTGCATATCAAACCGTTACCAAAATTTCTCCTCCTTGCCGCTGTAGTCGGTGGCGTTCTGTTCGGCTATCGACATCTCGTTACCACCGGCACCATCCGTCGACCGAGCATTCTGAAAACCGTGATCCCGCTGAAGGCCGATGAGCTTTCAGCTTCGGTTCTCACTGCGGGCTCTGTCGCTGCAAAGCCTCTTCCATCCAGCTCGCCACTCCAGCCGTGTGCCGATGGAAACACCTCGAACTGCCTTCAGGGTTCCGTCCAGGAAGTCGAAACTTGGGCATGGAATGCCAACATGGCGCTCCACTACTCAGTTGGCGGCACCCAGACCACTAAGGGCTCTCTCGCAGCCGCTCACGGCGCGGCGGTCACTATTCGCCGCCAGGACGACACTGGCCAGATGCAGAGCGATCTGCTCGATTGTGCGCAACGTCTTCTCTCTGATCCGAACGCCTCATGTACGAAGTTCGTCACCATTATGGGGGATGGCGGCGCGCAGTTTTTTCGCGCCATCAATCCGAAGCTCGCAAAGGTTTGTCCGGATTGCATCGTCAAGACGATTGCGGTTCTGGGGTACAGTCGCGGGGAAGATGGATTCTGGGGTCCGGCTGCATGGAAAGCGAATCCCGAGAAGGCTAAGGGTGGCGTCGTAGTCGGCGTGCTGCGCGACGGTGATTGGAATATCGCGGAGAAATGGGCTGGCCAAAATGCAATCCCCAATAACCCAGACGACACGGTGTACGATCCCAACGCACTGAACTGGATCAATGCCGACGATTACGTAAAGGCGGCCAATGCATTCGCGAGTGGTACGGCCTGCATGGACGTACCTATCAAAGGCAAATTGACTGGCGGCAAGGGGCACTACTGCGCTGACGCGGTGGTCACGTGGACGCCTGGCGACGTTACTGTCGCAAAGAAATGCCAGGGTGGCGCAAAGTGCGAAGGCGCGGTTCCGATCATGACTACAGCACAGTCCGTGTTTCAAATGCCATGCATCCTTGTCGGCATCGACCGGTGGATGAAGTCTCATCGGACGGACGTGCAGAATATGATCGCGGCCTCGTTCGAAGCGGCTGATCAGGTTCGGAGTAACCCGGCTGCGCTACAGAAAGCTGCGGAGATCTCCGCAAAGATTTATAAGGAAGAATCGCCGGAGTACTGGCTTAAGTACTATCGCGGAGTCACTGAAAGCGACACGGCGGGAGTCCAGGTTCACCTCGGCGGTTCGTCCGTTGCGAATCTGGCGGATAACCTACAAGCCTTCGGGCTCTCGGGCGGACCATCCCTGTTTGCCGCGACGTACACTACGTTCGGCAAGATCGTGGTTCAACAGTACCCGCGCCTCGTACCGGACTTCCCGCCGGTATCTGAGATCCTCGATACCTCGTACGTGGCTGCTCTGCGTGGCTCTCTGCCGGAGAATAATGGGGAGCAGATCATCAAGGCCGATGCCTCCGTTGGCATCCGAACGGTCGAGGGCAAGAAGAACTACTCGATTCAGTTCGCGAGCGGACGTTCGGACATACTCCCACAGTCGTATGCGGATCTGGATCAGCTCGCATCAGACATCAGCCTGACGAACTACAAAGTGGCGCTAAATGGTTATACCGACAACGCACGCTGGCAGGGGATTAACGAACAATCTGCCGACCGTAACCAGCAGTTATCCGAGGCGCGGGCGAACTCGGTCAAAGACTATCTGGTGAATAAGGGTATCCGAAACGCCATCCGAGTGCACGGATACGGCGAGGACAATCCTGTGGCCGACAACGATACTCCTGCGGGCCGTGCTTTGAATCGGCGGGTGCAGGTGGTAGTCGGCGAATGAATCGCTTTGCTGGTGCTTTATCTGTCCTGCTTGTCATCCTCGGCATCTGGCTCTGCTATCTGGCGTTCGAGACCGTACGCTGGGCCGCGTGGACACTGCTGTCGCATATGGGTGGCATTGCCGCGCTGTTGGCGTGTGGGGTGGTTTTCTGGTTCTGGCGTGGACTAAGGAAGGACTAATGGAAAATCTTACCAGATCGCAGCGCGCCTCGGATACCATTACGGAGTTCTGCGGATCGTGGACGTTCATTATTGTCTTCAGTGGAATCACTATCGGCTGGATGGCACTCAATACGATCCTGATATTCTGGGGCCGCTTTGATCCATATCCGTTTATTCTCCTGAATCTGTTTCTGACCGTCATCAGTACTTTTCAATCGCCGCTCATCATGATGAGTCAAAATCGACAGGTGGAGCGCGACCGCTTGATTGTTCAGGGCCTGCACGCGAAGTTTGACGAGCAACGAGAAATGCTGGAGAGGCTATTGAAGCGATGACCCCTCGCGACCTCCTCGCTCCCAACCGCCCGCTCCACGCCCAATCCTTTGCGATCCTGACCGCTGCGTGGATCGCCCTGATGTTGATCCTGTGGTCATCTGCCGGTGCGCGGTACCTTCCAACGCCGCTCGACGTGCTTAAGTCGTTTCCCGGGCTCTGGAACGAGGACGGCCTCGGTGTGCAGATCTGGACTAGCTTTGAGTTGAACCTGGAGGCGGCATTCTGCACTTTCATCGCGTCCCTTCTGATCGCCTACGCGACCGTGCTGCCCGTATTTCGCCCACTAGCGATGCTGATCAGCTCGGGCCGGTATAACGGCATGATCGGATTGCCGCTGGTTTTTCTGTCGCTTCTGCACGATCCGCATTGGGTGAAGATCGCATTGCTTATGTTCGGAACCGGCGTCTTCGCGGTTCTATCCCTGGTTCGAATGATCGAAGCTATCCCGCAGGAACTATTTGACCATTCACGCACGCTCCGCATGTCGGAGTGGCGTGTGTTTTATGAGGTTGTCATCCTTGGACAGTTCGATCAAGTGCTTGACATCTTTCGCGGCACGCTCGCAATGTTGTGGATGTTGCTCCCGATGGTCGAGGGCTACTTTCGATTTGAGGGCGGCGTCGGCACTCTTATGCTGACCGAGGCCAAGCATTTAAACCTCGATTCGGTGTTCTGCATCATGTTTGTCGTACTGGCGATTGGCTTCGCGCAGGATTTAGTGCTCGGTGAGTTGCGGGTGATGATTTGCCCGTATGCGGAGTTGGGAGTCGAAAGGAAATGAATATGAAAACCAAGTTACTCATCTGCCGCTGCGGCGATTGCTCCCATTGGGAGGTCATTCACCGCGCCGACGATACTACCCTGAAGTGCGTCACCTGCGGCGTCGAATACACAGCGACGGTCACGATAGACCCGCACGAGGACCTGCATTACGTCGAGCACGAGGCATGATCGCTACGGCTACTCGCACCGACACCCTGCTCTCTATCGAGAACGTCTCGCTCTCTTATGGGCAGAACGTCGTGCTTCGCGATGTAAATGCTTCCATCAAAGACTTGGTGCGACCTGGGTGCGTGACGGGGCAGGTTGTTTCTATTCTCGGAAGATCCGGCTGCGGAAAGACATCCCTACTTCGGATTATCGCTGGTCTTCAGAAAGCGACAAGCGGATCGGTAACACTGGGGAAAGATCGTGCGCCAGCGAAAGCCGGTGATGTCGGCTTGGTGAGTCAGAATTACCTGCTCTATCGCAATAGAGACGTGCTGAGTAATCTCGTGATCGCGGCGCGTCAGTCCCGCGACAATCCGAACGCCAGGATAGCGACACAAAGGGCTATTGACCTTCTCGACGATTTCGGCTTGCTCGACAAGAAACACTTATATCCATCGCAATTATCAGGAGGCCAGAAACAGAGAGTATCCATCGCCCAGCAAATATTGGCCTGCGGTGAGATGCTTCTCTGGGACGAGCCGACCGCCGGACTGGACCCAATCGCCAAGAAGAAGGTGTGCGAACTGGTCGGTAAGGTAGCCAATCGAGATGAGCTTTCAAGTTGCCTGATCGTCACGCATGACATCCCGTCCGCCGTAACTGTCAGCGACACCTTATGGTTGATCGGCACGCCGCATGGAGAGACCGGCTCGCGGATCGTTCAGGAGTATGACTTGATCTCTATGGGGCTGGCTTTCCAGCCGGATATACAGCGCCTGCCCGAATTCACCGCCACCGTCCGCGAGCTTCAGGATCGCTTTGCGACCCTCTGAGGCCCACCTATGATCTCCCCACCAATCCAAGCCAGATAACAGCAGATACAAGCTACCGACATAGCCACGCCAATCGTCTCTGAGTGCGCCGAGGCCGACAGTAAGGTTAGTGCGTCCAGCAATAGATACCCGGCCAGCACGCGCCCATTCCAGTCCCTCCACCCGAGTACCAGGGAGAGTCCCAGAAAGACGCTACAGAGCCCGTATCCGACGTATGCGGTCTCCAGCCAGAATCCGGGCCAGCGGGGAGCGGCGGACAGTACTATTCCCGCCATGCCCGTCACCGCAGCGCACGCCACGTAGCCGGTCGTAGTCAGCCTGCGCCCAGCATCACACGTCAACAGGATATTGCCAACGCACAACAGCGCTCCTTTTGTCATCCACGCATCCGCATACCAGTGGCCTGGCGTCAGCATCAGAATGACGCTGCCCGCAACCGACAGTGCGAGGTACCACCGTAGTATCCGCCACCGCGTCAGGAGCGCAAGCGCCGCGCGGAGAGCGACATTGATGAACCAGGAAAGGTGGACGGGGCCCAGGCTAATTACCGGGACCGCCACCAGGGCCTGTGGGCGAAGGATCGTCATCTGGCTTTATGCCACCTTCTGGCTCTGGCTCCGGGTGGCATTTTGGGCATCTCCCGTCTTCGAGGAGCTGGCTATCGCATTCGTCACAGGTCATGGCTTTAGTTTACACCGCCGAAGCAGAGAACGCAGCCGTCCCATCGCCAGCGCCTTGAATCCCTCGATCAATCCCTTGGCCGACCAAACGGCGGCGGCAATTACAATTCCGACCTGTATGATTCGGTCCAATCGAACAAGCGATACCGCATTTTTCTTTATTGAGGGAGATTTATCGGTATTTGTTCTGTCAGCAGAACGGTAGTTTTTCAGTGGCGGCTAGCGACGGCAACTAGTCCCCATGCGCAGGTCGCGCCCGCCGATGAGGTGCCTTGAAGTGGTCTTCGAGATCATCGAAGCGTTGGTCGACTGCCGCGAACTGTTGATCCATGCGCTTATCGACTGCTGCAAACCGCGTGTCATCCTTGGTGTCATGCGCCGCCATCTTGGTGTCAAAATGAGAATTGACGCTGGTAGTAACGTCCTCGACAATACCTGGCCGAATCGAACGGACAGATTTCAGGAGCGAGCGGCCACCCCAAAGAGCGGCTGTCCAGACAATGCCTTCGACGGCTTTCCATCCTAAATCGGTAAGCACTTTCTGTTGATCCGGTGTTAACCATTGCATTTAGGTGGCCACTCCTGTGCGGACTGATTGTAATGCGTTCTGAACCGTACCGGAATGTGCCTCGGCATCGATCTCGGTGTAATAATTCGGATCGGTAGCATAGTGCGCGGCTACGCCTTTTATGAAGGCATCAAGGTCGTGATCCTGCTGATACTGTCCCCATGCTGATGCATAAACGCCTTGCTGAATCAGGCGCGCATGGTCGGAAAAGCAATCGGCTAGGTTATCGTATTTCTCGAAAGCCAGCGGCATTTCTTCCCACTGACCGTTCAGGTACTCATGGGTCAGAACGTATTGGACGCCAGAGCCGTGCGCATCGGCCTTAATGCCGAAGCAATTGTTATTTGGTGCGCGCGAGCCCCAAGCGCTTTCGAAAATTGCCTGAGCGAGTGTGAGCGTTGCGGGAATACCAGTTGCCTGCTCAGAGGCTATGGCTGCTGGGGCTGCAACGGTATTGAGCCACGCGAGTTGATCAGGGCTCGGCATTATCTATTGGACCGCTGCGGAGGTGACGTGCTCAGCATAATCGAAGCAAACCGTGTTTGCCGCCGCATCGCAGCCGCACTGCGTATTACCAGACGAGACTGAGATGTTTCCGCTCCCCCCGCCACCAATTCCACCCCACGCGCCCATCTGCCACGGCGGATCGCCGCAATATGGCGTAAACGGCAGAAGCCAAGGCACTGCATTCGGCCACGGATACATCGGGACTGTGACCGGCTGAATCTGCGGCGCAACCACTACGCAATCACAGAAACTCACATTTGGCGAGCAGCCGCGCCCGCACTTCGGGCAGATCCATCCTTGTCGTTCCATTTCCTGTAATTGTAACCAAAGCCACCTATTTACCGCAACTCGTGTAGACGCAAAAACGCCCCCACCAAATCCCGACGGCGTCTCTCGGAGGAGGTGGAGACACCAGATTCGATGGGGGCTGGGCCGATGTAGACTGGCTCGGAAAATTAAGCGGCGGGGGCTGGCGCGCTCGCGTTTGAAGCCGTCACTGCCAACTGAATAACCGTATTCAGTAATGAGGTGGCGGCTGCTGGTGCATGATTCTTCTGGAGTATCGCCGTTCCAAGATTGAGAGCGACGTTGCCAGCTGTTTGTCCATCCTGAATAGCCGTGATCGCCGGTAGTGCATATTTCGTCGCGACCGTATTCAGCTCGGTTAGTGTCTTATTCGGAGCGATGGTGTTGATGTCGGTGACAATCTCCATCGCAGCGGGAAGAAGGCCAGCGATTTCCTTTTCAACAGCCTCGGCCTTGGGACTCGTGAAGAAACCCTTAATGTCTGAAAATAAATTAGAGAACCAGCTCATTCGTTAAAACCTTTCTTTGTGATGCGCTCTTGCGCTTATCGATCACCAGTGTTGCATAATGAAAGCTGGGAGTAAATGGCAAAAATTAAAAAAGCAGGCCGTCCGAAGATTATCACCCCATGTGGCTGGTGTGGTAAGCATTTTGGCGTTGCGGATCTTCGTAAACACGGCCCGAAGTGTTCGAAGAGACCGCGTCTTTAGTTTGACGGCCAAGCTCTCCTCGCTACGTCTTTACAGGCGACTACTTCCCCGGTACGGTAGTAACCGTATTTTTCACATTGATTCCAAGTGGCCAGAAATGGGAGATGAGAGGCGCAGCGGCAGCGCCCAATACGGACTTAGCGCCCAGTTCCGCAAATGCTTCCCAGAATGTCGGCTTTCGGGGGTTCAGCATGTTGTGAACATCCATCGTCACGAGCGCCAGATTTCCCATCGTCTTATTGCCGTTATCGCTCATCAGGACGAGGTTTGCGGTAATCTTCTTCAGATCGGGATCAGCCAGTAGCGCATCTGCCGTCCCGATGGTCGTCTTGAGTTCTGTGACAGTGAGAGTCCCGGCATCGAGAAGCTTCGTCGCGGCGGCGGCGGTCGGGCGCAGATCGCCGACGAGTCCATCCAAGGAATCGGTCGCACCTTTTAATGAATCAAGATTCGCATTAAAGCGAGGAATCGTATCGCGGCTGACTTGCCCGATCACGCCATTCAGCGATGAGATAGCACCGTCGAGGTTCTGTATCGCAACGAACCCGGCGGTCGTTGCGTTGACTAGCTGCTGGGTAACCTGCGCGGTCTGCGGCTCTTCCGCCTTCGCAATCCGATTCGCGTCCTGAGCCGTCTGCTTCAGCGCGTTAGCGGCTGCTGTCGCATTCTGAAGGAGGTTTTTGGTCAGGAACAGGAGACCGTCATCACCGTTCTTGTGCTGGCCCTTAAGCGCCGTGTTCACCATAGTGAGAGTGGTATCGGCGTCCGCGCGGGCGATTCGCTCCGTCAGGGCGAACTCTACTCCGACCCAGATCAGGACGCCCAACGCTGCTGTGGTCAGAGCGATGTATATTTTGTGGTGGTCGGGGATGGTCATGGAATATTCAATGTGTCAACACGGTCCAGAACCGACGCCAGCCGCCAGCGTACAAACTGCGGGTAAAAATTCCACAATCGATGCCCCATATGTACTGGTGGTACCCAGCGTCCATCCGGTGGCGTAGACGGTACCACTAACGCCTGGCAGAACGTAGGCCGATAAATTAACAATCGTGCCGGAGATTTGCGCTGCTGACATCGCTGAGAATCCTCCAGTGGGGCCAGAATTGGCCGTCTGGAGCGCCCCGATCATTCCGATGATCGCCGTTCCGCTGCGGCTGGCCGTCACAGAGGGCGTTACGGGTCCGGTTCCGCTGCCTTTGCTTCCAGATGCTCCATCGAAGACAGTTCCCACTGAATTTATCCCAAACCATTCCGTTATAACAACAGCACTGGCTCCGGATGCGGGCGTAACGGTCACAGATGTACAGCCCGCAGAAACGTGCTGTGCGTAGTAAATCCAGGCCCCGCGATTGCCGCCTGAGGCTATCGCCTCAGTCCATGTTCCGCATCCAGAGATGCTTGACAATGCGGTGACCACCGAAACCGCAATCGTAGCAACCAGCGTATCGTTGGCATTCGTGGCCGTAATAGTGACCGCATTAGCCCCAGACGCCACCGCTCTTGCGCCACCATTAAACGGACCAAGGATGGCCGCATGACACGACAAACTGAAAATTAAAATTGCGACAAATCTCATTTTCCCTGACTGGCCTACTGATAGAGTATCGTCACCGGCATAGCCGAAGAACAGCCAGTCCCCCCTGTGGCGGTAGTGGCTTCTCCAGTGCTTATCGCGGTGCTCAGATTGAAGCTCGCGATTGAGCCGGGCGCAAACACGAACGTTCCTCCCGCCAGAACTCCAATCGGGTGGAGGGCATTCGTTCCGAGAACGGCTGAGGCGGAATTATAGAACTGTAGAAAGCAAGTAGCCGTATTCGGATTGTAGCCGTAAAATCCATATACGTTTCCCGCGCTGCCCTTTACGTTTGTGGCTGCTGTTGCGGCTACGTCTGTCGCAGTGAAGGCATACGTGCTGCCTGCCTGTGGCGTCGGGTTGAACGTTCCACTCACTGCTACCGCCGTACCGCTCGAAACCCCCTGGATGCTGACTACATTCGCGGACGGAGTTCCTGCTGTGCCAACGGCGGACCCGGCAATGGTGTTCGCGTCTTCGGCAACGGTTACGCGCTGCGATCCGGTTCCGGTAGCACCTGTTCCCGTCAGGACAGTGACCGCGTTAACCTGCGCCAGATTAGTGAGCCACGCCGCTGCGTTTCCAGCCTGCGGCCCCTGAGAGACTGGCTGCTGTGCGATGACAATCACCGCCAGAGACAGCACGCATACGGTTATTTTGACGATGTTCCGACTTTTACTGGTCATGATGTTTTTTCTCCGCGCGATGCAACCTTATGCGAACAGCCCAGTTTTTTATCGACCTGAAGTGACGGCTCGATGCTTCGATTGAACCTGGGATAAGAAGGACGACGCCTATAATTAATTCGATCTCAATGCGGCTCGGGACGCTCATGACAATTCCACCACTCCCACAAGACCGCCAGATGCACTACTGATCGCCTGAACCGCTCCCGTCCATATTAAACCTGGTGGCCCACACCATGGCTGGCTCGATGCGTCGTTATTTACTCCACAGGCAGGAAGAGCCATTGTGTAATTATTTTGATCCGGCACCCCGGAGCCAAGGAGAAGCTTCACTACGGTAGTTCCCTGATTTTGAATGATAAATCCTTTTCTGTTGGCATTTGCAGGCAAGAGGGTGATTGCGGATGTACCGACTGTCTTCTGCGATGGGCTCGTTGCCGTATCGCTGGTTGCCTCAGTAACCTCTACCTGAAGAGTACCGGATACCACTACAGAAGCACCGCCATCGGATAGCGGTAAGCCATAAACGTATCCCGATGGGTCCACTCCAGCTACTGCCGGTCTGGATATTGGAGTGAGAGTGCTGGCCATTAACTATGGAGTCTTCGGGTAATTTTCGTTGAGCCAATCCCTTAGCTTACCGGCCAATTCTGGCGTCATCCACACCCGCGAGCAGGCGTGGCCTTCTGGATTATTCAATTGGAGGTACAGGACTTCTGTTTCGCCTTTAGCGACATCAAGGCCGAGTTCCAGTTCTATGAAGTTGGGGTCCATTACTGAGTCGCCCCCAGTTCCGCAGCGAAGCGCGACCTGATGGCGGGATCTACCGCCTGAAATGCCAGTTGGGTTTCGGGGTTGCTCCATATTTCGCCGACGGTAGCGAACATCGCCCGATAAAACCAGTCAAGCAGGGGAAAGTCTGGCGCGCCATGCTCCTGAACTGAACGGAGCGCGGCGATATAACGGCCTACCGATCCGGGCTGATCGGTGTCGATCTTTTTCATTGCTGCGATAATCGCGTTGGCGTCTTCTTTTGAGATGCCCTTGTCTTTCATCGCTTCGATTAGTTCGGTCATATAGCCCCTGTCGATGGCATCCTGAGTGCTATTGTATACAACCAATGTCCCGTATCATCGCATCGCCAGTCTGGAAATTGCGCTTCAGGCACCACGATAACGGGTCCGACTGGCTTACGCGGTCCATCGGAGTCTGGAGTGTGTCCCATCACAGTGATGAGTCCGCCGGGAAATGCGGGTCCGATGGTTGTATACGTCCGAGAGCACCTGAGGCCGTTATTGATTGGAAATACCCCAACTGTCGCTTCTGGTGGCCTTTGAGCGCACCCGAGAGTGACTGCGGCGGCAAATATACACATCACATTCATGCAGTTATTCAAAGTCATCACGATCTACTTGATCGCGGCTGCGATGGCCGCTTTTGCCTCGTCGGAGTTTGGCCAACCGATGACAGCGGTCATCTGTGGAGTTGGAAACTGAAGGCAGATTTGAGCGAACAGACCATTGGGAGCTTTCAGGCTCGCGAGGAACAGATCCTCCTTCGTATTGTTCGCCCATCGTAAGACGAACATCTGAGTACCATCCGAGCGCACAATCGGAGTCGTTGAATAGGCATTTAGTCGCGCGCCTTCAATCATGGTCCAGACTTCAGCAGTCAACTGGATCGTGATCGTCTCGGCGGAGTTTTGCAGCACCGGGACGGGCGAGGCATTCGGCCTAATCCACTGAGCGGCGAACCGGATGGAGGTTTTCCCGTCGGACTCTTTTGCCGGGGCGAAGGCCTGAGTGAGTTGCGCCGAATGGTCTGCGCTTCCGTCGTTCGACCTAAGGCGGAAGTTTTCAAGCACAGCGGACATCTGCGCCGTGATCGGGACCGCGATAGAACCAGCGACCTGCGGCGTTGGAGTCTGAACGACGAGCCCGCTGCGGTTTTTATTTATCGCGTCCTTTAACGCTTGAGGGCTTTGCGGTTGCTGAGCAAACAGCGAACCAGTAATAAGAATTACGGCAAATAGACGCATTTGAAAACTCCTGATGTGTTGACCCAAACGAGAGAACCACCACCACTGCCTTTGCAGGTCGAGTTGCTTACCACGTTAGCCGTCACGGTCGTAACTTGACAATCAGAGCAATAAAACACCGAACCCGCACCGGGTGCGGTCGTCGTCCATTGCGCGAGATTCTGCGGACCCTGTGTGATCCACCCGGCGATGTACGCTTGGTATACGTCTTCGAGGTCAAGACTTCGGATTGTGCTCGGACAGATCAGTGCGGCGCACTGCGTTCCTACACCGTTTTCATAGATGGCCGCGACCGGACCTGTGCTGGACCCGGTTCCGTTGATATACAGGCCATATGTATGAGCGCCGCCGTCTTCGCCGATGATTTGCTGCCCGCTGATCGCGGCAACGTCACCAGTCAAAGGGAAGCCTGCATCTCCGCCATCGACCAGCGCGAACACAGCGGCGGTCCCCCCTGTGGCACTTGGGAAAGTCCCTATTACGCTTGTACCATCCCCCCATACCAAATGCGCTCGAACGGCTTCCTGCCCATTTATTACGGCAGTTGTGGATGTGTTGTATGAATCAACCTGAATTCCGTATTCCTGCCCGCAGTTCGAGACGCACGGAACAGAAGTGGTGGAGCTGAAGATGCTTTGGAATAACCCTGCTGGAGAGCCATCCGAACCACCGCCCGCCGTAATGGCAATAGTACCCTGAATGGCTGATCGAGTATCAGGCCCGGTGATCTGGTCAAGGTATTGCATTGACGTAATCTGATTTGTCCACAAGGAAGGAAAGTAGCCACCTGCCATCGTACTTACCATGTTCTGCTGGCAGCAATTATCGAAGTTCCCGGCACAATTCGTATCCGTGAAACTTGCACCTGGCGTGACTCTAATTACCAGAACTCCAGCAGTGCATCCTGTAGGAACAGGAGAGAACAGATCAATAGAGATTTCCCAACCCACGATACCTGATCCGGCAGGAGCAAGCGGCGTCGTGATGACGTTGTTGACATTGGTGTGGTCTACAGCCGTCACCTTGCAGGATGCACAAGTCGTAGAACTAGCAGCAGTCTCTCCCATCGGACATGAATAACTCTGTCCGAGACTACTGAGCATACACGTAGCAACTGAACTATCTGGTGTGTTCGGGAAATTATCACGGAACCCGTTCAGGACATAAACCAGCGTTCCATCCGTACCTGTGCCGCCATGCTTGACCACAGTCGGAGGAGGCGCAATTACGTCCCCCACAGAGACAGACGGAGTAACGAGGCCACCCCCACTACTCGCACTTCCCGGCGGCGTCGTGACTACCTGAGCAAAACCAGCAGATGCGAGAAGGGCGACGGTGAATATTTTTTTCAGTTCCATGAGAATGAGACACCTTGACCTGGAGTCAGAGAATCCATCCAGATAGAATTTAATGGCCAAATGGCGGCATTGCCGCCGGGATTGCAGGCAAAGCGGTCGCCATGCCGCCCCGCAGTGGCGGATGGGTCCAGGGGCGTCCCAAGTTGATTTGCTGCCGAGACCCCGTTCGTATAACCCAACCAGACCACATCCGTATTGGATGCAAGGGGAGTAATGGAGCAGACCCCGCTCTTCGGCGGATTGCAACTTGCACAGAGTTGAACTGGTGTTCCGGGTGTCGTGACCGTCACTTTTCCCTGACCACCTGGGAAAATCGGGACAACAAGGAGAATCGCTAGAACGAAAAGGCGCTTCAGCATACCTGAATTGTATAAGATGTTTGCCCTGAACACTTTACCGTAAACATGACATCTGGAGTATTTTTATTGCCATACGCTGTGGCATAATGTCGAGCAAGAGTGCCAACCCGTGCTGAGACGACCGCCGAAGCAGCAATCAAAACGTGGATCGCCCGAAATCGCGGTGCAATTTCCCGAACTGCCATGGAGGAGGGCGTGAGTCCTACGACAGTTCATCTCGTAGCCTTCAATAAACGTGCCTCGCGCGATCTGCGGATCGAGCGGGCGTTGAAGGTGTTGGGGTGTCCACTCATTCAGAAGATAGGCTAAGACCACGTCTGCGATATTTTTTCTTGGTTTGACTTTTAACCGTAAAGAACGATACCATCCGATTTCGTGGCAAGAACTCCATTCCGAAAACACAGCAACCCTATACTTTTTGTTTCAGATCGAGCTGAGGATCTATCTGGTTTAGCGCGTTGCGCCCGCGATATTGCATCGCTCGCCGCCACGTTACCAGAGTTTAGGGTCGGCTATTTAGGTCGTGGCGGAATCGGAAAGAAAGCATTTCCGTGGACCTCGTACAGTTATCCCGAGAACGCGGGCTGGGGTCAGGGCCACATCGAAGAAGTGATCCGCGATTTCTTCGGCGAAGAGCGCGGCATTATTTTTTCGAATTGGGATCTCTCGCGACTGGGATGGATGTTCGGTCCGCAATACGCGAGTGAGCGACAGCGAGTCCTGTTTGGCGAAGGGCGTAATTTTGAACTGTGGGGATATCCGCCGGTCGACTCAACCGGCCCGGATGGCCACCGACTCGGTGTCGAGCAACTCCAAATCGCGAACGGTCCTGACCGCATCCTCGCTCCCTCGGAATGGGGCATGAATGTCCTTAAGAATGGCGGTCGGATGGATGCGGATTACATGCCGCACGGGCTATTTCTCGACCGCTTTAAGGTGCACCCCGATCCCCGCCCACTGCTTGGCTGGAAAGCGGAAGATATTTTTGTCGGCATATGCATGACTAACCAGGCCCGTAAGGACTGGCCAGTTGCGTTCGAGTGCCTCGCGGTTCTCAAGCAGGAGTTCGGTAACCGCCTGAAGGCATGGTTACACGTTGATCGTTTAATCCATTACTTCAATCTCTACGCCCTCGCCACCGATTATGGCGTAGCCGACTGCCTTCAGATCACCACCGAACTTAACGACGATCAACTTGCATTGAGGTATTCAGCCTGCGATTGTACGCTCGTGGCCAGCGGTGGCGAAGGATTTTGCTATCCGTGCGCTGAGTCCATGGCCTGCGGAACCGCCTGCGTGGTCGCTAATTATGCCGCCGCCCAGGAACTCGTGCCCGAAGACTGCCGCGTACATCCCGTAACGTACCGCGTCGATACGCAGTTTAATTGTCGGCGAGCGGTGCTGTCCGGGTATTCATTTGCGAATGCCGTCAAGGAGCAGATCGAAAAGAAACGGGTCGATCCTGAGGGGCGGTCGGAGGAGTTGGCGGAGATGGTGGCTCATCTTTCCTGGGATAAGCTGAAGGTGCCATGGACGAAGTGGCTTCTGGCTGGGTTACGTCAGTGACTATCACTTCCTTTGCGAGGCGTCTCGGTGTCGCCGTAGCGGCGCTTCAGGTCGCCTCCCGACGGATAATCGGGAGATCTTCAGATAGCGACCCGGTGATATCGATCTCGATTTCTGGTGAAGAATGGAAGGTCGTCAATCACGGCAGATCTGTTGCCTATGACGTTCAGATTTCATCAATGACGTATGCTGGTCTGTCGGCGACTTTTCCGCTGATCCCGTGCCTCTCTAACATCGCTCGCCTCATTCCTCTCGTAACGGCAGATCGCGACGCATTTAAAATATCCAGAGGTCCGCTTTCTCGTAACAAGAACGACGTTAGGGAAATCCTGCTGAGAAAGTGGAGCGACCGAAATGGCTTCATCGACGATCCGCCGCGCGAAGAAATCATGACCATCGCCATCAGGTACCGAAATGTCGATGGATGGTGGTTTACTACCACCGCCGATCTTTCGCTTACGATTGTTTCTCGTGAATTGTCAATACGGAATATCAGAAATGCTGATCAGCCTGAATATAGGGAGGCTTAACGTGAAGGATTACGATATCGTGATTAGCGGGCGGCGCGCCGTTGAAGAAATAATCCAGGTAATGGACGTAGACAGCGCCGACACCGCTATCGCCAAGGCCGAAATGCTTCTGGCCAAGAAGCTCGGCTGCGAAGTTTCCGAGTTGATCGACGTGCAGGTGGAGCGTTGCATTTACATCGATCCCGGCGAAGAAGCCGACTACAAGAACATGGGTGAGCAGAAGACGCTGCGGGACATCATCGGGACGTAAATGAAGGCCTTTTTGAAATACCTCGTCTGCGCCATCCTCGGCCATCGGGAACTGTTCGCGCAGTCTTCGAAGCAGCGGTATTACTGTGGCTGTTGTGAGCGGTGGATTCCGAAATGACCGTTTTTTGTGAGCCACTGCTCGATCAGTCGTCAACCAAACGCACGTGCGCGAAGTGTGGTGCGACTTGGGAGGATGGGACGCCGGTGCCAGCGTGCTCGGTGATGGCGGCAACCGAAGTTAAGCGCTGCTTTCCGAAATTCGGCGGTCCGTTCGATATGGACACTAATCCGCCATCAGATAAGAAATACGAGATCTGTGAAAGGTGCGGAAATTCCTGGCCACACAATACCCTACCTCCATTGTGCCCCCGAGATGGGGCAATGGGCGTAGTGCTCCCAGTGGCCGTGATGTCAGGAGCCCACGGCATAGCCTCGGACGGACATTCAATTACTGAACACTTTGAAGTTTCTCGTCAGGTTCTTCTTGATCCTGTCGTCCGCGATCTGGCTCCGAATGAACCCTTCTTCATCCTTCGCGGTTCGGACCTGCTCGCCGATTACCTTGTTGAGCTTTGGGCTCGCAACGCCGAGACACATGGTTGCAATCCTAAGCTCGTACAGGCAGCACGCGAGAAGGCACGAGAGATGAGGGCGTTCGGGCCGAGAAAGTATCCTGTATGAACGAGAACGACCCGCTGGCTATTGATCCATGCCCGCACGACCAGCATTCGCCAGCTATTGTGCATCGTGGCGGCAGCATACCAGCCTCCGTGTTGAATACGTGCGGCATTTGTGGGAATTACATCGTTCGCGTCGATGGGATGGTGTGGGTGGCCGTCTGTGAGCGTGAGTCGGAGAGGGTGAGGGCGGCGTATAGATGATCCCCATCTCTCCGGTCCTGTGCGAAGAATTCGTTCCGCTTGAGATCGTGTATGGCAAAGATCAGCCCGAATACATCTCATTACCAGTTCTGCGTAACAGTACTGGCGTGGTTCTTTCCCGCTGGCAGTTAACCCCCGAAGAGCGCAAGGCCGTCGCTGAGGGCGCGGATGTCCTCCTGAGCATCTGGACTTTTAATCAACAACTCCAGCCTCTGCGCGTGGAGATCGGCGAGTGTGACCGCAGCATACTCGATATCGCCCAACACATGGGGCTCGTCGAATGATTTATCGCAAAACACTCCATTCCACCGCTGGGATGTCGCAGTGGTACGACGCCAAGTACAAAGAGATGGGCGGCTGCTGGCAAACTCCTGTTGAAGAGCTTGACAGGCACATATCCGACTTTGGCGGAGTCGCTGGACTCAGCGTGCTCGATGTCGGATGCGGTGATGGATCATTTGTCAGACGGCTTACGGAGCATGGTGCAATAGCGTGTGGCGTAGAGATTTCTGATGAAGCTATTAAGAGGAGCATAAATCCAAAGCGTCTGATCAGACACGATATCTGTGCTGGCGTGGTTGCTGTTCTCGACGACTCAACGCCGCGAATGTCTCTTCCTTTCGACCGCATCATCTCTCTCGGCTCCCTGGAGCATGTTATCGATATCGATGCCGCGCTCGATAACATCCGACTCAGCCTAGCGCCAGAGGGTCGCTTTTATTTTCTGATTCCGAACGAACTCTGGAAGCATAACGATCAGCCAAATGAGCGCACGGCAACCGACGCGGAATGGACTTCGTTATTCAAAAAGCACGGCCTTATTGTAGAGTCGGCGAAGCGGTGGAATGACAGTACGGCGTTTCAAGGCGGCATATACAGAGCATTGACATGTGAAATAGCCAGCGTCCTGTGCGGCGGCACCGGCCCCAAGCTGACCTTTAATTTCCATGGCCTCGCCGATGACTTCAGTGTAGACACAAAGACAGAGCGCGTCTGTTTTATCGATCCTTCTATCGGCTCAGGGATGGGGAATATTAAGTGCCGTTGGTATGACAACCGCACGAATCTGGTGACGCCCTGCGCGGCTTATCAGGCGCTGCTCGATGCGACCGAGGCTGATGTCTTGGTGTACGTTCATGACGATGTGGATATCTACGATCCCAACTGGCTGACCCGCGTTATGAATATTTTTGAAACAAATCCGAAGTGCGTGGCTGTTGGCCTTGGAGGTGCCACGTCACTCGGCAGGCCTTCACTGTATAAGCGTCGCTACCGGATTGAGGATATGGCGAGAGGTGGCTATGCGTCTAATCAACGGGACTGGAATATACACGGTGAGCTACTTGTCGATAATCACCGCGTCGCTGTCCTCGATGCTTTCTTCATGGCCGTTCGTGCAGATTTTATTCTTTCTATCGGTGGCTGGCCTGTCGATCATCTATCTCACCATTGCCTCGATTTATGGCTGGCGTGTCAAGCAGCGAGACACGAAAAAGAAGTCTGGGTCGCTGGGATAGAATGCGCGCACTTCGGAGGTGGGTCGAGTACTAAGCCAACGTACCGCTCGGCTGATTGGCTTCAGGGTGGTTGCATGGAGGAAGACCATCGACGCCCGCACCGCTACTTACACCAGGAATTTATCGATTGCCTCCCGATTACGGTGGCCCCATGACCTTAGCTATCGCCCTTGAAAACGGCTCCGACTTTTACGGTCCACTTTTTAATGCTCTCGACGCCCATACGGCGAAAAGTGGCAATTGGAGCATTGAGAAGAATCCCCAGCGATTGGCTTACCAAAGCGTGCGCGACGAAGACGAGCACGCGCAGTATAGCTGGCTTAATAAAGAACATATGGACTCGGCTTACGAGGCTAACTCCATGGTTGTCCTTCGCTGGTACAAAGACACACCAGTCGGCTCATATGCAATCGCGGCGCTGGATATGTGGTGGCTGGCGAAGACTCTCGTCGAGAAGTTTCCGGAGATCTTCGCATGACCTGGATCAAAGCCATGTCCTCCGGCCAGCCCAGTTCTCATATCGCAGAGTTCGCACATTCAGAAGGTCGTTTATACGTGAGATTCCAGCGCGGCGATGTGCATTCCTACCCGGCTCCAGATACCGTATTCAATGCCATGCGCGCGGCCCCGAGCGCGGGAGTTTTCTTCAATTCATTTATTAAGAGGCGGCGGTCGACGAGACATGAGGATATGGAGAAGCCGAAAGAAGTAAAGAAGAAATGACAAACATAGTGATTATCGGTCGCGGGAGGCGCGCGCTTGTTCAGCAGACCATCGACTCTCTCTATGCCAATACCGATCAGGAACAATTCAATTGCGTCTTCGTCGCTGACATGGAGGAAGACTTTCGCATTCTTCGCTGCCTGCGCGGCATCACCAGAAAAAACTTTTCTCTCCTCGAAGTCACATCTGGTAGCTCCCATGTCCTGTCACAATTAAAGAACCTCGGCGCATACTGGAGCGAACAGCGCTGGGGCCGTGGCGACTGGCTTTATTTTTCGGATAATGATGTCTGGTTTTCTCCTGGCTGGATGGATAAGTTAACAAATGCCGCTGAGCTTACCGAACAGGACGGATTCCGATTATGGGGTGGACAAATCCACCCATTTCATCAGCCACTCGTTGGGCCACAGGGATCTCCCCTCTCATGGGGAGAGGTGGACGCGGCGAATGGAAATAACGTCAGGCGCAACGCGACGCTCACTGAACACGCCATCCTTGACGGCCCCTCGTGGCTGATGCGGTGGAACACATGGGATACCTACGGTCCACTCCAAAGAACGACCGCGCCCGGAGTGTGTCAGTCTGAGGAAACGCCATTTTGTAGATTACTTACCGCTCCAGTATCGATGACGAGAGAGCAGTGCCGTGAATCTGAATTGCGCGGCACTACTATCCTCGGGGGATGCCGTATCGGGGTAATCCATCCTCACGTGGTTGTTCACACCGGCCTCTCCCAGTCTGACGGCAGGCCAACTCCCGGCGCAGCCGAACGCCGCGCCCTAATACCGCCAGGAGTCTTAGCCGAGTGACATTAGAATCCTTCATCTCCGACGCCCTGTCTGACTCCCCCACGATAATCGACTGCGGAGCAAACGAAGGCCAGTGGGTCTCAAGAATCAAGCCCTACCTCAAAGGCACACCGAGTATCACATCTATCGAGATGCTGCGATCAGAGGCCGAGAAGTGCCGCCAGAATCATCCAGACATCATGGTCCTCAACTATGCGGTTGGGGCTGGCAGCTACAATGCCATCGCGCGGAGGCACGGCTTCTCCCAAAGTTCCTCTATCCTCGTCATGACCGAGATTCACGATCAGGTATGGGGTAGCAGCACGCATGATCCGACAGGCTTCGAGACCGTGGAGATGAAGACCCTCGATGCTCTATTTCCAAGCGTCACCGTAGATCTCCTGAAGCTCGATCTTCAGGGTTACGAGATGGAGGCATTAAAGGGTGCCGTTAATCTGCTCGCGAGAATCTCCCATGTAATCTCAGAAGTGGCGTGGTTCGAGTTGTACGAGGGACAGCCGCTATTCGCCGACATCGATAAATTTCTTCAGGATGCAGGGTTTCATTTCGTTGAAGACTTTGACGTGAAAATGCACTGGAACGACAAGGCGGCGGGGGATGGCATATGGAGCAAGGCATGACGCCGGAATTTTCTATTCTTCACCCTACAATCCGCCTCCCGGATGGCTGGCGAGCGGCGCACGACGCTTGGTATGCGACCGCCAGCGATCCGGCGTCGATTGAGTACCTGCTGATCGTGGATGGAGATACCCTGTTAGCGCAAACAGACGGCGTCCGTCTCATAATCAACCACGGCCCCCATTCTTACGTCTCTGCCATGAATACCGGTGCCCACTCCGCTACCGGCAGATGGCTCATCTCCGCAGCCGATGATTGGTTCCCTGCTCCCGGCTGGGACTTGGAGCTTCGTCGCCTGGTGCCCGATCCGCTCACTACGCAGGCGCTGGTAAATGTCGTCAACGGCCACCATAACCATTCGATATATCCGATCCTGACGCGGGCCTATTACGAACGGCCCGGTCGTGGTGGGCATCCGAACGGGGAGATGTTCCATCCGGACTATATGTCGATGGGCTCGGACGACGATATCAGCCGTGTGGCACGGCAGGATGGCGTGTGGATCGACAGCCCAATGGTTTTCGAGCATGAGCATCCGTGGCGCGGACAGCCGCAGCATGACACGCATGGGGCGTACGCTCACGTCCAAAGCAATGAGGCTTTTGAGATCGGACGCGCGGTGCAGGAGCGGCGAATTAAGGAGGGGTGGATCAGGTGATATTCGAAGACGTAATGACTCTTACCCGCACCATCGACTCGCCGTTAATTTTCAGCGACGAAGAGGCCCAGGCATACTACGATCTGTTGACTACGGTCCCCGATGGCTCTACGGTCCTGGAGATTGGCCTTCAGTACGGACGTTCCTCTTCGGTCGCGCTCCAGGTAGCCCGTAACCGCTCGCTCACCTATTACGGCATTGACCCTTTCACTGAGACTCCGCAAGCGGAGGTAGAGTGGCTGAATCTGAGAGACCAGATCAACTACCCAGTCTGGCTGTTGAAATATCGTTCAGACGAGGTGCGTAATTGGCCGCCCTCCGTGGCACTCGCTCTGATCGACGGCGACCATACGACCGAGGGCGTGACTACAGATTGCAAGCTGGTGATGCCGCTTATTGCATCGAGTGGATATATCTGTTTGCATGATTACGACCGTTCCCATTTGCCTGGGGTGAAGTGGGGAGCGGAGGCGACGCTGGGGCAGTCAGCAGAGTGGAAATTGGAGCGAGTCACTGGGACGCTCGCGATCTGGAGGAAGGCGTGATGTTCTCCTACGGGCCGATGAACGACGCACCACAGGAGCCATGCTGCGCGTGCAACGAGTACACTCGTAACCACTTGGAAACTCCGCATCATAGTTACTATTTATGCCAGACGTGCATGGATAATCTGTCTGTCGGCGGAGAAGTGGGGCGCACCGAATGACTCCTTCCCAATCCAACCGCCGCTACGAAGCTATCCGACTCGCCATTGTGTCGTGCCAGTGCGACCCACTCACGTCGATTAAATTCTCCATGTTTCTTCACTCTGCGAAAGTGTTCGGTCACACGGAAATTCACTGGTACAAGGGCACAGAGAGCGGAGTCGTATACTCAGACTTCGCTGACGCTAAAGTAAATCGCCTCCTGCCGGTGCTGGAACGCCTCCGCTCGGAAGGCTACACGCACGTACTCTACACCGACAGCACTGATGCCTTCTTCGTCGGAACTAAAGAGAAGATCCTCCGCTCTTACCAGAAGATGGAGTTTCCGCCGGTGCTGTTCAGTCGAGAACGCGGGTGTTATCCACATCATCACCTCGGGGATAAGATTCCGGAGCATTTGAGGTTTCCGAATACAGGTCAGTACATGGGTCAGATCGATGCTTTAATTACTATGTGGACGGCTGTGCGGGAGAGGTACGGGAAAGAGCCGGACAACGAACAGGGCTGGCTCCAGAAGGCTTGCGCTGATGGCGTGAATATTGTGCTCGATACCAAGAGTCAGATTTTCAGAGCGGATGCAAGTGACTACAATCCGAAGCACTGGAGTACCTGCTTAGTCCATCAGCAAGGGGGCTACAGTTCGCCAGAGCGTGGTAAGTACGACGACATGCTCCCTTTGTTTTTGCGGGTTTTTGAGAAGGAGCCGACGTGTCCATCCGCTTGAATGTTGGATCGGGGCAGAGGCCGTTCGGATTACCCAGACCAATTCCAAACCACAATGACGCGTGTTTAGTGTGCGGAAATTCAGCGGAAACGCACTGCGTGGATGCCCTTACTCACGAGCGCCTGCCAGTCGGTGGATTCGTCCACAAGTTTATTCCCATCGGCGGCTGGTGTAATATCGACATCAGCCCAAAATTCTCTCCTGACATAGTAGCTGATTGCGAGAAGATGCCGATGTTCGCTGATAGATCGGCTGAACTCATCGTGTCCCACCATAATGTTGAGCACTACGGATGCGGAGAGGCTGCTTCGATGGTCGGTGAATGCTTGAGAATATTGGAACCAGGTGGATCGCTTATCGTCTGCGTGCCCGACATGCGAGCCCTCGCGCAGGCGTGGATCGAAGGACGGATGGATACGCAATTGTGTATGACCAATTTTTTCGGCGCTTACGTTGACAACGAGGCAGACCGCCACCGCTGGGGGTTCGACGCTCGGTCCTTAAAGGAATTTCTTATGGGATGTGGATTTAAAAAAGTGATTCCGTTTGACTGGAGATCGATAGCTGGGGCCGACATTGCGCGAGCATGGTGGGTACTCGGCGCGGAGGCAATTAAGTGAACATTGCGCGCCTAGTAGCCCATGACTTTAAAGCCGAAGCACTGCGTTCTTCTGGAGTTTTTGCAGCTTGAGCTTTTCTGCTCATCTCGCGTCGCTGCTCCAGAGTAAAGGATGCGCGTCTTTTTTTAGCAATCTCAGATCTTCTTTCCGGGGGTATAGAAGCGTTCATTTTCCTAGCCCATTCACTTCTTTCCTCAGGAGTTCTATTGGCTTGTATCTTTCTGGCGCGGGCGCTCCTTTCTTCTGGACTCAGTTGCGCTTCGTATTTCGCCTTAGCTTCTCGTCTTTTTTGACGTGTTTCTTCGCTTGCGATAAGAGGCCTCGATTGCAGCAGCTTTCCGATAATATAATCCCTTTTCTCCTGAGGGTATTCCTCCCATGCTTTCTTTGCAGACTCGATCAATTCTTCTTTAGTAAAGTGACTTCTGGCGTAAGCGCAGCGAGCGTTTCTTTCCTCAGGGGACAGGGACATCATTTGATTTTTGGCAAACTCCGCCTGCTTAGCGCGTCTCTCTGGGGTCATTCTTTGCTTCATCAGTTCGGACTGTCTTGCTCTCTGTTCCGGACTCATCCTCCTGCCGGGGCACCCATCTCCGCCGTCGGTAGTGTTTGTAAGCCTAGAGCCAGCCTGATCCCTGAAGTGCTTAATCCACTTCTTTTCTGCCTTTTTCCATTCGTCACCTTCCCCCGAATCGATCTTTTCAATGGTTGGCTGTGTCTCCTTTCCAAGCAGGTACGAAATCCACCTCTGACAATGGGATGCGTTCGGATGTGCACGGGCATGCCTGATGTGATTCTGAAGCCTAAGCTTAATACCAATGGACGTCCATCCTACATAGCGGACGTCACCAGACAGCGGACATCTAAGCACGTATACGATCCATTTCATCTCCCTCGTCTCCGTTGGCACACTGGAAGGTGTACTCTTAACTCTCTAGACCCAAGTTTCAACCTGCAAAATGGACACGGAGTAAGGACCTTTTTTCTGCCTGCTCCGGGAGATCTTTTTACCATATTACAATTGTGACACAAATAAAGGAAACAAGGCAAATGAGTGAAACCCTGATAGTCATTGTGGCCCGACAGGGAATTGCGCTAACAAAGCAGACTGTGAATAGCGCCTTAAAGCAACACCCGCCGTGCGATGTTCTTCTGGTGTCAAATCACTGCACCGATGGGACTGACGCGTGGGCCTCTACTAAAAATATCGCGCGAATTACGTTCCAGAAACAAGTATCATTATCCGCTTGCTGGAATGCCGCGCTGCGTGCCGCATGGCGAATGAAGTATAAGGCAGTTATTTTATCCAACAACGACGTCCTCTACCGAAGCGATTTTTCTGATTTACTTTTTAAGCACGGCACTGAGTTTGTGAGCTGCGTTTCCGTGGCAAGTGAAGAGCAACTCGGAATTCCCGGCGACCGTACCGTGGAGGATCTGCGTAAGTCCGAGCGTGACCACCCCGATTTCTCGAATTTTTTGATACGAAAATCTGTCACCGATAAGGTGGGATTTTTCAATGAAGATTACTATCCCGGCTATGCTGAGGATTCAGAATTTCATGTTCGGGCATGGCGTGCTGGGGTCCGTCTGCTCTGTGTAGATCTTCCGTTCGTTCACTTTGGCGCATCCACCCTGAAGCAGGCGAGCGACCGAGAGGCCGTGGTCATCCGAAGAGGAGCCGAAAAGAACCGCCTCAGATTTAAGGCGAAGTACGGCTGTCTACCGGGGACGCCTGAGTACGAGAAATTATTTTCGCCGGATCAGTTCGGCATCGACAACCGCCGCATCCAGTGCGTCGCCTGCGGTTCGCGCGATCATGTCACGTCGCTGTGCCCGATCAACAATGCCGCGATGGCCGGATCGACGAAGCCGTGCTTGGATTGCGCGAAGATCGCCAAGAACTTCGCGTGGCCTCAGTGGGGCAATGGCGTCCACCTCCAAGGCTGTTCTAGCGCCCCGCGCCCAGCACTCTGAGCGCATCTTCTACCTGCCGCGCGCCCTCTTCAGCCGGGCGACCGTAGCCGCCAGGCCGGAAGTCCACACCGAATGGCTTGTAGCTCTTTTTCTGTGCGGCATTGATCTTCTTCACCCAGGCGTTTTTCTCTTCCATCGGCAGCGCAGCCCACTTGTCCGCATCAATCCCCTGACCGAGAAGATGCTGAGCCATGACGGCATTTTTGTTTGTCGTCAGAGTGTGTCCGATATCACCGGCGTGCTCGGCGATAGCCTCGGCGTTTTTGTCAGGCGAGGACTGAACCGTCTTAATCAGATTCTGAAGGAGGCCAGACGGTGGAGCGGTTGCTGGCACTGGCTCAACGGGCATCGTCAACGGCTGCGGTAGCACGGCCTGCTGGACCGCTGGTGAGACTGGACTCAAGGGTGGCTGAGCGGCTATCGGAGACGGCACCACAACTCCCGTCGGTGGCTGCGCAAATTCCGCGTTCTTCGTTCCCGGCTTCAATTTGCCAGTGAAATCCTGAACGTTCTTGAGCGATATCCTCTTGCTCAATTCTTCTGGAGTCGGAAGACCCGTTGCCGCCGAGTAGTCATAATTCGGGATATGGACGGGAACGTCGGTGTCCTCAGGCGGGACATAGCCCTGATAATATCCAGAGCGACGCGGTGCTGGAGGAGGTGCGCTGTACTGGCTAACATCCAGCGGGAGCGTCGACTTATTTCCTGCGGCGGTCGGGCCGCTTGTACCGGGATACCGCTCCTGATTGATCAGGTCCTGAACTACCTGGGGCGGGAGTTGGGGCGCTTTCCAGCCCGGTAAAGTAGTTACGGTATTACCTTCATTCGGATGGATCGGAGCTGGCGGTGCGGGTGCCCCATATTGAGCGATGTCGGGCGGGAGGGCTGATGACGAATAGCCAGAATAATCTGGCGGTGGCATGTGGCGCAGATCATATAGGGAAAGGCTGCTTTTTCTTCCCTTTATCGCTCCACGGACAATAGGGCTGAGCGCCCCAGTCGTCCCGCCAATAAAGGTGCCGAGTCCTGGCTCGCCAAAGAATTCACCCGCTCCGGCTCCCGCTGCGCCACCGCTGAGCCCATAGGCTACCGAAGCTGGCATGGATACGTCTGGCAGGCCCATCAATTTCGGAATCAGACCATGCGAGACTGGAACTCTCTCAGTAGCCCCTTGCCATGCCCCCTTGACGGCTCCGCTGGCTCCAGCCATAGGCCTAGACATATCGGGCACGTTCGGCATGTCACGCAGAAGCTCTGGGGCTATCATCCCAGCGGCATTTAATGCTAAATCACCAAACGCCCCCGGGACATCGCCTTCAGCAGCCGTCTGGTATGGCTTGGCATGCATGTCCTCAAGCATACCCACGCCCGGGATCGCACGGACGAAATTATGCAACGTCGGATTAGTACCATACGCAGCCATGTTTTGCTGCATCGACTGAATGGGACGAGCGATAACGTCGCCGTTCAGGAATGAATTTTTTATATCACTCAGGCCTTGGCCTACGTGAGACAGGAATCCCTGTCCGGAGGTATCAGTGCCGTAGTTTCTTGGGCGCAGGTCGACTGGGCCGTTCTCTGATTTTTTTGCCTCCCATAGGGCTGCTTTCGCCTCCTGTGGGAGAGGAATTCCGCCCAAGCGGCTAGCTAAGTCAGCAGGTGAGGTAGCAGCGTGATAAGCTTCCCAGGCGTCCGCGCGAGCGGTCCCCGGTGCTTGCACTCCTGCGAGAATAGACTGAAGATCAGCCATGAATTATTACTTCGGGGCGAACGGATTATCCGGAGAATATTGAGGTGTAGGAGGAGGCATTAAACTACCGCCTTGTGCACCTGTAATCGGCGGCACCACGCCACTCTTCTTCTGGTCCGCTACGGCAGCGGCGCGCTCTTCCAGGATTATCTTTTTAGCCTCGGACAGTTTATCGAGCATCAGTTTTGTGCTGTCCGGGTCAAGGCCATGTAGGCGGTCGAACGTCGGAGTATGCTTCATGCCTTCATTGAATACCGGGAAGGACCGAGACCCGATGCCCTGGAGCGCGGCAGACCCAGAGCGAAGTCTTTCGAAGGCCGTACCGGTGAATATATCGTCATACGGAGTACTGAACCCAAGCTGGTATTTCATGTAAGAAGGAATTAAATTCTTCCCCTTCACCTCGTTCAGCCTCTTCGTCAGATCGTCGATTTGGGTAACGACTGGATCTAATATTGAAATGGATTTCTGCGCTCCTGCGCTCAGCACATCAGGCATTGGTAGCCCATGAGAAGAGGCGTAGAGTTGAACGCCCTGCATTTGACGACCAGTCGGCGCAGGCCCTTTGCCTGCTATGTAATTCTCATAATTCGCCTTCGCCAGCGGATCGTTAAACTCGACTGACTTTGGAGCGCCGCTCGCGGGCCTTGATACCGTCCCACCCACGGGAGGAGGAATACCTCCGCCGTTTATTGCTGGCGGTACCACAACAGGCATGCCACCACCCTTCGTCCGCGTTGTTGTGATCGGCGGCGCGCCGGGCTGTTCACTCACGCTCTTACTTGGAATGAATGAAGGATTCACCCCCGCACCAGCAACTGGAGCAGGCCCGATTAGATCTCGCCGGGATTCAAATACAGGATGCCCAGTCGCATCGACGCCTGTTTGGACTGGCGCTACTTCACCTGGAGTATAAAGATTGGATAGCGGCGCACCGGTAGGGGCTCCACTGCGCGCTCCCACGCCAACCGGATTTCCGTTTGCGTCCACAAAATACCGATTCGATTCGGTACCGACATGGACATCCATCGGTTCGCGCGTGATCTTGTTCACATCAAGAGTTACTGGTGCGTTATCCGCAACGCCCGCCAACGCAGCGTCGAACGTGCCGGGATACTGCTTGCGAATGTCTCCAGCCTTCAGGTTGGTCAGACGCTCTGGCGTATAGAGCGCGCTTCCAATCCCCGGCATCATCGGCACTGGTGCACCGATAAGAGAGCCAATTATCGAAGGAATCACATATTCAGAATATCCTTGAGCCTTCAGTTTTGCGGGAAGTTCTGCGATTCGCGGATCATTCATCAACCGAATCCGGTTCTCGACCAAGTCCGCCTGCTGCCGAAGCGCTTCGTTATGCGCCAGTTCATCGTTCATCGCTTGCTGCATCAAAGGGCGATTCGCAGGAGCAGCCCACCGCCGGTCGCCCATGTACTTATTCATGATGTCCTGTGGGTCTTTAATGAGCGGCGTGAGCGGTGCGGCGGTCACAGGTACTGGTAATGTTGTGGGTACTCCGGGAGTGCCTGCTGCGACCGAAGGAGATGGTAGGGCAGCGGCGGAGGCGGGAAGCGGAGGGGTGGCCTGAGGGGTAAACTTCTGTACCAGTTGATTACCCGCATCCCCAGGCCTGCTCATCAAATCATGGCCGATAGCCCTATGGGTTCCTGGGTCGTAAATAATCCCAGTGTTTTGATCTCGCTTCAGTACGGACCCATTAGGACCGGAAAAATCCTGCATGGATTGCAATTGCTGGGGGGTTACTTCTTCGCCTGGAAGCTGCGTGCGGGATGCATAATTCTGCGCTGCTGCGCTCAGTGTGGAATCCGATGCTGGAGCGACACCGGCAGTCTGCTGTACGCCCCCGCTCGGCGCAGGAATAGCCCCGCTAAAAACACCCTGAAGATAGCTCGATATATTCGTTCCGTCCGGGCCGATCAGGTCTGGCTGTTGAAGATTCGGGAGGTCCGCATTGGACACGCGCGGCTGCGCTGGCGCTCCAGCCACTGGCGGCGGCACCTCAATCCGCCCCCCATTTGCAGGATTTGCCGCTGGACTGGTGGCTGGCTGCGCCACATTCGGCAACGCATTTCCACCACTACCGGCTACTTGACCAGGAGGCGTAGCGCCGGGCGGCGGTGGGGGTGGCGTCTGCTGCTGTTGACCAGCACTCTGCGCAAGGGTCCCTACACCGTTCTGTAGAGCCTGATTATCCTTCTGGCGCTTTTGGACGGTCTTGGAGAAATCCTGAATAATGCCACCCATCGGCTTTCCCGACAGGGCATCAGTGGCATGCTGAAGCAGCGCGGATCTAGCATCCGGGTCCGACTCCTCAGCGGCCTGTTTTGCCCACATCTGACCGAGGAGACTTCGGCGCTGTTCGAGAATTTCCCGCATCTGCTGGCCGTATTGCCCAGCAGCCTGGCCAAAGCCACCGAGCGCGAGTGCAAACCCACCCATTATGCGAGAGCCCTCCTCAATGCCATATCAAACACCGGGCGAAGCATCCACCGCACCGGCCCCCTTACGAGCGGAGCGATTTGTCGTCCAATCTTCCGGTATAGCCCCACTACAACGCTCCCAATTCGGGTGCGGGAGTATTCCATAGCGAGCCACTGGCGAACCGCGTGTGTGCGGATATCGTCCGCACCGTACACCGCTGCTGCGATCCAGCAGAGAGTGCCCCAGCCATTACCACCGCCGCCAAAGAGATTGCCTGCCAAGCTGCCACCGCCCGATACTGGTAACGATGCCAGCCCAAACAGACCACCACCGATGGCCGCATCAATAGCATTCGACATCTGCTGCACCTGAAGCGCGTTCTGCACACCCGCATTCGCGCTCGATGCTCCTGTATTCAGTAGGTTGGTCCCGAGCCCTTCCTGCTGGAGCCCGATCTGCGGCAGCGCGCTGGCCGCGCTTGTTCGTGCCCCGCCGAATAAGGATTGGATCTGCTGGTTCGGTGCGTAACTGGCACCAAAGAGAGTTCCCGACCGACCGCCACCGCGAGGCGTGAGGGTTGAAATACCTTGGAGCTGCTGCTGATTGGCCTGTCGAATCTGATCGATGTTCGGTTGAAGAACGGCGGTTGTGTTCGCTCGATTGCCGTTCAGGATCGTTGAAAGAAAATTCGTCCCACTCGTAACATTGGGAGACCCGGCGGCGAACTGGGCGTTCGACTGAGCATTTGCCTGCTGGGTTTCGGCTAGCTGCTGATTCTGGGCGTTCTTGACAGATTGATTAGCGCCAAACGACACGTCAATTCACCTCCGTAGGGCCAACCCTCTTGCTCAATACGCGCCACGGCTCCTCAGTAAAACCAAAGACCTCGGCCAACTGCTTTACCTCTCCCTCGGGAGCGAAGAGGAACGCATTAATCACGCCGACACGAGAGACGATTTCATTTTCCATGAAGTGAGCCATGCTCTTGAGGTACATACGGTGTTTGGGAAGTAGATGCAACGGCTCGATATGCAGAGTTGCTTGCGCAACCAAAAAGCTTTCGGTCGGCTCTCCATCTTCCAAAATGCCAACTATGAAGCTAGTGGATGGATCGGGGAGAACCGCGCCAGCACGCTCGAAGACCGGCACGAGTTTCTGGCATTCCTCAGGAGTCAAAATTCTCATCTCGATCTTTTTATCTCGGGATGGATTGTCGGAGTATGCCGTATCAATCGGCTCCGCGCCGGGGAGTGGAAGCAGATCGATATGTGCGGGGGCGCTCATCTCTATCAAGTATAACGCCTCAAGTCTTGTAAATCTGGAGGTTGAGGTAACTGGGTTGCTGCCAAAATTTCACCTCTGGCGCAAAACTTTCCGGAAACAAAGCAAACGGAATACCCCCCGAGTCCAACTCGAAGGCCGCCGAGAGGAATTTTGCTCCCTGTTCGAACATTTGTTCCTGGATTTTAAACTGACCACCGGTGGAGGGAATCACCACCGAGTAAACGCGGCCATCTTGTGTGGTGACGGTAAATGTGATCGGCGATGTACTTATGACCCCTGCATATAAGCGCCTCAAGTGCAACCAGGTTCCAGGTGAATCCAATGGAATAAATTGAGTCAACACTCTCGTCGATAGGTACGGCATTAAATACCAGGCAAACTCGGTCAGGTACAAACGCGGCCCAGCGGGACCGCCAGTCCATGAAAAAAGCACTGAAACGTTTCGGTACAGAGTCAGTATGCTAGGGACATTAGAGATATTCAGGATATTCTGGGTGCGAGGACCGTTTACAGTAAATTGTTGCGCTGGCCCAGCAACTGCTCCGTTATTGTAATATTGCGTTGCATTGACAATACCGACACCATCCGAATCCGTTACGTAATCCGTGGGGAGTTTTTGCGCACGAAGATCCCCTCCATCCAGATACGGCACCTGCGCCTGCGAAGTAATATCCACCCCCGCATCATCATTCCCGCCAGCCGAATAAATATTTCCTGACGTAGCTCCGAGTAGCAGGATCTCCGGCGTCGACGGCGCGGTCACCGACTCATCAACCAGATAATGATTTAAAATCTGATCTCCGTAAGTATGCGGAAACCACCGCTGATGACGAATATCAAACCGTAGCGTATTCTGCGCGCTGTTCACGTCAAGATAATCAAAAAATATCTCAAAGTCCCCCGCGCTCAACCGCATGAACTTTCCGGTCTGCGTCATGTCGACCGCCGCAAGAGACGGTGACCCAACCGCAGGAGCCCCATCATGCGGAAACAGCGGATACAACTGCGCATCCGTTATGCACTTCGCCCCGGACTCATTGGCGAGATAGATTCCGTCTCTCCCGAGGAAATAAACTCCATCTGGCCCTCTACAGGATGTCCACCGCGTCCACATTCCCGATGGCGACGGTACGCGATTGAACTGATAAACGGAGTTCGTGATGAACGAATACCGAACAAGGAAGATGTTGTCGCGCGATCCAACGATCACAATTCCGTTCCATACCTGACCCGAGATCAGGGGCTCGCTCGGTGGCGTCAATTCCAGAAAGTTTGTATCACCAGCAGAATCTCCATCCGAAAAATTAGTCCAGTAGAGATTACCCCCGCTCACGGGATCTCCCAGCGCGAAGACTACCGGAGCCAGCGGGCCTTCGAGAGGGCCGAACGCGTACGGCAGTGGTTGTCCGGCGAGTGTCGGCGATGCGATCAGATATGGGACGTTTGTCTGAACACCGGCATCCGTGAATAGCTCAAGAAACGTTGTCGAGCGCGGTTGTCCATATGTCTGGTAATCCACGCCATTGATGGAAATAACCGTTGCCGATAGAAGCGCCGTATTAAACGGTGTCCCACTGACCCATTCGACTGACGTGCCGACGACATTCACAAAACCAGACCACGGCAGGCCAAGTAACGGCCACGGCTGGATCTTCGTCAGATCCGGAGCTGGGCTTGCAAGTATCGAGGTGTCGGGGAGGCCATCCAGGAAGGAATTAGGAGAGCCTGAGTTATTAACGACCGTCGCGTCATAAACAAAACCGGTTAACGTGCCACCCTGTCGGTAAATATCGAGCGAATCCACGCCCGCCGCGCTGGTCGCTTGAGGTGTAACGAGTACAGATTCTCTGAGTGGAAACAGATCGTAGCGTGTTTGCGGCCCTGGCACCGACTCCGCACCGGTGGTCGAGTCGCGATCCACGGACTGATAGAGGTAGCCCGTGGGTGAGTTCGGTTGGATCGTGGGACCATACGTGCCGAAGAAATAAAACCAGTCCACTCCCCAAAAACCGATTGCAGCGGTTGTTGTTACTACGAACCCCACGGCATATATAGAAGAAAATCCCAGGCTGAGGTCACTGCCAGTCCGGGTGCCGCTGGAAATGGGAATCACGATCTCTACCCATACGCCAAAGGTTCCAACCTCGAATGCTCCCATCTGCTCCTGGGTAACCGTCCATGACCAGTAATTAGTCGTGAAGGCTGTACCGGCAGGCGTTCCTGGGTCTACGTCAACTAGAATCTGAAGCGAGACCACGACAGACGGTTCTTCGAGAAATAGAGAAACATGGAGGTAATCGTTGGCAGGATCGATGCTGCGCCCAAGATTAGTGAGAGACCCGTTTTCTCCTGGAGGAGATCCTCCTGAATTAATCTTAGCTGCAAGTGCAGTGATACCTACAATCGACGTCTGAACGGAAATATATTGAGAGGTGATCGTCTCGGTTGCTACATGAGCCTGTGTCGTATAGCAGTACCACGACAGAATGCCATTGACCGTAGCCCCGGCGGCGTGATTATGAATCGTCGAGCAGCGAACAGAATAGGCCGTTCCGTCCGGGGAAAGATTAACTTCAAGAACTCGAACTATCTCCGTGCCACCACCACCGACGATCTGGATCAGAGAGTTGCGCGCCAATCCTGCGGGTAGATTGACGAGCACGAGAGAGCACGCGCCGGTAGTGCCGGAGTCATACTGAATGGCGGAAATCGTGGTATTAGTAATTGGCTGATGAATCTCCCGAACAACTACGTACTCCACGTTCGCCTGTCCGAAATTCAGCACCACTGCCATGCGTTCCCCGCTCCACGAGGAGCCGTTCACAGAGGGCTGAATGCAGGCCCAGCCAGTAGTTCCGGAATTATACAGAATGCTCGATATTGTCGCGCCTGCGCCATTGGTTCGATCAGCGGAAGAGACTATAGCGGGCGAAGTGGCGTTCCATCCAGAGTCGCTTTGCCCGTCTACAATATCAGCCGCAGCCGGAGCGCCGTATTCGATCTTCGGGGCTTTGATCGGCGGCGCAACCCCGATCATGCGGGTAGTGGCATCTGGACGTACTTTTACTTGCTTATTGGCATCGTAAACATACATCCAACTCTCGGGTGACTGTTCGGGGCGGAATGTAACCAGAGAAAGTGGATTCCCGGAGTACCCAGTATCGATCTGCGCGAGTGCATTTTCCGCGCCAGCTTCGACGATAGTTCCATTGCCAACCACATTGATGTATCCAGTGGCGGCGAAGGATTCGTCTGGATCATTGAGGCGGCGAATCGAGTGCAGGAGCTTTGGAGCAGATGCCGAGTCATCGTAGAGACTGTAGCCGGGGCGTCCTTCGACGCGGCCCTCTTCGATCACACGGACATTGGAGAGAACGGGGAAGGAGCCAGGCGGCATCCTGTCGACCACATGAACCAGATCGATTCCAGAGCAGTCGAGGCGGACTGGTGTGCGGATTATTTCAGGCATCTTGTAATACTCTATATATCGACTTACTGGTCATAACAATAATTGAAACTTATAGTTCGGGTAGAACCCGCCGTGACGGTTGCCTTGATATTACCGGCTCCGTCGTAAGACAGGACGAAATCAGAACTGGAGTGAAGGTCTGTGGTGGATGACAGGCCAGTGTTAAACACACTAACAGCTACATAACCATCGGTCCCATCCACCGCTCGAATATCGACCGTAGTGGCCGATGATGGAACAGTGATTATCGTAGTCGGGGTAGCCGTGCCAGGCACGTTAGTGGAACTTGTCTGGCAGGTTTGCTGATCGGTGTATATAGTACTGCCACTTGAATCAGCGACGAGCGGATTTCCCCGAACGGTGGGAAGCCCATACAAATCGTTACTGGCAGAAATTATCGTTCGAAGCGCGGTTGCCGCGATGGATACAAATGCAGGACTGCCAGGGGCATGTGTAATTGTTGTCTCACCTCGGATGTCCACATTCTGCGCATTCGCAATTGATAAATTAGGCGTACCCGCGTGCCCGCTGTTTACGATTGCATCGGCAGAGAATCTCGCCGTTTGACCCACCGGCGAACCGCCCTGAAGGCAGTTGAGGGTTGGATTGACGTTGAATACTATTCCGTAGATAGACTCAAAGTAATTATTTTCGGATACAAATGAGCAAGCCGCGTCCACACGAACTCCCTTTTGTCCGGTGTTTGCCAGAAGCCCATCGATAATATTATTCGTGAAAGTTATGTGTGGCGCGTTCACAGCCCCTAAGACTTCGTTCTGTACCTGTTGAAAATAATTGTTTTCTACCCTCCATCCATTTGGGCCTCCGTTGCTACCTGCAAGATTCAGTCCGATAGCTCGTTGCGAACTCGCGAAAAAGAAATTATGAGCGATAGTCCCGGCGAAGATACTCGTACCAGTATTAAGGGAGGCGGTCGAATTCATGGTATCAGGAATGCAATTCTCAAAGAAGTTTTGATCGATCTCCGGGCTCCGCGTCTGATCCACCCATAAACCCGTACTCGCCAGATTATTGCAGTCGAAAGCGATCCCATGAACGCGCGCCTGAAAGTCCTGCGAAGCGCCCTGAAGCCCCACAATCCTGCCATATTGTGCTCCAGTCCATTGGATGACGGTGCCAGGAGAGCCTCCATTGCCGAGCACCCCTTCGTCATCGCAATCGTCACCTGTCGTCATATCCTTCACGAGATAAACGCTCGTCTGATAAATACCGGGAGAATACCTTACGACTCCACAGGGAATCTGAGAACGAGTCGCCAGAATAGCAGCACCAGAATCCGTCGATCCATCCGCACGAGCCCCGCGCCACTCCGGATACTGGATGCCGCCCGGCGCAAGGATTACGCAGGAGCCTCCAGCCGAGATATCGCAGATAGTCGACAAGCCTGCTAATGCAGCATCGAAGGTCACCGTTTGCCCGCTGGCCGGTTGTAATCTCCCAGTTGCCAGAAAAACCATTTGACAATTAAACACTTGCGTCGTGAGGCTTGCCCATGGTTTAGTTACATAAAGAGTGCCGTTTCCAGCCGCTGTACAGGCCGCTGTGATCGTTAAATAATTGACATCGCAGGTGGAATTTGCCGGGCAACCGCTCGTGCTTGTGATTGCGCCCCAGGTGAATGGGGCCGGTATTCCACCCCCCGAAAGGCTGACATCATAAATACCATCAGGTGCGTAATATCCCCAGTACCCGGTTTTGGACGCAGTAAACGGATTGCTTAATGGCGTGATTCCGTTGTCGGAATAAAGAGTGGCGTGGGTCAGTGTCCCGGAGACGAAAACTGTGATTACGCACTGAGGATACGATTGTTGAACTTTAGTGGTTGATGGGACCGTTGAGGTAACTACTACCTGACCACCCTGCTGGCAATAACCAGAAGTCCTGGCCATCCCGAATACAGAGCCACAGAGAATCAAAGCGACAAAGGCAACCCGTGACAGCAGCCGAAAAAGTCCCATGTCATTGATTATAGGGCCGTACTGGCTGAAAAGGCTTTACGGTAAATAGAAATGAAAAGCCCATCAGGCTGCTGTGGTAGCCTTGCGTTCCATGCGGTCCGGGCGCTGGGACTCCTCAAATTGCCACTGTGAGAAGGTCGGCTGGAAGTACCTGGCCTTGACTGCGAGGATCTGATTTCTCGATACGCAGGCCTTGGTGAAATTATCCAGGCCCTCTAATGTTTCCTGAAGTTCTTTGCCCCCGGATTTCAGTAATAGAACCGACAGCGCGTACTGCACGATCAGCGGAATATCTTCCGGGCCTACTTGAATTGGATCTCCGAGCGCTGGCAACGGCGCTGCTGCAACCACATCCACTGCGACCGAGTACGCTTGATCTGGTATTCCCGCGAATGCCAGAATGTCGTACATCTGGGCCGCCATCTGCGGCGGTCCGGGCTGATTGCGCCAATATGGGAAACCAGCGTCGATGTTCGCGAGAGTATCGAGTGGCAGCGGTATGCCGTTTAGCTGCAATCTAATGACGGATTTAGCTGTTCGCGCCATGTCTACAGCTTGCTGATAACGCTGAGCGCAGTACTGATACCTCAGAACGTCATCGGTCTGACCGCCGGAAAATATAGACGCCAGCGCGCCATAGAGTACTCCATGAACCCACTCATCTGGAATATTCAACGTTGCATTCGGATTCGTGATATCGATTTCCAGTGAATCTACGGTGATAGCCTCAAGTGCGCTGGCGTTGACTGGCGCAGGCACGAGCTGCGCAGATAGTGGCGCATTCTCCGATTGGGAAAAGGCCACTGGCGATCCCGGTTGAAGAGTCCAGAGTTGATTATTGTGGTCAGTCGCCCACGCATCCTCGCGCCAGAGATTGGACCATGCACCTGAAGTCCCATCCTGAAGCGACAGCCGGTGAAGATAAACTGTGGTGTTGGGTAGCTGAATCAGCCCGTCGGGTGGCGTGACCGCGAAGTCCGTATTAGGATGAATCGTAAACGGAAATTTGACGTCAATGACGAACGAATTCCGCACCCGCTGGATCGCGGTCAGGATATCGTTGACGGTGAGCTGGCCGGACATGCCGGTACCCGCAACACCGCTCGGGTTCTCCAGGAGCATGTATTGCATTTGCTGGCACAACTGATTAAGCGTCCAACTACGGGAACGCAGCGTGGGAAGAAGCGTCGAGAGATCGTACCACGGCGTCTGTGGGCCGATGGTGATTACGCCGCGCTGCCGCCACGCCGACGTGAGAGCACCAAACACCCTCAGGGCTTCGTAGATGGCGTATTGGACCTCTGCGGTGACGTAAAATGCCCCGCTCGGGTCATCGAGGATGGTTTGAATCTGGGTGATGAGCGCGGATAATGTGACCTGAGTGTAAGCCATCTCATTTGATGATACTCAGGGCTGACGCCTCAAGCGCAATCAATAGTTTTCGACGCTGCCCTGCGGAGGCTGTATTCATCTCGCTTTGATTTCATGACGATGCTTCATGTCCTCATCGCTAACGAATTTCAGAGAGCCGAGAGATTCCCTTCGCGCATCATTGAGATGTCGGTCGTGAAGTTGATTGTAACGATGCATCCAGTTACGTGCGATCCCCTCGCTGGACTCTGCCTTGCGTAACGCAGCGCGTATTTCCATATTTTTTGCGAGGATCTCCTTTTGAAGCTCTAAGGCGTGGTGGCGGTAGCCTTCTACCTTATCCAAAAGCTGCCTTTTACGCACGTCGGCGTAGCGCTTTTCAAGCCAAGTATAGAGGCGATACATCGCGCTTACTTCCCGGCCTTGTCCGTGTTCTTGCCGCTCGCCGGGCCTTCGATGAAGCCGCCGTCTTTGGAGGCGTTCTTGCCGATGGTGGATGAATTTGGGTAGATTTTCGTGGGCGCTTGCAGTGCATCGCCGCTCGGACCGCTACCACCGTTATACCCGGCGGGTCCGACTATTCCCGACTTTGACTCTGTTTTTTCTTCGGCCATGTTAGAGGTGCTCCTGACGGCTATCGTAACACGAATGGAGGCCCCGGCTGGCATCGAAGCAGCCTTTATGCGGCAGTATTGATAGTGGCGGGCGATGAAGGATTCGAACCCTCTGCCTCGGAGATAGAAGCTCCGCGCTCTGGTCCAGATGAGCTAATCGCCCGTAAATCAAGCAACCCGTGATCAAATTCCCAATGGCAATTACGGCAGAGCTGAACTACATTCTTCCTCGCGTTGGCGGTTGCAACAGTAGCGTCATCGGGAAATTTAGAGAGCGGGATTATGTGCGCCAATTCAACGTGACGAGAATATCCACAGGCAGCACATGGCTTACTCAATATGTCGACATGTAGATGTCGCGCCATTTCACGGATCTGGCTATCCTTCCACGAAGGATGTTTCACTGTATCTCTCGTACGGAACTCTCCAAGGGTCATGGACTGTCGTTCCACGAATTTAAAATGTCCAGCGCAGCGAATGCAGGCGCTTGAATAATAATCCATCCTGCGTCCGCATGCGCAAATCTTTTTATTCTCTTTCCGCCATTTACGGACACGCTCAACATTGCGCGCTTTTGCATTTTCCCTCCTTTCCGTTTTTATTGCCTCCTGACAACCATGGCAATGCAATGTGCGCGTGCTCAATACGATCCCGCATCGCCCACAATGACCTTCTGGCTTTCTCTTGGGGAATGCTTTGTCGTTATAGATTGCGGCACATGAGCGACCGCAAAATTTTGGGTTCAGGGTTTTCTTCGAGCAATTCAAACAGTCCATTATTTATTTATAATTTTTGGTGATCGCGCGCAGATTCGAACTGCGGGCCTGTCGCTTAGGAGGCGACCGCTCTGTCCTGCTGAGCTACGCGATCAAGCTTTTCGAGCCACACATCCTCACACTGCTGCGAACAGAATACAGGCTCTGACGGCAGTGCGCATTGAGCACAGAATCCAACGAGTCGCGGGATCTGAATCCAACGACCCGTCGGCGTCGCCACTACAGAACCATACGGGACATCAAGCCGCTTCGCTATGGCGCGGACCTGCCTCTCGGTCGCGCCAGACGTTACGACTTGTCTTCCATCATTATTGTGATGGCGGCGGAATTTCATTGCACCACCTCTCCCTGCGGAGTATCGTTCTTATACCACAGGTACCGCTGCCAATCAGGGCGGTCGAGGGCTGCTTCCCTCAACATGAAACGCGAACTGAATACCGTATACGGCAGTGGCTTGCGCAGCAGCTTCATTCCGGCCTCTTCTGGCGTGCGGTCCGCCTTGCGGTGGTTGCAGGGCTGGCAGCAGGCCACGAGGTTTTCGTACGACGATGCGCCTCCCCTGCTTCGCGGAATCACGTGATCGAGGGTCAATTCGAACGCGCCCTTGATCTTTCCGCAGTACAGACATTGATGCCGGTCGCGCGTGAGGATTCCACGGCGACTTATCATCCGCGTACGGCGCGGCACCCGGCGATACCTCGTCAGGCGGATTACCGATGGCACGAGATGCGAACGGTGGCCGCTATGGACCTTGATCTCGGATACCTCTTCCATTTCGGCTGCACCCTTTGCAAGGAGTACGAACGCACGACGAGCGTTGATGATGGCGGTCGGCTCGAATGCGGCGTTAAGTTCAAGCACTGGAATTTTACGGAGGTCGGTCATTGTTGTTCTCTTCAAGTTTAAATGGTATGCCCGGAGAGACTCGAACTCTCGCACTATTGGTTAAAAGCCAATTGCTCTGAAGCCGCTGAGCTACGGGCACGTGAAATGGGAGCCCCTGAGAATTTTGAAATCTCGACCCTCTCTGTGTAAAAGAGACGCTCTGCCTCTGAGCTAAGGGGCTGTAAAGTGGTGGCGCTTGTTGGTATCGAACCAACCACCCTCGGATTATGAGTCCGCTGCTCTAACCGTCTGAGCTAAAGCGCCGATCTGGCTCCGTGCCGTGGACTCGAACCACGAGATGAGAATTAACTCGGCGCATTAACAGTGCGCTGCCATGCCATTAGGCGAGCACGGAATAAAGCTTTGGTGAACGCGGTCGGCATCGAACCGACGACCTTCTCCTTAAGAGGGAGATGCTGCTACCGCACTGAGCTACGCGTTCACAAAAACTTGGTAGAGATGACGGGATTTGAATCCGTGTTCTCGCCGTGAAAGGGCGATGTGCTGGACCGCTGCACTACATCTCCGTGTTAAACTGAAACCTAAATCAGACGACGCTCTTCACCGCGTAACCTGGACGCGCCGCCTCACTGAAAGATCCGAAACGCTCATCGGAGTACGCGGCGATGGTGAAGTGCTTTCGGATCTGCTTCCCAAAAAAATGGCGACGCTGGTGAGGCTCGAACTCACGCATCTTCTGATTGAGGGTCAGACGGCTTACCTGTTTGCCCACAGCGTCAAAAAAATAGGCTGCCGGATGACCCACGGCATTTCCCGGTCACGCCTGTCACGCACGACCTTCGGCCTCGATATGGCGGGGATGACGGGTGCTGGCCCCGCTTCGTTTCCGTAGACAGCGGAATGCATATCTGATCTGCCACATCCCCAAATCTGGTGATCCTGCCGTGACTTGAACACGGGACCTCTCGGTTCGCAACCGAACGCGCTAATCCATCTGCGCCACAGGATCAAAATGGGAGTCCCGAGAGGATTTGAACCTCCAACTGACCCGCGTTCGAAGCGCGGCGCTCTGGTCCGTTGAGCTACGGGGCCGAAAAATTTGGCGAGCACGGATGGATTTGAACCACCGAATGTCAGGGCCAGAGCCTGATGCCTTAAGCCGCTTGGCGACGTGCCCGTGAACTGGCGGGGAGTGGGGGATTCGAACCCATCCATACTGAGATCCAAAGGCTCAGGTCCTGCCATTAAACGAACTCCCCTAGATAAGGGTGGCCGATGGGATTTGAACCCATGAGTAGATGCTCCACAGGCATCTGCCTTAGACCAGACTTGGCGACGGCCACATTTGGTGCTGAAGGAGCGAATCGAACGCTCGTTGCTGGGGTTTCAAGCCAGTGCCGTGACCATGTAGGCTACTTCAGCGAAATGGTGGAATCGGAGCGAATCGAACGCTCGGCCTCCGGAGTGCAAAACCGGCGCTCTCCCATCTGAGCTACGACCCCGTGAAAATTGGTGGCGGTGATTGGATTTGAACCAATGGCCTGAAGCTTATGAGGCTTCCGCGCTGACCAGACTGCGCTACACCGCTCTGAAGCTTTTGGTGCAGATAGAAAGGATTGAACTTTCGACCTCACCCTTATCAGGGTAATTATATAGTTGGCTAAGTGATTTCAGGTTCGCCGGGAATTCAAGCCAGCGCAATATCCGCAGTTCTGCCAGCCATCGGTTCCAAAAGTTCGATCCAGCCATTCTTTCGCGGCATTCCTGTCTTGTGAATAATATTTTGGATGCTGTGTGGTGGTAGCACTTACGGACTCGCAACTGGCGTGATGAACTTTACGGGACTCTGGACGTTCATTTAGAACAAAGCCGCGCTGTTCGACTTTGATGAGGTTGAGTTCCTGATTTGTGGCGATCCGATCCATCGGGAAATTATACTCCCGATTTTGAATCCCCAAAAGGCTTCAGGATGCCTTCTTCGCCCGCCGTCTCGCCCGCGACCGCTTCAGCCGCGCTTCTTCCTTAACAACGGCTTCCTTCGGGATCGTCAGCGAGTGACGGAACATGCGGTCGAAGTTCTGGAACTGGTCAGGGCCCTCACAGCGCAGTGCAATGTCCGTGATGGTTTCGGCCTGCGTCGGTTCGTGCTTCATGTACGCCTCATGCCGCTTCCATAATAACCCGTTTCAAAGTTCCGGTAGTTTGGTCTTTTCGATGGACAGAAAGTAAACGTGGTCTGCGTCGAAAGTGTAGTAGAGCGCAGCATCAACCGTGTGGCCGCAAATGAACCATACCTGAGAGCCTTCCAATGGGCAACCCGCCTCCGGGTCTCGTGACAGGATTGTCTCAGCGCCTTCCATGAACTCGTCTGCCCTGCGAACGATTGGCTCGATGTAGTCCATCTCAAGCTCAAACCGGTGGTCACGGATGATGGTCCTGATTTTATCCGTGGGCACGGAGATGTGTTTCTGCGAGCGACTGGAGTCGTAGTCCGCGCATTCGTTCGTGATCGGTCGGTGGCCTGCGGCTCACCAACGCCGTGCTGTATGGAATCGTTTCTTTCAGGTGTGCGGCCTTCCACCCCAGAAAGACATGCGACTGGTCGCTGATCTCGACGGCGCTCAACTTCCAGAATTTCTCTACAGTCTGGCGGATCAGATTAACGTCGGCACCTGAGAACTTTGATAGATCGGGAGAGCGGAGCGCAATCGGTTTTTTTTGCGTGCGCCCGTAGTACGGCACTTCCTGCCAGGCAAAATCGCCTCTCTTTATCATGGCTTCCGTGATCACCTTCAGGCGGCGCGGAGCTGGCCCCTGCGGAAGCTTGAAGTACTCCTGCCCGGTGATCGGCTCTCCATGCGTCAGAAACGCAGAGAAGTCGGCGTGAAACAAAAGCTTGTTGAGTTTTATTGCTCCGAACTTCGGATCGGCCTGGCACCACTCCGCGATCAGCAGAATCAACTCCTGGAGCTTCTCGTCGTTCGGGCGGTGTCGGTGTCGTGGTGTCGGTGTCGTGGTGGGCGGCATGGCTGGTGCCTTCCTTGATTCAAGTATAACGTGATTGTCAATTGATACGTAAAGTCCGTGGACTCATTGTCATCGGGATGATCTGATTATCCAGATGAGCAAGCGACGCGAAGCGCAAATTCAAAAGCGCTTCGGGCAACGAGTTCGGGCATTACGAAAAGAGAAAGGGCTTTCCCAGGAGGCGCTGGCCCTCGCCTGTGACCTTGACCGCACGTACGTCGGCGGAGTGGAGCGCGGCGAACGAAATATCAGCCTCATCAACATCTACAAAATTGCCGAAGCCCTCGGTATTGATGCAAAGGAACTGTTTTGACATCGCGGGCTTCGAAGCTTCCCAAAGAACTCTTGGCACGTATCGAAGCCGTCACGGCCAAACGCGCCAGATTTGTCTTGGACGGCATTGTGAAGAACGGCAAACTCACCACGGAGCAGATCAATCAGGCAGGCTATGATCATCCGCCTCGGGCCGTGCAGGACGCCAAGGACCTCGGGTTCAGGATCAAACGCACCACCGTAAAGCACACGAACGGACGATCTATCGCCGCCTATGAATTCGATGAAGGCGAACTGGACCCAAGCAAAGCAGGACGCCGCGCTATTCCGAAAAAAGAAAGAGACGAAATCATTCATGCCGCTGGTGACAAGTGCCAGATTTGCAATGCCGTACACAATTTACAGGTAGATCACCGCATCCCCTACGAGGTGGCCGGTGAAGCCTCGGCAGCCGAAGCGCATCCATTTCAGGTTCTTTGTGGTTCCTGTAACCGCAAAAAGTCCTGGGCCTGCGAACACTGCCAAAACCGCCTTGAAATAGTTGACCCAAAAATTTGCCGTTCCTGCTATTGGGCAGGTGCGACAGCCTACACTCATATCGCCATGCAGGAGCAGCGTCGCGCCGATGTTGTGTGGACTGCGGGTGAAGTGCGAGACTTTGAGCGGTTGCATTACACCGCAAAGAGCCACGATAGAAGCGTGCCGGATGAAATTAAGGTGATCGTGAAAAAGGTGTTAGGCAAATAGAACTGACTGATGCTGCACCGTCGCGAAATCCCGAAGTGAAAGAGACGCTGGCTTTTCGCTGATGGGGAGCACATGGGACACATACAGAGACTCGACCGTAACGTCGTCACGGCCATTGAGAGTCGCCTGGCTGGAACGCCCGACATCTAGGAGAATTCGCCGGGCTACTGTCTCGGGAAGCGGCTCGCCATAATCGGTTTCCCCGCAGGAGCCGTCATAGCTGAGGATGAACGGAATTCGCCGTTCGTTCAGTATTGACAACCCTTTGATCATCTGATCACGGCTGACACCGGCGATGTATCGCCGGTCACGACCGCCGCTTGTTCCCTGATAGGGAGGGTCCAGATAGTAAAAATCTCCCTCTTGCGCCCACGAAAACAAGGTTGAAAAATCAGCGTGCATCGCCTGGCATTTTCCAGCGAGTAGTCGATGCGCCGCGAATAGTTCCGCCTTCATCGTTTTAGGCTTCGTGCCGGTGCGCCGTTTGTCGGGTGACTGATTGAAGTCTCCAGCAGGGTTGAAGCGAACAGCATTCTTGACGCACCGCGCAAGCAGGTACAGCAATTTTGCGGGATGTCGATCCGCGTTAAACTCTGATCGGATTTCGTAGTATGCGTCGATGGGTTTAGAGCGCTCCCTTTGCCAGAGCGCCTCATACTGCCGCGCGACTGGACCCGGATCGTCAATAATCGACTGCCACAGGCGAATTAGCGGTTCGAGTGCATCTCCCACGATGTAAGAGCGAAATGTCTTGTGATAAGCCGCCGCCAGCGTAACAGCAGAGGAACCGGCGAATGGCTCAATCAGCCGGAAGTATTGGTTCGGAGGGACGTGGCTGAGAATCGCTGTTGCTAGTCTTCGTTTACTTCCCTGATACGGAATGGGGTGAGGAACGGAAAACCGCGATCTGTCCATCGGATACTGGCTCCTATGATACACAAAGTCATCACGCCGATTCTATCGACGCTTTCCGCGTGAAGGTTTAGGATAAGGCGACCTTCAGGCGACCGCCGCTTCCGAATTGTCTGTTGGCGCGGGCGGTACCTTTCCGGTCAACTGATCGAACATCAGGCGCTTGCCAACGATCCCCTTGACAGCCAAATCGAACCGCTCCGCGTCCGTCAGGTGACGGTGATTGAACCGATAGGCTTGCTCATCGAGATAGCGGAAAAGGTGGAACGGCTCAACCGAAACATACGTGCCGTGCAGCCCGCGCTTGAGCAGGCTCCAGAAGTTCTCGCACCCGTTCGTGTGGACAGCACCGCGAACATATTCAACCGCATGATCTACGACCTGGTGGCGAAACTCATCCAGCCCTTCATAAGACTTCAGCGAGTCGGTGAACAGCGCGGAGCCAGCCGCCACGTGTTCGCGCACTTCAGCCTGAAGCGCCTTCTTCTTCCGGTTCGATACGACCTTCGTGCGGATCTGACTTGGCTTCCCATCCTTGCCGCGCTCCAGAATGCCCATGACCATAGTTTTGTCTTTGCCACCCGTGCCGGTGATCTTCACGGCTCGCACATCCTTGTGCATATTACGTGCCTTCTGCCCGATAAAAGTCTCATCTGCTTCAACTTCTCCGGTCAGTTTGTCGGGCGCTTCCATACCGAATGCGACGCGGATTCTGTGATCCAAAAACCACGCAGTCTTTTGAGTGACGTTCAGGGCGCGGGCGATCTCGCAGCTTGAGATGCCGTTTTTGCAGTTGCTCACCATCCAGGTAGCCGTCAGCCACTTGTCCAGCCCGAGCGGGGAGTCTTCGTAAATCGTTCCGGTCTTCAGGGAGAACTGACGCTGGGAGTGCTTGTTACGGCACTGCCAGCGGCTCTGGTTCGCCAGGAATATCACATCGGCACAGCCGCAGGTCGGACACGTGACGCCGTTGGGCCAGCGCCGCGCTACTACGTACTCCCGGCAGTTGTCGGGATTTGCGAAGTAAACGATGGCTTCCTGTAGGCTGGTTGGCTCTTGTTCCATGCCTTTATTATCAGGCATTTTGTCCGCTTAGTCAACTATATAATTACCCTTATCAGGGGTGCGCTCTGAATCCGACTGAGCTATATCTGCGAAAATGGAGCCTCCGGCCTCGATTTGAACGGGCATCCTGCTGTTTACAAAACAGCCGCTCTACCATTGGAGCTACGGAGGCATGGAGCGGAATCCGGGAGTTCAACCCGGCTGGCTTGTTTGGAAGACAAGTGCCTGAAGCGCTCGGCCAATCCCGCGTATTTTTGACATCACCAAATTTTCAAACATCAATCGCGCCGATAGTTCTGTCGGTCGCGCGAAATGGTCGGGCATCTCAGATTCGAACTGAGGATCTCTCGGTCCCAAGCCGAGCGGATTAAACCAGACTTTCCCAATGCCCGAAATCAAAAGCCCCCGGTTTCTCTTTTGGAGATCCGAGGGCCTGGAAACTTTTAAAGTGCTGGAATCCAGGTCTACGGATCGTTCCTTGGCGTGCGCACACCCGCAAATGCGGTGGCGGGCTGCATCGCTTTCGGTTCTATCGCCGTATGGATTCGTCTTTGCACTGCAAGATCAGAATAGCACGAGAAGGCTAACTGTCAAGTGCTTTTTACCAATTCCCCCGCACATAATCGCGATACGTCCACTTCTGCCCCGTGATGTGATCATTCACCTGATCATCGCGCTCGCGAACGGTTCTGCGCTTGTCGCCGCGCATGCCGCTTCCGATCTGTTGTTTGCGGTCGGCAGCCGTAGCAGCAACCGCGCGCTCCCTCTCTGCACTCCACAGTCGCGAAGTAAGCAGAGCGAGCGCCAGTTCTTTATTCCTGAACTGCGAGCGCTCGGCTTCGGAGCGCACCATCAGTCCAGTGGGGATATGTGTTAGCTGGACGGCTGTCTCGACCTTGTTGACGTTCTGCCCGCCTGCGCCTCCTGCACGGCAAGTCTGCCAATGAAGGTCTCTGGGATTGATCGAGAATTGAGCCTGAGTCGGCTCGGGAAGGACAGCTACCGTGATTGTGGAGGTGTGGACGCGGCCACGCTTTTCGGTAGGCGAGACACGCTGCCATCGGTGGCCGCCCGCTTCGTCAGCAAAACAAGACCGGGATCGCTCAGCCACCGCTTCTGTGACTCGTAGAACCGAAAGGCCGGGACGCTCTTCGATGACTTGAGTGTTAAAGCCCCCTCCGTATGCACCTCTTCAGGTAAATGGAGAGTTGGGTCTCGACGAGCATTTTCGCGTCTAAGCCGCCCTCTGCGGCGCGGATTTCTATGATCATAATTTCAGTTTACTCCTCGGGTTTGCCTTCCCATTCATTTCCTCATCGCCTCCGCAAGTGAAGTCCATGGCGTATCTCCGTGCCAGTACATCTTCCCGCCCTTCGATCCTTCGCGGTCGCTTCGGCGCATTTGCGGCGCTGGGTCTTCAGATCGGTTTGCTTGATATCGATACTGGCGACTCCACAGGCGCTTACTGAACTTCTCGCTTTTCGCGGTAGTGATGCCAGTGATAGGAGTATGGCGTGTGCTGCGGGACATGATGATTCAATTGTAAATGGCGGGGGTGACACGGTTCGAACGTGCAGCACCTGGGTTTGGAAGCCAGTGGCAATACCTATATGCCCTCACCCCCCCCGCATAGTAGGCCCGGTGGGACTTGAACCCACAATAAACAACCGCTTTTGAGACGGCGGAGTCTGCCATTCCTCCACGGGCCTGGAAAATTGGTGGACGTGCACGGAATCGAACCGCATTTGCCCGAAGGCGTCCGGTTTACAGCCGGGTGGAGACCATTCCCCATCACGTCCATGGCGGAGTCGGAGTGATTCGAACACTCAATTGCTTTCGCAATCACGCCTTAGCGGGGCGCTGCAATACCGTTCTGGGGGTTACTCAGAAGACGGCGTGGTTTATGTTGAGTCGGATTCGCCTCGCAATGCAGGACGATCTCACGGGAGGAAACCTTGGCGGCGAAGTCGAAGTGGACGAAACCTACATCGGCGGCAAGGCGCGCAACATGCATGCATCGGCCCGTCTTCGTCGGCACATCGGGACGGGCGGTGAAGGCAAGACGGTAGTTCTCGGGATTTTGGAACGCGCGAGCGGGAAGAAACCGAAGCGCATCCGCGCTACCGTCATTTCGGATCGCAAGAAAGCGACGATTCAGCCTGAGGTGGCCGGACAAGTCGAGCGCGGCTCGAAAGTCTATACTGACGACTTCGCACATACGTGGAGAATGGAAGATCGCTTTGAGCATGAGATGGTCAACCATCTCGACAAGTACGTCTCTGGCAACTGCCATACAAATTCGCTTGAGAATTTTTGGTCCTTGCTCAAGCGGTCCGTTGGCGGAACTTACATCAGCGTGGAACCGTTCCACCTGTTTCGTTACGTCGATGAACAGGCGTTCCGGTTTAACAACCGGCTCATGGACGACGCTACGCGCTTCGTGATTGGCATGACTCAGATCGTCGGACGCCGCTTGACGTATGCTCAGTTGACTGGGAAAGCAGAGGTTGTTCAACATGGCTGACGGGCGGGAGACACAATTACCAGAATCCGCAACGCCAAGGGCGCGGGAAGCGCATGGACCGCCATCTAATCGAACTCGCTTCGAGGCTACGCCGGAATTTAAAACGTTCAGGCGCGGCATGAAGAAACTCCTGATGGTTCCGAAGGCGGCACTGGATGCGCGAGTGAAGGCTGCGAAAGAGGCGTCGCCCCGGGTTGGAAATCCGAAGGCGGCGGGACGTAAGAAAAAGAGTGGATAAGACAGAGAACCCCAAAGACCCAGCCGATCAGGGCGACAATTCCGCCTTCCGCAACCAACTTCCCATCATTGCCGCAGTAGCCACCGATGCAGCAGAACAAACCACAGGCACCCGCGAACGAAAGAATGATTCCAAAGACAAGCCAGGTCCAGTTAGGCTGGCTTGGTACTTCGTCAAAGACCCTAGTCATTCTGGCGCGGTCATGGCGATATTCACTGTTTTGCTTTTTCTCGTTAACGCTGGCTATATGGTGATATCTGGCTTGACCCTCAAGAATATGGGTCAGCAATTGACTGTGATGAAACAGTCCACGCAAGCCGCCAGAGACGCCGCCGAGATTGCGCTTGCCGCGAATAGACCGCTGCTTAGATTGAAACTCAGTGTCGGCCATTTTACGGTTGAGCAAGACGGCAGTATAAGAGTGAATGTCGTTCCGCAGGTTCAGAACACCGGCAACGCGTTGCCCATAGCCACTGATCTCGCCGTATTTGCCGATGTCCCCAGTATGAGTGTGATGGACACGAACGAATACGGAGCGGACAGCCCCGAAGAAATTGCTAACCGACTTCGAGAACGTTGCCGAAAGACCCCGACTTCGGAGCGCAGCATGATCCCTCTCACTGTCATATTTCCCAACAGCCCACCAGCGGACCTTCGGCCCGATGGCGAAGAGATAGCCATCGATCTCATCAAGGCGCGCGGGAAAAGCATCGAAGGACGCTTTCAATTCGTGGTAATGGTTTATGGATGTATCACGTATTCCTACCCCGACAGATCCACCTTTCATAGGACAGGAATCGCCTACCAACTTCACACGGTCGGGTACCACCCGCTCAAGTCGATGACCGAGTACACCGCGACCGACTTGCAGTTGGAGCCTTGGGGATTCCACTCCGACTTCGCGGATTAACCGGCCTGTCACGCCGACTATAACTATTGCCGTCATCGCCAGTAAAGTCAAGTATATTATTACCAAAAAAAGGCCCCTGTGCTCCGTGAGTGCCGGATTTACCTGCACGTCGGCGCGGGATTCTATCGGCAGGACGACTTGTGGGACGCAGGCTGGACCGGTCCCGTCACATTCACCAGGGGCGTGAACGAGGCACTGTGTCACTTTGCCATCTCCTCACACAGCCGCCGTACCTCTTCCAGATCCGCCTGGCGGAAGATTCGAAAGATCGGTCACGTGAATCGCCTGGGGCGAATTTCTTACGCGGATGATCCACGGATGAAATCCCTCACGCCGCAGTGAGTCTCCCAGGATATTAAGAACGCGACGACTGATTCGGTTGGCGTCAGCTTCGATCATGATGTACTTATTCTGCTCGCCGGTGCTTCTGACTGCGTCTCCTGGCTTCGGCGCTACTAGCACCGGCGTCGTCGCTGCGCCGAAGATCGTTGAGAGGATGGTGCGGCGGGAGAGCATTTATTTCTCCTCCCTTAACTCTTTAACTATGGTCACCTTAATCTTCCCATATCGCTCCAGTAATTCACAGAAGTCGCCCGTATACCGAAGCCCCGCCATAGTCAGAGCGCCACGAAAGAACTCACCGTGCTCTTTGAATGTGAAGATCTTCTCAAAGGCGAAAGCCGCAGACTCGCCTTCGTATGCGGGATCTTTTTTTTCGGTGGAGAAGCCCCTGATAATCGCCCGCTGAAGCTCAGCCCCGTTAGTTCGGCAATCGTGAGATATTGTCCACGCTGGAATGACGGGCTCAGCTGTCATATCGAGCATCCAACGCATATAGCTCACTTCGCCTCCCTGTAATATTTATCCGCGTACTTCCTGATCGCCTCCATCGCGATCCGGCTAACGGAGTCGCCGTTCTTTTTTGCAGCGCGCTTGGCGACTCGCAGGACTTTCTGGTCAGCAGGTGATGTGTAGATTGTCAGGTTTGCCATACGTGTGAGTGTATCACAGCTTTAAGTCTGATACAATAGAAAAAGCCGCCAGCATTCGCGTGCCGACGGCCTGACATCGTGCCCTGAAAGGAGGGGCGCTAATGCCTCAAGAAGAGTCTACCGCATCTGCATCACGAACGATCAAGTTTAATTCGACGGCGTTTGAGCGCTTCTGGTCCAAGGTCGATAAGAATGGGCCGGTGCCGGAACATCGACCGGATCTGGGGCAGTGTTGGGTTTGGACGGGGCAGATCAGTAGCGTTGGTTATGGCGTGCTCCAGCCTGCAAGTTATGTCCCTGAAGAAAAAGCGCATCGCGTATCGTGGATATTTGCGTATGGTGAAATACCGGATGGACTCCAAGTGCTGCATCGTTGTGATCGACGATCTTGCGTCAACCCGGCTCATTTGAGATTGGGCACGCGAGACGACAACAGCAGAGATATGGCCACGAAGCTCAGAGCATCCAAAACGAAACTTGACATTGAGGCGATTAGAGATATTCGCTCTCAATACGCTCACCGATATTACGGGACCGTACTTGAACTGTCAGAGAAATACGGAATCAACAGAAGCGAAGTCAGAAGAGTGGCAAAGGGGTTAATCTTTCGGGATGTAGATGCCGAGCGTGATCCAGATTCAGAATTTATTGCCGGAAGCGGCCTTGAGCGTCCACCAGCGATGGATGGATCGCAAATCAATTTCGTGCCGATAATCGTTAAGCCGCTGATGGACATCTCTGGACACACCTACGGGCAACTGACTGTTAAATACCTTATTGAAGCACTACCAAATGGTGACGCTCGCTGGCTATGTGCCTGCTCTTGTGGTACCGAAAAGTCAATCAGGATGCAGAACCTGCGCAAAACTGGAGGGACGCGCAGTTGTGGGTGCTTATCCGATAAGGCTCGAAGGAATAATAAGCCACCGCTCGAAAAACGCTTCTGGGATCTCGTTGATAAGCGAGGTCCAGATGAGTGCTGGCCATGGAAGGGATCGCTCCGGGAAGGCTACGGACGAATTAAGCGCAAGGGCGTTCCGATGGGGGCGCATCGCGCCTCGTGGGAGATCGCTCACCCCGATGAACCACGCCTCGGGCCTAACGACTTTGTGTGTCATACCTGCAACGCGCCAACTTGCGTCAATCCTGCCCACCTCCTGCGCGGCAATGTGACTCTCAACAACTTCGATAGAGACATCAAGGCTGCAAATAAAGATTGGACGTTCGATAAAACGGCAAATCTAATTTTAGAAATAAAAGGACTGCGCGCGAACGGCCTTAGATACTCCGAAATATCAGAAATAACCGGCGTGCATGAGATTTATATCAAGGAGGTGTTGACCAAGAAGCACGATCAAGAGTTCTCCAGAATACTTAAAGTTGAGCTTTAAGTATTTCTTGTAAGTCTATACAAGGTAAGGTGCGTGGCTCGCACGCCACTTGCCGGTGTCCCATGGCGCTAAAATTTGTTCGAGTTGTTCGTAAGAAATATTCGTGAGGCCGACTTCCTCATCATTTCTCTCCATATCATTCAATAATCCCTCTGCCTTGATTTGGTGTTGCGTCGCGAGATTCAAATTAAAGTAGGGGTTGGGGTGATCAATATCCGCGCCAGGATAACGAGCGCATTTCTCCAGTGCCATCTCCAGAAGTACTTCTCCACGGTTGGCGACGAATGGCGGTAATTGCGGTTGCTGAACGGTGAGATCGCTTTCTTTCGCGATATAAATGTAAGGCAGGAGCGCGCTCTGAAACGAAGTCTGAAATGACGGCGCAGGCCAAATCTCGTATCGCGGTACGCCGCTTGTGATTTGTGACTGTGCATTAATGACGAAAAGATCTCCCGAGATGTACGAGCCGCTCGTTGGAAAATAAATCTGAACACCATCCTGAAGATCTACCGGACTTCCGTCGGAAGGGGTCACGATAGGGCCAGTAAATGAAGTCTGTCCGGAGCGCATCCACTGAAATGCAGCGGTGCCAGGCGCGCCGGTCGTAGTGATCTGCACGATGTAAGTGGCGCTTGAAACATAAGAGTAGCCAAAGGTGGTTGTCGAGACTGGCGCGCTGCCCGTCGCCGCGACCGGAATCACTGGTCCAATCGTCCCGCCAAAGTTCGCTGTGTAATCCCTGAATGCAACCCCAATCGGGACTCCCTGGTTCGTACGCTGGGGGTCATACACCGCCAGTTCATTCTCGGTTATATTTATCCATAGGCGATAAGCTCCGCTTAGTGAAATAACTACGTACCAATAACCGAAATCCGCCGGGACCGGATAGTAACATTGCAAAATTTGGTACGGCACGTTGGTGATATCAGGCCCAGACCATGGTTGGTCGATTAAGATCGAAGTCGGTGATAGGTAGTTCTGGATCGTGTAATATGGATAGAGCAATCCAAATGCGCGAATCTGCTGTCCGACCATTTGCGGAGTCCAAGTGGTCCCAATACCGGTCAGGAGGTTCGGATTGCCAGTGCTGACATTTGTGGATATCGTGCCGGTATTGTAAATCGGAGGCGGGGCGAAAGTTCCGGACCTGCGGCGAAAAGACCATTCTCTCCGGCTTTGAAATGTGTGCCACGAATCCTGGATAAGCTGGGACGAAAGCTGCACCCCGACCGCTGGGCAACGATTTAAGAGGCGCTGGGTTAGTGTGTTATAGTCATCCATTCAAAGCGACCCAAAACAAAGAACGCCGCCCCCAAGGAGCGGCGTCATAAAATCGAGCACCAGTTACGCTACCCATAAAGAAACGGAGCTTCCCGCGACTTCTCGACCACTGGAGCCTCCCGCGATTCAGGATTAATCCTCATCCCGGCACTCTCGGCAAAAATCAAAATCGCCTTCGCGCCTTCGATGTACCCGGCCTGCACCCGGCTATCGAGCCGATCCCATTCCGGAATCGCCTTCTCGGTCACTGGCGAGGTTGAGCCTACCGCCGAGCGGTATGCGGCGAAGAAAGCCTGGGCAGCCCAGAGATTAACGTCCACAAGCTAGTACTTCTTCGACATGCCCCTGGACTTCTCGTGTTCCTTGTGCTCTTTCTTCTTCATGCCGATGGACTCGTGCTTGCGCCCTTCCTTCTTGTGCGCCATTTCCTTCTTCATGCCCATCGATTCGTGCTCTTCGGCTTTCTTCATCGGAGATCTCCTTTTGGATTGCCCGCTGATGTAGCGGCGGGTTGTGGTTTCGATTTGTGAGAGTTCGTCGGGGATATGCGTGCCTATTTGACGCTGCTGTGGCCCTGTGCAGCCTTATTCCCGATAGGTTTGAAACAATCCTCCATGGAAGTCATCAAGTGCTCTGCCGCGTCTTCCTTGGTGGCGTGGACGGCAGTGTGGGACTCCGAGGGTCCATACTCATCGCCCTCGGCACGATGACGGCTCCGTGAGATCACACCGCCCTCAGCAGGTTCGAAGCTTATCTCGACGAGCTTCTTCTTGCCTGTCTTCGGCTTGTGTGCCTGTTCACGGAGAGCGATAGCTGAGGTCTTGGCCATTATCTGTGCCTAGCCCTCGTGTGCCCAGACCATGATCACTTCGTTGACCATTGGAGCGGACGAGGTGAAGGTAATCACGCCGGTAACCGCATTGACGGTCATGCCAGTGATGAGCGAAGCGGTCCCAGCCTGGCAAAAGGACTGTACGTCCGCCCAGAGGATGCCGATCATATTCGTGTTCAGCGTCGAGCCGGTGGGTCCATTAACCACAAAGATACGGCTGATGTAGTTGCCTTGCAGGCGCTGGTTCGTGGGTGTACCGAAGGTTACCTGAGCCATGAATTCTCCTTAAGTCCTGCGCCGGTTAGTCAACGAAGCCGATGTTGACGTCGACCGGGGTGGTGTTTCCAGCGCTCAGTACGGAAGATGCGCAGATACCGATCACCTGGCTCACCGGAGCGGTCGTAACTGTCGCCTGGCTGATACCGCGCGCCACGCTTGCCGTGGTGTCCGCAATGAAGGCGGTTCCCTGGAGAATGGTTCCAGTGGCGGCAACAGGATACGCGCGCTTCTGGATGACAAGATCCGTGTAATACGTCACCGGGTTACCTGTCGCGTCATTCACGCCAGGAGCGGTGGATACCGCGAGTTGGAAAATACCGGCCACACGATTGATCGCGCCAGACGGGCCGACATCGCATTGGTTCTTGTCGTTGGTGACAAGGGCATTAGCCTGATCCTTCCAGAATGCGAGCTGGCCAGCAGCTACCGCACCGACCGCAGTCGCCGACGTAGCGCCAGAATCGAGACGGACGCGGAGGTAAGAGCCGCCCGTCGTCTGGTCGTTGAAGGCGCAGCCGATTTCGCCATTCGCGTATGCCGGAGTCGGAGCATTGGTCTTATCCGGGGTGCCCTGTGGCATATATGGGTTCGGAATCCGTGGATATACTTGAGCCATAAAGACTTAACTCTCCTTGTCGTTCTGAAATTCTGGTACTAAAGTACTACGCCACAAATCCGAACCCGGACGCATGATATCCCGGTAAGACCGATAAATTGTGCGCTAGCAACACTTTACCGACTATTTTGGTGTTTCCAGCGCTGGGGATAAACCCATCATCATCCAGCGTCCCGTTGAACGGCGCATTCTTCGAAATGCGGTACTTGATGTTCGGCTTGCGGGCGTTCAGGAACCAGATCGATTCGCCGCCCTGAAGGTTGCCGGACGGATACGCGGTCACCGCGCCGCCAGTGGTGTAAGACAGGTACCTGGTCGCCACGCGGTCGTTGGTGCCGCCGCTGGCTGTCAGGTAGGAGCCGGGAGCGTAACGAGAAGCCAGGATCACCGCACCGTTGTATTCGAGGCCACGGAAACCGCCCTTGGCGATAGTGACGTTCTGGAAGCGCTGCTGAGTCTGATAGTTCGAACGAATGTAGCCCTGACCCTTGGCAGTTGTCAGGATGATGTTGGGCTCGTACTCGCCAGAACCATAGTTGACCGACTGGTACATGTTCTCCATCACCGGGAGGGTGATGTTCGCACCGGCGAAGTTGACGGGCGCGGGAGCCAGCATACGGCCACCATACAGCGAGCGAGTCAGGGTGCCATAGATCGGATAGGCCGAACCGTCCCAGCCGGGCGTCACGCCGTCAGAGAGGGCTTCATCGAGGCCGTTGATGACCTTGACATACGCGCCAGTCTGGCCCTGGAGATAGAGCTGGAGTGCGGTCTGCGCGCCGAGTTGCATGTAGGCGGAGTCCACGCGCTCTTCGACGAGCTTGATTACCGCGAGCGGCCCGTTGTTCAGCACCTTGATGTCTTCCTTGTAGAAGGGGATCATCACGGTCTGGTACTTCGGATCGAAGCGCAACTGCTGCTCGATCTGGCGCTGGTCGGCAGGCAGATCCTGACCCTTCGAGTACGAACCGCCATCCTGGACGTCATACTCGATGTTGTCGTTCCACGAAGAGCCGCCCTCGACCTCATCGAGACAGTTCTCGTCGAGGAAGGACATGAGCGGATCTTTATTGAATACGAGATCACGGAGCTTTGGCTGTTCGTCGATGTAGCGGCGAGTCGTGACTTCGATTTGCGAAAGAGTGTCAGGCGTATAGGTACCCTACCTTTGCTAGCTTAAATTCGTTACTGAACCGACTGAAACGCATCCAACAGCTTCGACCGGTCGTAAACTTTCTTGTCGCCACCGATTCCATCGCGTGACAGCGGCGATGGTGTACCGGCTCCAGTCGACGACGACGCGCCCTCGGCACCTGCCGGGAAATTCGACTGCAACATCCGCTTCTTCATCCGCTCATTAACCTGGTCTTCGATGCGCTTTTCATCGGCGGCCAGCCGTGCGGCTTCAGCAGTCTTCTGGTCTTCGAGCACATTTGGCGCATCCCACTCTTCGTAGGCCTTGACCACGTCGCCCGCGATCTCTGGCTTTGCGGCCAGTTCGTCGAGCTTCTTCCAGTCGATGGGAGTCTTTTTGCCACGCGCGATATTGCGCATGATGTTCATCTCGACCGCAGTTCCGACTCCAATAAGAGTGCCCGTCACCTTCGGCGCGTAGACATTCTTATATGCCTCTTCGACACTCTCCTTCGCAGCGCCAGTACTGATTTCTTTGGCGATTGCCTGGACTTCTTCCTTGGTCAGGCCGGGGATCGAACTCGGGAGAGCAGGCGGGGTGGTGGTTGCGCCAATCTTCCCGTACTTGGCCTCATACTCCTTGACAGAAGCTTCAAGCGCCTTACTGGAATCTTCGAGTTCTTTCAACTTGTTTGCGTTCCCGGTGATCGTCGCGTAGTTCTCGGCGTACCATTGCTGGTACTTGCGGCTGCCGGGCTTCGCATCGGTACCGATCAGTTCGGCTTCGAGTGTGGCCTTCGCGGCTTCGATCTGCTGCTTCTCGGCGAGCAGAGCATTAGCACGCTGCTCGATAGCCTGATACTCGGTGGCTTGGCGAAGTTGAGTTACCTTAGCCATCGTACTTGCGTTGCCAGTGAGCTTGGCGACCTCTTCGGTCGTCAACCCGCCTTCAATCAAAAGAGCCTGGAATTCTTGTGCGGTCATACGTTAGTTACTGTCCTTGTGGCGGCGCGCCCTGAGGTGGCCCACCTGGCGGCGGAGTCAGTGGTGCCTGGCCGCCCTGCTGCGGTTGATTTCCTTGTCCGCCCATCGCCTGCTGTACGGCCATGGGTACGAGCTGCTGAGCGAGCGCGATGATCTGCGCACAAATCTGTTCCGAGCCAGGCACTGCCCCCGAGGTCACGACCTGTTTGCAGGCCTGCTGGATTGAAGTAACTGCATCCTGGACCGGCTGCGTACCCTGAAGGATCGCTTTTAAAAATCCGCCCTGCTTCGCTGGCGCTGCTGCGGGCTGCGCGGGAAGATCCGGCAACGGAGGCAGCGGTGCGGTACCGGCGCTGGTCGCGGGCGTTGGAGAAGGCGACACTCAACGTATCCCCGCCTTATTTGCATCGCATGCGGGCGACGCGATTTCCTTGCCCATTGATTTTTGGCGACCGACCTTCGCGGAGAACCCGGTTTCCTTCTTCGTGAGTCCGACACCCCGGCTGGAGCCGCGCTTCTTACTGCCCATTGATTCGTGTTCGCGCTTCATTTGGCTATAGCCCCTTTACCCCTGAGCTTCGACAATGTCTCCGCAAGGCGGGACTGTTTGCCGAGTTTTCCCGGCGATCCGGCGTTCTTCGCGGCAAATGACTGTGTGCCCATCCCGGCCTTCTTGGCTTTGGCTCCGAAAGCGCCCTTGTTGAGATTGGCGTGTTCTATCCAATCAGGGTCTGGGTTTGTGGGCATCTAAGTGTGATGATGGACCTCGGAAAAGCGGGAAGTAAAGCGATCAAAGGGGTTACATCAAAGAAAGAACGACTGTGATAAACTGGGCGCAATCAGGACAATGCTCATTACCGAGAGAGAGGTTGCCTCTATCATGAATGTCTCCGTCAGCGTGGTCCGCAAATGGAGATGGAAGAATCACCCGCCAAGTTTTTTTAAAATAGGAAAATCTATTCGCTACGAAGAGAAAGACATCTACGCTCTTAAGCAGAAAATGCGGGTAGAGCGATGATCGACCTGCGCATCGAGAGCCGCTTTAAGAATGCTGCGCTATATAACGCGATGATCGCGTATTGCCTCCCTGAGGAACGAGGACCCGGAAGATCTTTTCCCTCGCCACATCTATCAACTTTCGCTCCCCAAAATCGCCGTCACGGAACCGGCAGTACAGGAGAAGCCGGGGCCGCTGTCTGCGCTGCGCCGTAGCTGGGCACCGCTCGATCCGGATAAGTTCTGGATCGGGTTGCAGAAGGATCTGTTTGATAGAGGCATCGCCTTTGAATGACAATTTTCCAGAGCGGATGTGTTATTACGGGAGATCCGTGATTGCCTTGTCTTTGGGGTCATGAATCACCACTCTGGAATTCAAGGAGCATAAAATGAAACAGGTTTTCCTTTCTCGCGGCAGCACGCATCAAGTAGTCTGCGTCCCCGCTCAATTCGCAATACGCGGCGCGTATCTTCGCATCCTCGACGAGGATGGCTGGCGCGTGGACGAGGTGTATTCAGTCGGCGCGTCGCTCGCGACAAGCGATAGAAGAAATCTGAGGGGATTGTTCGGATCACTGGCATGAAAATGTCCTCCATCCAACCCGGCATGCGCCTGCGCTCGACCATTTCGCGAGTGCCGATGGAGGAGTTCATCACCGTCACAGAACTGACGGAGTCTGGGTTTCGATTTTCTCTCGATGCCGAGTACGTGATGATTACACGCTGGGGAATGACAATGGCAAAGGATGGCCACGAACATTTCGGATTCAATGGCGAGGCGTTTTACGAGCCAGTGTATCAGTGCGAGGGCGCAGATTGAAGCCCAAGGTTAAATATCTGAATGGCTCCTGGTACGTCACCGGCGGCCTCGTGCCCATTGATTTAAGATTTGTCGCGCACGAGACATTAGGTGCGGCGGTTGAGGCGCTGTGTCGGTGGTATCGGGGTGGTGGTGGGGCAGCAATGATTCCATATGGAGGACAAACGCAATGAATCTGTCCCGTCGCGGATTTCTCGGTGGTGCTATTGCCGCTATCACCCTGCGGATACTCCCATCGCCGCTCGCCGCTCGCGAGCCACGCAAATGGATCTGGCTGCAATTCCACACAGGATTTGATCCGAACTGTACGAGGGCTTGGGCGCGATGGGCCGCATGTCGCTCAGATGGCGTTTACTTTACTACCGCCGGGCCGATATTCCTTGAAGACGTAGGCACGTCCAGCATGGAATCTTCACCGGCGGTCCTTGCCGTAAAGCAGCAGACCCGCATTCTCCTGAATGAATTCCTCGATTCTCGCTGTGACTGCCATCCTGGCTATTGGTGCCAGATTCACGAGCACATGAGGCCGAAGGATTTTTCTGGATATATTCCGGACGATGAAGATGAGGATGAGGAAGATACGCCTACAGCGATTTATGAGGTAGTCTCCGGATGATCTCTTGCGACCAACTCCCACCCGACAATAAACTTGTCTTCTCCGACGACAGAGCACTACTTCCACATGGCTTTAACTGGGACATTCAGAAATGGCTATCGGAGTGGAGGCCGCTTCCGTATTTAATGCTTCGCGAACCGCTGCCGTACGCAGACTGGACCGAGCTTCCAGACTTCCTTAAGATGACCATCCGGCAAGTCTGCTTCCAGCGCCAGCACTGGCAATTAAATAATATGCAACGCCTTTTCCGCGCGGCAGTCTGCGTAGAACACGGCTGGCAGATTCTTGGCCCGGAGATCGACACCCAGCATGGTCACGTAATCGCCGACTCTCCTGTCGTGGATGTGATCGTTCGCCAGGCAGACCAGCCACCAGCGTCGATCCAGAGCCTAGCCGAGTTATCCGCGCAAGTATGGGCTGGGATGACAGATGCCGAGCGCGAGAAGCATCCAAGGATCGGCGAGGTCGCCGCGTGTGCGGATCTAGATGGACTTAGCTTGTGAGTATGTGTCGTGGCTGCGGTCAAGCAGATGGACGACCACGCCTCTGCCATAGTTGCACTGTGAGGCGTCAGGATCTATTTGCCGTTCAGGTAATGACTATGCAAGCGATGGGTATGAGCTTGAGAGAGATCGGCGAGAGGCTGGGAAAATCAGCCGAGCGCGTGCGGCAGATCCTGTACTTGGGCTGCCGACGGTGTTTTGTGTTGCGCGATGAACGAGGAGCAATTATCCCCTCCGAACGCAAATCGAGATTTTACGGTACAATCTAATTCTGCGAGCAAGTTGATAGATCGGGATCGCTTCGTCAACGTCGCCCCTGATCCTTGCGTCCCCGTAGTTGCTGGAAGGAAGCCTCGGCCACCGGGGTGATAACAAAGCGACGGAGCGGTGAATCCGGCCAGTTCCGGAACTTGCTCGCAGCGTAATATCATCGTAGTCAGTGGCCCAAAACCAAATCCCCGCCCGTCTGCCCGGCGCAACGCCACAGACGATCAGCGACCTTTACGACAAAATTAACTACCTCCTCTCAAAGCAATCCCCATCTTCAACCCCAACCACCACCCCAACTGCCCCCACCACTCCGACCACCTCCATAGTCGCTGATATCAGCGGCGCGAGCGGTCAGGCATCTGGTCCACAGTTCGCCGACATCCCGATCCTCGCCACCCTTCCATCTAATAACCCCGTGCAGGGCGCACCGTACGCACAAAATGGCCTGATGATCGACGTTGGCGGTCAACTGTATATCTATGTCGCGGGGCCAACCTTTGCCTGGACTCCTGCCGTTGCCGAAGCCACGTTTCAGGCTGCCGAGACGCTGACCGTTGGCGGCACTGCCAATGCGATCACTGGCACCACGCCGACCACCTACGCCGCACTCGCTACCGGTTACGTAATCCGCCTTATTCCGACCGCTACAAATACCGGGGCCGTGACTATCAACATAAATTCCATCGGCGCAAAAGCCATCACAAAGAACGGCACTGCGGCGCTCGTTGGGGGAGAACTGGTCAATGGCAATACGTATTTCCTCTTATACGATGGCACTCGTTTTCAGATTCTTGGTGAAATCATCAACGAAGTCACCTTGGCGAACAGTGAATGGGTGACCGTCGGGGGGGCGGCAAACGCCATCACTGGCATTACGGCGAATAAATACACCGCACTCGCGAATGGTTTTCTCCTGCGCCTTATTCCAACCTCCACAAATACGGGGGCTACGACACTCAACATCAACAGTATCGGCGCGCACGCAGTCACAAAGAACGGCAACGTCGCCCTGACGGGCGGAGAACTCACTTCCGGAATTGTTTATTTTCTGCTCTGGGATGGTACGGAATTTCAGATCGTCGGATCGCAACCTGTTACCGAGGCCGCGATTGCGAACAGTGAGTGGATAACGGTTGGCGGCACTGCGAATGCGATTACCGGTGCTACGGCTACCCCCTACACCTCTCTCGCTCCTGGATTCCTTATCCGGATCATTCCGACCGCAAATAATACCAGCGCCACGACGCTGAATGTAAATGGTATCGGCGCACAGCCGGTAACGAAGGACGGTAACACAGCCCTCTCGGGAGGTGAACTGCTCAGCGGCGTAGCGGCCTTTCTATTGTGGGATGGAACAGAATTTCAAATAGTTGGAGCTGCTGCCGGAGTGACGCAGACTGTGGCTACTTTCACTCCTGCGCTTCTTATCGGCGGCTCTGGTACCGGCATCACCTATTCCAACCAGACCGGCGTTTCTATCCTGACCGGCGATCAGGTAGTACTGCTCGTATCGCTGACCCTATCCGGAATCCCAGCCCCGAGTGGTGGTGCGCTGACAATCGACGTATCTGGTGCCGCTGTTCCTGTGTCGGTCGCCCCTGGCGGCATCGTGACGATCTGCTACATGACAGGCTGGCAGTCATTAACGGGCGCGCCGAGCGGGCTCCTTCCCACCGGAACCGGGAGCGTGCATCTTTACCAGTGGGGTGCTACGGGCGTTTCTGGCCTCACTGACGCCAACATCACTGCTGCCAGTGTGATTTATCTGGCGGTGGTCTATGTGACGTAGTGGTTTGCCTCATCACAATTCCGAGACTGTCGAGCGGACTTACGTCAACGCCGAAGCCGAAGATTGCGGAGCCGTGGCTGGCGGCTTCCTGGCGGCGGTTTTCGCGGAGAACGCCGAACTTTAATCGGGATTTGACGAAGACCACGGAATCACAGGCACGAAGGGCGCGCTGGAAGATGCGCGTGTCGGTGTGTGAGGGGATCAGCAGGACCACTTTTCGTGATTGGCCTTCGAGGATGCAGCGCTCGACCCAGCGGCCCCTAACTTCGCCATACGGTGGGTTTATGAAGCAGGTAGGACTATCCCACGGCAATACGCAACCGTCTTGGGGGGGGTATAGAAGGACAGAGCGCCAGTCGGATTATCCGGTTCCGTGCACGGGTCGAGGCCGATACCTCCCAAAAGAGCACGGATGGGCTCCAGTACGTACTCTGGCGTCAGCATTGCCTGCCTGGCGTGACTCTCTGGTCTTCGGCGTTTGGTGTTGTCGAAGCGGTGGGAGGCGGTTGGCATTCTAGCCTAGGCAGGCGAATTCGCGGTGCAATTGCTTCAGTGGAGCAGCTTTACAGTAGGCCTCGTGAGCCAACTCCGGAGTCGAAAAACACCCAAGATGAATTCTCTTTTTTGACTTCTGTATAACGGCACGCCAGCGATTGCCGATCTTGTGGACGCCTTTGTATCCGATTCATGACGACGTTTTCCATAAGGATCAACTTTCCATCCCCATAGCGACAGGCGTGGTAGCTGGCGGTTCTGGCGAGCCAAATAGCTTGCCACTTCCACTGCATTAAATATTCGTAGTTATGCTCGTCTACAAGCGATGTCATTCCGTTATCGAGCGGAATGCGGTACTCTTTTATTGGCTGGGTTTCCTGCTCATTCAGGTTCATGTGGTCGCGCTCCAACGCGAGTTACAACTCAGCCATTATATCACACTTGGATCAACCCGATGTTGCTATTGTGGGTCCATTTGCATTCTGCTTGAGACTTGGTGGGGCTTGGTCTGTCTGCTTCCGACCCGCCGAGTTCGCGATTAAGCCTATCCCGAGTTGCTGCTGAAGTGCCAGCCGACCAATTTCATCAGCAGGGATTTTTAATCCAGGAGGAGAAAAATTATCTCTTCCCGCAGCTTCCATGAGAGAAAAAACGGATAAATATCCCATTTTAGCCAACATAAAGTCCTGAAGGAGCTCCTGCTGCCCGGCAGAATTAAGCAACGAAGATGGCGCGAATTTAAATGCAAACGACGCAAGCATTGCCTTCGCTCTTTCATACAGCGGTCGCGGTCCATCAGACATAAAAGCATCCAGCGTCGAGCCCACGTCACCAGGCTCCCCATCCGGCACATCATCTGGAATGAAGTTTCCAGCAGAGAAATCATAATCCTCTGCTGTTACTGCGTCTGGACCAAACTTCATTAACCGCTTGGAAAGTGTATCGAATTCAGCAATACAATATAAAAATTGTTCGCTAAATTCCTTCATAAACCCTTCCAGAATCCTTGATCTTAAACGGATTCCAGGCGTTTGAAACTTGGCGATGGTATCGAGTGTATCGTCGGATGGTATCTGATTTAACGACGCCATTCCCTGAATATTCGCCGTCCCTGCCGCCTCCCGCATCCATTCTTCGAGCTTCTCGATATGCGTCCAGATTGACTGCGGAAGAGTAGGCGGATTAACGATCTGAATTCCCTTCCCAGAAGCCGGATTAGATCTCACTTTATATCCGGCGACCGCCGAATTAAACTTAGTAAACTCGCTGCGGGAAACATTGCGATCCGCAATAGCACCAGGCTGCGCAATTTGAGCGGCATTATTATCCACCACTCGACACAGACCGTTCAGCGACTCATTAAGCGGAAGAAGGTCCCAGAGCGGGGCCTTCCCCAAGAACGACATCGGCCACGGATTCAACGTGAGCTTGATGAGGGGATATTGACCATGCCAGTACGGCGACGTATCGTCATAAAGCATGACGCCGTTTGACCATACAATCATCCGCTTAAACGGGTAGAGCGGCATCCCGGGCTTGACCTTGTATGACCATTGATTCTGCCCGACTAGTTCGCCTTTTTCGTTTTTCTCCCAACCCCCCATGTAGACATCGTGTTTATATGGATTAGTGCGCGGGTCGTCCAGATAGAGGGTACGCAGAAAGCACGTGGGAGTCTTTGGAATTGGGGCGTCTGCATGCTTCCGGTCTGGAGATAACGGCCCAGTAACCGAACTCTTGCCGGTAACTGCCCCCACTGCGTGAAGAAACCACCCGAAGATAGATTGCCCGCCAACGTTAGGGGCTACGTCTTTTCCGTACTCTGATTTAATCCATGCTGGAGTTTTTGCCTGATTGAGGATGACGCCCTCAGCATCCTGAAGGGTGTGATACGAGATGGGTCCGATTGGAATTACGTTTCGTGGATCGACGGCATCCACCATCATGTCATTCAGGCGGCGGGAGTAATACAAGTGGGCATAGCCCGTACCGCAACACGTGTAGTATCGAATTACATCACTGATCCGCAGGTCGATGCAGCGCTGCGTATACCAAGCCGAAGCTTCTTTATTGGATATTCTAGCCTGATTTTCGTACTTGGGATTATTCGTGGAGTAGTTCCAAAACACCCGTGCGTCGGTCAGCATCGCCGTGATATCTTCAGCGGTAATTGCCACCTTGTTGACCCGAGTGTTACTCAGGGGGCGCGGCGTCGGAGCATAACTGGCATTCGATGAGGTCTTTTCGTAAGCGAAAATCGCCCCGATGGTCTTGTCGATCTTGTCGTACCCAACCTGCGCCTCAATAAACTCCTGCCCCTGTTTAAGGCGAGCCTCGCACCAGCTGATGATCGCGTAATCCCGCGTCCCCGGCTTAGCAGGATCGGGCTCAGGCAGAGGCGGCAAATCAAAGTCAGGCATTGCCTCTATCATACGGCAAGTCGTGCCGAATCACCCAATTGCGATATGCTGGAGAGAATGAACTGGCCAGTCATCGGCTCATGGATCGTTGCGTTTGCCACGAAACATGAAGAAGCTCTCGGACTTTTCGCGCTCGCCATGGCTGTGACGATGCGGCCAAAATTACCGTGGCCTTTCGCCCTGATCGAGCCACTCGAATGGCTTTACGAATGGGTACGGGACGGCCTGCTCACATTCGTGTCGATGCGCGGCCCAGCGCATTCAGAAGCAAGCGTAGAGAAAACCACGAAGTCCATCATAGACCAAACTGGCAAGACAACCGAGGTCACCTCTTCAATCAAGGCCGAAGAGGGAACGCACGAGGAGTCAGCGAAATGATGCGATTGATTCTCATTCTGGCAGTCTCCTCAGTCGCCCTCGCCGACTCCAAATCAGACAGAGACCGCATTGCTGAACTCAATCGCCAGAACGCGGATCTGATCCAGCAGATAAAAGCCTCGATAGCAGGAAATCAATCCGAACTTCTCAAGCTCCGCGCCCAGGTCGCCGCGCGGTCGAAAGATGCTGCTTCTCTCGCGGCCTCCGGTCGCTCTGAGGCAAAGGCAACAGCGAGCGGCCAGTCCGATGCCATTGCAACCGTACAGCAGTCCACGGATGCCATCCAGCTCCAGATCGCGCAACTGAAGGCAGCGAGTCCGGTCAATTCAGTTCCAGTGTGGCTCGCGGCAATAGCTCTGATCGGGACGTTTTTCGGAACGCTCGGCACCGTGATACTCGCAATCATCAATCACACGAAAACGAGCGTCATTGAACAGCATGTCAACGGCATGGTAGAGAAGATGGGTGCGGCACGGGAACAAAAAGGCCGTGACGATGCGCGCGCCGAGGACAGAGAAGTTCGTGGTGGATGATGGACGGCGACGAGATAGGGCGTGCGGAAGAGGTCTATCAGTTTGTGTCGGAGCTAGCGGACGCGCTCCAGGACGCGCTGGAGATGGTGGATTCAGGACCACACAGCAGAGAGTCTGTGCTTCAGGAGTTTGCAGCACGGCTGGTGCTTATGATGCGCTCGAATAGCGAGTAGAATCAGCGGACGGGCAGTGGCGTGCTCTTAGGTGGGGGAGGTGGTGCGCATGCAGACCAGGAAAGCCAGTCCTCCGGCTGAGCAAGCTAAGGAGTTAGAGCGTCGCGTCAAGGCTCTCGAAGATCGACTCGCAGCAGGGCCAGGCGCTCAGGGACGTCCCGGCGAGAAGGGTGCCCGGGGCGAGAAGGGCGACACTGGCGAGTCTGGAAATCGCGGAGCAGAAGGACCACGGGGTCCTGGGTTTTGGGGAGGGGAATAAATCATGGAAACGTTGATCTATGTATTGATCTGTATTGTCATATTCTGCATTCTTGCCTATGGGCTGCTTTGGGTCTGCGGCAAATTCTTCCCGGAATTTCCGCCCGCCCGCTGGATTTGCGGAGCCATCCTACTGATCGTTTTGCTTATTTTTGCGGCCAGTCAATTTGGTGGTGGAAGCGGCGTTCACTTCCCTGAATTTCGACACGATTCGCGTTAGCGCGGCGCGAGGAAGCAGTGAATCTTGCGGCCTTCGGTGCGAGTGCAGAGACGCCAGTCGCCCTTGTGGATACGTTGACCGGCGGTGAGAATTGTGGAGCGGAAGGAGGGAACCGTGAGATTGGTGGGGGTAACGACTTCCAGTTGCTGGCCCGGCTCAAGAGCCTTTAACTGGGAATTCAAACCGGACCAGTCGGATCGTTGTCTGGGGATATCCAGAAGTTCACTGACCCGACCGATCCTGGTTCGAAGAGGACTCGCCATCTACCGCCCGGTTTTCGCCGGTGTGAGGCCGAGCTTGTTCTGGAGAGCCGCCATCTTCTTGACAGCTTCAGTCTTGCGCTCGCTCGTGGTCTTGTAACCCTCAAGCTCTGCTTCGATACGCTTCAGCTCTGCCATATCGGCAGCGCGAGTGCGACGGTCGATCTCATCACGCAGAACGGTGGTCGACTTCTCCAACCATTCCGGCGCGGAGATCTGAAGGTGGCCGTACTCATTCTCCAGATTGCGCGCGTAGGCCGATAGCGTCACCGCTTCGTCCATATCAAGAACGCGATCCAGATTCAGATTCTTCAATGCCTGTAACATTGCTTTAATCCTTTCTACCACGAAGCTCAGCGCGAGCGCGGCTTGGCAGTTATTTTTCGCAAATCATTCAAGCGCTCGACGAGCGCCTCGTTAGCCAGGTAAGTCTTGTAATTTATCTCATCCGGCTGATTTAGATAATGCATATCCGAGGAAACACGACCATATTCGGATGAGGCTATCCACGCCGAATATTCCATGCTCCCCCGAAGCTTATTACAGCGACGGCAGGCGCTAACTAGATTGTCCTCAGCCGTCGCCCCACCATCCTCCCAGAGAATTACGTGATCCACCGTTAATGGCTTTTCTTGACCACAGTACCTACACCGAAAGTGATCTCTCCGAAAGACATTCCAGCTGACGAACTGATCTATCTGCCGCTGGCTCTTTCGAAGAATCGCCTTTCCCGGCCCTCGCACATCGAGCACGTCGGACTGATTCAGGAAGCGCTCCCACTGAGCGGTGTCCATCACGAGCAGTTCGTGCTCGCCCGCGAGGTCTTCGTCTGGTAACGGGACGAGATACACTTTCCCGTTACCAGTCCAGATCGCACCGCCGAGTTGAATCGTGTGGCCGACTTCGAGGATGTCGAGGTCGGCTAACGTCACCTGAGTGGCGGTCATGCCGCCACCAACTCACGAACGCCGAGCACCTGATCGAGGGTCAACAGAGGGCACGACATGATCTTTTCAACGACACCAAACCGAGAGGCGTTCATCGACTGTACGAGGTTTGGCAGCGCATAGTAGTCGGTCCCATTCGTCAGATCATATTCCGTGAACTGCAACCCAGCCGCTGCCATTGCGGCTCCAAACAGACGCGGACTTCCATTGCCCATCGCGTACCGAGCATCAACAAATGTCCGGTACAGGTAAACCGGAACCTGCTTGTCCGTCTGGCGCTTGAAATGTTGATACGCCGTCGCGAACATCGGGTGACTGTTCTCGCCTCCATCGCCCACGATTGCGATCCCATCGATATTAAGCTTCTTGTCGAGCGCCCAAGCGAGGCCAACGCCATACGAAGTACCACCGCTGGCGAAGATGAACTTCGTCTGCCCTTTGATCTCGTCAAGCGTCTTGCCGGTTACCTCGATAGGAGTCACGTCCGTATTGCAGAAAACAAGCCATACGCGGCCCGTCACAAACTTCGCAATAGCAGCACCGATGTGCGCTCCGAGTTCAATAGCCTGCTCCTGCGACTGGCTGCGATCCACGATCACAAGCCAATCACCCTCAATCCCCCGCCCCGCATCCTTCTGAGCCTGAATCTGACGCTCCTGGAGTTCGCGAAGCATGGTCTTCAATCCCTTGTCCTCGACTTCATCAGCCGCGACCGAGGTCTTGAGCGTTGCCTTATTGCTCTTCGTCGCCTTCGCAACTTTCTTTCGGAAGGTGTCCTTCAGCGCGGCATCTCGCGAGAGACCCTTCTTTTCGAGGCTCTTTGCCCGCGTCACGACCTCGGTATCGCTCATTTGGTCCATACCGGCCTGAACGACCTCTGAGGCCTGCTGCGTGGCCTTTGCGCCAGTCATGGCACCACTGACCACCAGTGGAGACAAATGCCACTTCTGGATCGTTGCAGCAACCTGTGCCGGGGTCATCTTCGAGAGATTCTTGATGTCGGCGAAGATCGTACCCTGCGCCGGATTGCCGTTGAACAGCACATCCGCAGCGAAAGCTGGAATCTTCGCATGAGTCAGCGCGTACAGCGACTTCAAACTGCGCCGGTGGCGAGCCGCGAGGCGGTTCCATTTGCCCGGCTCGGCAGCCTTGGCGTCGAGATAAGAATGGATCATCCGTTTGATCGCCGTATCGCGACGGCGGGCCAAATTAAGTGTGGCCGAGAAGCGGAGCGCGCGAAGAATTTCGCGCGGCGACTGCATCGCCAGATGCGCCAGCGAGTTCTCGACAAGCTCATCGGGAAACTCACGCGTGGCCAGCGTGATCACTGGGAGAGCGATCTTTGTATCCTTTATTTGCCCGTTCGTGAAGTCAAAAGCGATTAAATGGGCGAGAAATTCCGGGTCCTGACGGCAGGCTGCGCCGATCACGTTCTGATAGGCGGCGAGGTCTCCGTGAAGGGAAAGATTTAACTTCCCTACGATTTCGTTGCGCGTGATTCCGAGTTCTTGTGACATAAAAATAAAGGGCGGCGTGTCGATGGACTGTTGCTTTTAGGCAATCACCAAATGATTGTGCCCCGCCGTGGAGCCTCTCCCCCGTAAGCGCTTTTCAGCAGTTTTATGGGTGGGGGAGGTCGGAATCGAACCGACTGTCTTCTTGCGAAGATGCGTGTAAGTCCGTCAGTTTCCGCCCTAACTTAGTGCCTCAATAAAACGGAGGCGAAATCAAAGGAAGCCATGTCGATGCGCTTTGCTGTTATTGGCAAGTCATGCGCTCTACCGCTGAGCTAATCGCTCACTGGTGAAATCGTTTCCGACTAGTCGACCAGTGAACGATTCTGGATTTGAACCAGAGACCTCATGAATTAAACGTGTATGCGCGTCAGTTTGCTTCCTGTCTCGATGAAAGCCGCGTCGTCAGACTCTCGAACTTATTCCCGGCATGTCGATGCGCGTTGATCCCTTACGGGAACGGTTGGAGTTGAACCAACTACCTAAAGCGTTGAAGGCTTTTGCTCTACCAAATGAGCTACGTGTAAGCGCGTCAGTGTCCGGGAAAACCTTTCGAACTTGCGTCCGAAACATCAGACTACCACATTACCCATGTTACCTGTCAAGTGATTTCTGAAAATAAATCTCAGACCTTAACAGTCAGCACCGGATCTGAATAAGCCTGATCCAGAATCTTCGTCTCCTGAATGGGCGACCCGACATTCGTCAGCAGCTCCCGCTCCGCCGTAGCCGACCCCTTATCGAAGTGCGACGCCTCATGTACGAGCCCGGTCTTACGCTCGAAGTCGTTCCGCTTCTGATGGGTGTCAAGCTCGACGCGCTCATATCCCTGCCGCCGGTAGACTTCAGGCATCTGAAGATCGGCACGTGCGGGAATGCGGCGCTCGCCGGTGCGGGGGTTCATATACACCACGGCGCGTTCGGATGGGTGGATCGAGGAGATGCGGCTTCCACCGTGGGGGGCCGTATGTCCGTGCTTCCCGGATTCATCCTGGCAATATGGCCAGGACCCTACCGGGCGCGGTCGGCCACATGAAGGACACAGATCAACAACACCAGCAGGAGCAGGGGGAGATTCTCGCGATTGAGCAGAAATTTCATTGACGGAAGTCATTAGATTAGCACGCACACTTCCCAAACCTCTCCGCACACCGACACAGATTGCACCTGCAATCCCGAGATCGCGCTATCCACGGCGACATCAGGATGGCGCTGAAGAGCAACGCAAGACCGAGGAGAGCAAGTAACGTGGGGCGAGTCAGGGTCATGTCCGCGAAGGCGTAAGCCGCCCGGTGACCACGGCAAATGCCGCTAGATCGTCCTCGTCTTTGATCGAGACGTTCACGCCGCCGAGGTCCACATCCATGTAATCTTTCTTCGTTACTGGATCGATCTGCGGGGAGACCCGTACGACTTGATCGAGATTCAGGAGTTGGCCGGTTTTTAGCTTAAAGAGGGTCAATACGTCGCTCCGTACAGCGCAGGCCGGATCACAGTGCTCCACGTGAATTCGCTCACCGAGACGCCCTGCGAGCGGTTCTTTAGTCGCTTCAGTACGTCTGGCGGGATGATAATTCTCGCAACACCTTCGCCATTCGGCATTTCCTCGATAGAGCATTCAGGGCAGACTGGCTTCGGCTTCGCCTGGCGTGGGGCTGGTGCGCCCTCGGGGGCTTCTTCGACTCGCTCCGCTTGCGGGAGCGGTATTGCGGATTGCTTGACTGGGGGGCGGAGGACTGTTGGCTTTTCGGCTGCTGTACTCATTATTTCTGATCTCCGATATTTTCTATTCTGACACATCTTCCAGCGTATTCTTCATCGGTCTCGTTAATCCGGCGCGACGGGAGCGCGTACATGGTTCCGTCCGGCATCCATGGCGCTGAGCGGATGTCCGGCATCACGAACTGGATATCGTCTGGTGTTGCTGGGATCGTCTTGATGTTGGCCACTTTTCGGTAGACCTCGTCTGCGGCCCGAAAGGCGGCTATGTGGAGTGGGTTGAAGGGGTCGAATTTAAAAGTATCGCTCATGATTTAATCGTCAGACCAGTCGTCCACCGCCGCTGCCCAAGCCTCGCGATACGACTTTTGCTCGCCGCTCATCGTTGGAGCTAGGTGCTGCCAGTCTACATCGAGTCGCTCTGTGACAGGCTCGTCAGTTCGCTCTGGATTATCTGTCCAGCGATGACCAGCCCAGAATGCCAGGTTACAGGCCCGGAGGCGATCATCGTGGATTCCATAAGCACCACGAGCAGTCATTCTTTGCATGTCAACAACGGCATTAGCGTACTCATCTACAGCCCACGGCGACATTAATTTCACCCTGCGAGACATCAGGTGCATGCGTGCCCTGGTCCACAGAATTCTCGTGCTCCTTGGCGTCGCCTGCCAGCCTATAACGTTCGTGTCTTCCGCGACGGTGTTGGCAAACTGCTGCCACATCCACATATTCCCGTACCCAAGTCGGATTAATTCCTGCGTCATTAGGGGACCGGGGCCGGGGTATGACTCGTATATAAACTCGCACTGATCCCCTTCTTCTCCCGCGTACATGCGCCCCATGACATTGGCTACTTTTGCCAGCTCTGCAGCATCAACAGGAGCCGCGAACTCGGCCACCTGAAGATCCCGCATGACAAACGCTTGTGTGCCCGTAGCCTTGTCGATGACCGGCTTATTATTCTTGAATAGCGGCATCTTTATGGCATTCGGTCGGAAAATTTCGATCACGCCGTTATCGGTCTTATAGTCATCTTCGCGACGAGACCCTCGGCTCCAGTTCGTAATCCCCTCGGACGGGTCCGCCGCCATTATGTATTTGGCCCAATGTTTTGGCTCTTCCCAGACGAGCAGTAATCCCCTGGGGTCACCATTGACAGACTCGTCGGCTTCGCCAGTTCGCAAGAAGGAACTTCCAGATACGTGGAAGGCGGATTGGAATTCGTCGTTCACAATATCCTAGTTTACCGACAACTCATACTCATAACAGGCCCCTGGATTCATGCACTCGTTAGTTAGCTGCTCGATAAGCTCTGGCGACAAGGCCCCTTTATGTGGCGATTGAAAGGTCTCTCCGGGATCAGCCCCAAAATTGGTCAGAAACTCTGGCAACTCTCCGTTACTTACATGCTCTGCCCGCGTGGACTCCCACCAATAAAGCTGCTCGCGAGTCGGTCGATATGTAATGCCATCATTGAACTCCGGCGAAGTGCGCTCGATCTTCTCGGCGTGCTTACGTGTATGCTCTTCCGGAACCCAATCATCTGGCGCAATGGCTCGATATTTGGTTTTGTTATACCACCACGGAACGAAGCAATAAATCCAGTCCTCGTAACCTCGACGGTGCCACCTCGCTCCCTCCGAAGACTCATGCCAATAATTCCCCTTACCGTCAGACGTAGATTCCTGCACGTGGAGGGTCGTGATGGCTTTTGGAATCGAAGGAACGAAGCTGAACCTTATTTTTCCAGGCTGCTTGAATAACGCGACCTCAGTGAGGTGCGAAATATCGTTCTGCGTACCCGTGCCAAAGCCAGTTTCCGAATTCTCCGCCTGATAGCTGATACGACTTGATATCGGATCTTCAAATCCCAGTTCCGCATTCTGTTTGTCAGGATAAATGTTAGGCTTTAACCACCAGGCGAGCTTATCGAGAAAGAGATGATCACGAGCAAAAACTTCCGAAATGCGCTGATCGTCGAGAGTCGCGAACAGGCCGCGCACTGGATACCAGAAAAGCATCCGATGCCACATCATGCCGCGCACTGTCGCTGTTGCGGCGACCTGGCGAACCTTGTGGATGTACGCCTTAATGCCTGTCGTGAACTTATACTTGCGCTGCTCTTCGTGGCACTCTACCTCGCGCTTGCCAAAAAGTTTGATATATCGATGCTGAGATTCAAGCAGCATTGGCGGTCCGATACCGCTGCCACGCCCGACGCCGGGGTCGATTTCCAGATTGAAATATCTCGAAAAAAAATACTCGAAGTCTACCTTGCATAACAGGCGCTCACTATCCAGAAATTCTTCTTCCTCGCGGTTTAGTGGCCTGATTAATTGCCCCTGCGGTAGGAGCTTTCTTGTTTTCGGATCGCGAATCAGCGTCTCTAGGTGCGTAGAAAATTCAATCGAACGGTCGCGGCTCTGGCGCTGGAATTTGAGACCAGCCTTTTTGGCCTTGTGTAAACGCTGGGCGATTATTTCCTGACTGTACGTAGCCGATTCTCCTGTGCCATCCCGACGCGCTCTGTATAACCCTGCCTGCTCTGCGCCTCGGTAGCCTTACGATACTCCGCAGCATCCCGAGCCGTCCACTGCCTGTTACCGATGGCGCGCAGGGCGACTACGTTGTCAGTGGGACCGTCGCCGAAGAGGCGGAATTTTTTGGAGAGGATGGGTTCTGTCATACCGTGTTAAGCTAAGGGCTGACCGCCCAGTGCGTCAAACACTGAACGGCCAGCAAACGACCACGGGAGGGTCGCCGCATTGCCCAACTTAAAGCCTACCGCACTTGAACGCCTGATGGCGAAAGTAATCGTACTGCCGAATGGATGCTGGCAGTGGACGGGCTCGCTGGATGATTGTGGATATGGATTCTTTCGAATGGATCGAGGGGTAATGTGGCGAGCGCATCGTGCGTCGTATGTCCTGCGAAATGGACCAATCCTAAAAGGAGCGGAATTGGATCACTCGTGCCATGATCCTAAATTATGCAAGCTGGGGAATAAATGCCCTCATCGAGCGTGCGTAAATCCTGAACATATGGTCGTTTCAACTCACGCTAATAATTGTTCTCGCGAGCGAGCTAATAATGGCATGGAGGCAGCCCATGCCGCACAGAGAGCAAGGACACACTGCAAGCATGGTCACGAATTTACTCCGGAAAATACGTATAAAACAAAGAGCGGAAGAAGTTGCAGGCTATGTACATTGCTGAGTATGAGGGTAAAGCCACAGTTGAAATTAGAATGCATCCGTGGCCATATACTCACCCCAGATAATCGATGCGGGAAAAGATCTAACTCATGCAAAATGTGCAGAAAGGAGCAGCTACACGCTAACTACATAGCGAGAAAAAATAAACATCAAGACCTGATCTGATCATCAAATTCATCGTCATTGACATCTGGTTTATCGAAAGCAAGAAAGCGTCGCCATGCAGGCTTTTCATCAGAGCCATCAAATACCTCAGTATCAAATCTTGGATTCGGCTCTTCGGTTCTTCTAATGATCGGCGGCATTCGTGAGCCAAGCTCCTCCTCGTAAAGCTCTCGAATGATTCGCAACTCTCGCGCAATCTCCTTCATGGGGGAAAAAATCAACCGCAACATCCGAAGGAGTTTCAAGCTCGATACTCCCTCTCCGCGTGATTCGGTTCCGCCAATTCTCGCCGATCAAAGCTGTTATGAACTATCACGTCAGCCGTAGTTTCAGGATGCCGCTCGGGATGGCAGTGGCAATCCGGTATCTCGAAATGGGGCTCCACGTCTTCTGTGGGGATGATATGCATGACACCGCTTACGCTGCGTACCTTCCACGGCATTACTTGAAGTCCTCGAAATAAACAGGCATGTACTTATCCTGCGTAACGTTCCTCAGGACGCCACAATAAATCGGCAGATATTTATTTTCGCGGATCGGAATCAGCGTGCTGCCAAATGCAGATTTATTCTCCTTCTCGGAGGCGTCAAAGAAGTCTCGATATCGATTCGGGCTCTCGGGGTGTACATGAAGCTCGATCACGTCCAGTACGGGCGGAAGGGAATTATAGAGCGCCTCTATATCTGCGAGAGTGAGACTGCCGGTCATAGCCGCACTCCATACCACCGCGCCACATTCCTCACCGCTGACGCCCACTCGAAATAATTACACGGAGGATCGTCGTCTGTCGATACACGCCAGAGCCAGACACCGGGCCAGCGGCTCGGGGCGGAGAAGATGCGGGGTTTGATTTTCATACAGGCAGCCTCGCCGGAGTCGCAGGATATCGAAGACCGCCATCCATGCGCTTCCAACCCTCGCCGGGTTTTCGATAGTATTTGTCGCCAGGCGACCACCGAACGTCGGGATCATTCCTCAGAGCCCACTTCGCGTTCAGATACTCAAAGACGGGCGATGAGCAGAAGATCATATCAGGGAGTCCGGCGTCACTCATGTATTGCAGCGTGATCGAATTTATTTGATCGAGGCCCCCGTTCCATGTTGGGTTAATCTGCTCATTGATAAACGTCCCGATCTCTGGCTGTTTAATTGGCAGAAATCGAGCCGCCAACGGGGCAAGCACTGGCGCGAGAAGCGCAGCGAAAAATGAGTGGCGATTATTCTCCATTTTCAACCTCGGATATGTCGGCGGGACCTTTATCAGAATGTTCGGGCACCTGATTCCAGTCCCGCTCCGCTTCGATTGCTGGATCACCCCCTTCTGTGATTGTGTCGGCACTTAAATCGAAAGTGACTCCCGCCAAGCGGTTCCCAGCCGCTTCAATACCGTGGCCGCCGTAATTATTATTTATGGCGACCGTCACACCAGCCGACTTATTGGAAATGCCGTTCATAAGGAGAATCTTCTCTCGCGCATGGCTATCGCCCGGCTTACTCAGCTTACCTTTACCGCTGCATTGTGGGCAGTCCCGAACAAACCTCGCTCCCATCGGACGAATACCTCCTGGTATTGGTCCGCCATCCTCAGGTAACGGTGGCATCTCCTGCTCTGACACATTCACAAACCCCCACCCGTCACACCGGCCACACGCCTCCTTCTGTGTGAGCGCATCGTCGGCCATGTGAGAGGTGATCTCGGGGAGTCGCTGCGCCGCTATGGAAAGCGCGCGGGTCCGACTGGCACTACGGAGGAAGTCTGTAAACTCTGCGAGCGAGATATCCATTATCTTCGCGAGAGTCGAGGCCTTTTTGTTGCGGTTCTTAGGGAGGTTTAGCTGGCGCAGGTACTCGCGGAAGCGCTTATCGGTTGACGCGGCCAGCGCCTGCTGCATCTCCGGGCTCTGGAGTTTGGCTTCTTCAAGGAAAGCCTGGTACGGGACGTCGATCTCTTCAGCGTCCCACGCCGGAACAAGGCCGCGATACTTTTCGAGCATCATGCCGGGCGGGATGGGGGGTTTAGGCATTACGCTACCCACATAGCGACGACGCCGGTATTTATACCCACAGCAGCCGCCGAAACAATATAAGACCAGTATTTTTTCTGATTACCCATAGCGAAGGCCATGAGAGTAAATGCAATTGAAAGCGCAATAGCGGTAACCGCCAACTTCCATATGGGAATACAGATCACGTGACTAATCGCCTATTTCTTCTTCGCGGTCGAGCGGCCAGACATCTTGGCTTCGTGCTTCTGATCCATCTTGCGGCCTAGGGCAGTTTCGTTGGGACCCTTCATCCAGCCTTTAGCGTTCGCGATCTTATACGGAATTTTGCTATCAGCGCCATACTCCTGCTTCAGCTTTTTTAAAAGGAATTCCGGCATTACCCCTCCACCTTCCTCAGCCCCATCGGCGTCACCTGAAAAACCTTGGGATCGTCAGGATACTTACAGTCAGGGCAGTTATAGAGGTTCTCTCCAGTCCACTTTCCATTCTCGGCGGTGCCAAGCTGCCGAAGTTCCGTGCTGTGGATCGGACACCTGTGCCCCATGCGTCCATCTTAACGCAAAGAGGGACCACACGCGGAGGATGGGTTGCCCCTCTTCGTTGCACCCGGAAAAGCTTCCGGCGACTGATTCCCTTACCGCTAAAGCCGCTCGCGCGAGTTACGGAGTGGGCAGGCCGGTACGAAGGGCGGGTGCGATATCAATCAGATCTCTTCTCGACGTAGCGCCTGTCTTGTCAAAGATGTGGCGCATGAATGTCTTAATGCTTCCTTTCGCGATCCCGAGCGTGCTCGCGATCACTCTATCAGAACAGCCACGCGCCGCCAGTGCGGCTACCTCAGATTCACGCTGAGAGAGACCCTTGGAGGTGACCCCGCGCGGCTTGTAGTCGCGGCGTGGGGTGCGCTGGAGAGAGAAGGTGGAGAGGGCGGAATTCATGGGCTAGCCGATAAGCCTCGACTCTGGAATATATCGCTCGCGCCAAAGGAACTCTGCCTGCCTTGCGGTGAATCCAGCGCGCCTCGCGGCGGCGATAAAGTTCAGACGCGGAGCCTCTCGCTCGCGCACTCTCGCGGCCTCCTGCTCGACATGTACGCGTTTCAACGCCTCGTTTAACTTATTTAACTGTGCGGGTGATAGTCGCTTACCCATCTGATTGAGAGAGCGAGAGTGGATGACACTCATGAGGTGAAAATATACTTGACTCCTCAAATCAGTTCTCCTAAAATGGGTTTATGGAAGCCGCCGCACCCGAACCAAAGACATTTCTGGAAGCCGTTCAGTACTTCGCTAACATCGACAATTGCATCGCATACCTTGCTAACAAGCGTTGGTCGAACGGCATCGTAGAGTGTCCGACGTGTGGCCGTAAGGATGCGGCCTACGTGCCGTCTCGTCGTTACTGGCAGTGCAAGACGCGGCACCCTAAGGCGCAGTTCTCGGTTAAGGTCGGGACGATCTTTGAGGACTCTCCTATCGGTCTCGACAAGTGGCTTCCCGTCATGTGGCAGGTTGCCAGTTGCAAGAATGGCGTCTCGTCCTGGGAAATCAGCCGGAACCTCGGAGTAACCCAGAAGACCGCGTGGTTCATGCTCCATCGCATCCGGCTTGCAATGCAGGACGACTTCACGGGCGGAAAGCTTGGTGGCGAAGTGGAAGTCGACGAGACTTTCATCGGCGGTAAGGCACGGAACATGCACAAGGACCGCAAGTGGCGTGCGCTTGAAGGGGCTGGTGGTGGCCAAGTCGGAAAGACCGCCGTTATCGGGCTGCTCGAACGTGGCGGCAAGGTTCGCACTCAAGTCATCCCGAACCGGAAGCGGCCCACGATTCAGGCCGAAGTACGGAAGCACGTTGAGCCGGGATCGCCGCTGTACACGGATCAGCTTGAGTCCTATCGCGGCCTGAATGAGTTTGAGCATCAGGTGATCGATCACGCCGTGGCATACGTCAATGGGCAGGTTCATACCAACGGGCTCGAAAACTTCTGGTCCTTGCTCAAGCGCGGATTGGGCGGCACCTATGTTTCCGTCGAACCGTTCCATCTGTTTCGGTACGTTGACGAACAGGCGTTCCGCTACAACACGCGCAAGGACGCGGACGGCGAAGTGATCCCCGATGCAGAGCGTTTCGGCGAACTGTGTCGAAAGGTCGTGGGTAAGCGGCTGACGTATGCCGAACTCACCGGCAAGGTGGGACAAAAACCGGAAGACTTCTAGGAATCTTCCCCGTGGTCCGAAGCGGAAGGCTTGACCCTCCGTTTTGGTCCGCGCCTGTTGGGGTTCGCGTCTACCTGTTTCCGATACTCCGCCTCGCGGCGCTGCATCTCTTCGCGCGATACAGACAGAACCCTTCCGACCAGCCCATCGAAGGCGTTGAACTCGGCAGAGTGTTTCATTCGTGCCCATCCTATCAATTTCCTCGCGGCGACGCGGTGATAGACTCCCCAGATGGCGAAGCCGCGACCATTTGACCCTCAATACCCACTCCTCTGCAAGGGTGAGGGTTGTTCGCAATATATCTGGCTCCCTCAAGGAATCCTCGCAGATATACTTGGCGATCCACTGGGCCGCCCAAAAATCCAGTATCCCGCCATAGCCGTTGTATGCCCTCACTGCAAGCAACTTCAAACGCTATCGAAGGACCAATTTGTCGCGGGTCACATGGAAGGGCGATACCTTGATGTGGCCACCGAGTTTTATACGTTGCTTCAATGCGACGAGGAAAAGTGCAGCATTCAAGTACCACTGTACGTGCAATGGAAAGCTCCCACATTTCCCTCCACCGAAGCAGAGTTATTCGAAGAAACCGATACATGGAAATGGGGTGACCTGCGCTGTGCTGCTGGGCACTCAATTGTGAAACCACCCCATTGGCCGCTGGTCTCATAGTTAGCCGCCGCCCTTCGCCTCGTCCAGACGCGCAAACATGTTATCCACGATCCCGGCCAATTGCTTGGTGGTCCACTTGTGCTCGTCAGGTTTAGCGGCACGACCATACAGTAATCGAAGTCGCTTAAGGTCCACCGTATCTGCTTTCCCTGAAAGCTTACGTTGGCGATGCCAGCACAACACGTCCGCAGCCTGTAACGGAAGACGGGTCTCCATGTCGCCAGGTATGACATCTCCGATGTAACGGTAAGCGTCTGGATAAAGGGACCCGAACCATTCCCTGAAGTCGTCCTGAGTCTTATCGAGTGTTTTGGAGATGTATTGCTTTTTGGAAACTACGAAGTCCACCTTGTCCGCATCTGGGAAGTGCCTGCGAACCGCTGCCACGACTCTTACCATGTATGTCAAATAGCAGTAGTAATCCGGAAACTTTAAGCGGTCTGGAATATGCCTTTTCTTTTGAAATCGAGAGTGAATGAGATTCTTTATTTCATCTTGGCTGATCGCCGATGTTGTTACCCGCAGCGAACCGCAACAAGACAGGATTCTGGCTGCTTGGTCGATTCTGTTCTGTGCCTCAATGTATGACATCCCGATTTTCTTAAGCCACTCCTCTGACATCTCGGACATGTGCAGATAAGGCAACGACCCAGTGCGTGGCGGTCCATCCAATACTTGCTCCTGCCACGCTCGGGCGATGTATGGCCAGTCATCCTTCGGGGCGATATAACCGCCAACAAAAAACTCGCTAGTATTTTTTACTTCCGACTCATCCGAATGAGAAATAAACACAGCCACTCGCTTATACCTCGGAGAGAAGCCAGAGAATAGCGAATCCGTGAGAGCCGCTGCTGTAGCTCCCCTCATGCGTAACCCCTGCGACTCTGTGAAAAATGGTACCGCTCTCCGCTTGAGGAGTCAACGATATTATCACCACTCATGAGCCGACCTGTTCCGTTGTCCCTTCCCACACGAACTGATCGAGAGGGTAATGCGCCCCGCACCGGCAGCAAAATGTCCCGCTATAAAAGCCGGGATCGCGGGCATAGGTTTCCGCCAGAGCGGTTCCCATTGTGGTTACGGAGCCGCATTTTTTATGAATATAGGAGCGTCGCACTGGCCGAACAAAACCCTTGGCGCGTTCCTTTTCACAGAGGACCACATATCCCTTCTGCTGGCCATCTGATCGCAACTCACGGTGATCTTCCGTCACGGGAGAGCCATCGGTCAGAACGCGACAACTGCGATCCACTGGCGGAATTTGATCTATTTCCATGTCCATTACCCTTAATTAAGCGGTGGCGCGACCTTTACTAAAATTGTTTCCGGTACCGGCCCATCCCCTTGATATATGACCCGAATACCAGGAAACCGCTCCTTTAACTTCGCGATGTAACGATCCGCTTTGCCTTCCTCGGAATCCGTGACGAAACCCACCACCAGCTTTTCCTGCATCGCCTTTTCGCCGATCTGACGAATACGCTCGTCTTCTTGCAGATCCGCTATATCTTTGTAGGGTATTGGCTTCACGGCGTCGCTCCCATCTGCGCTCTCTCTCGGGGATTCGAGTCCACATTTAACCCAAGATCATCCGACAGTCTGACGCCGAGCCAGAGGCCAACTACGGTGAGCGCCAGAGCGGAGATGATTACCCAGCGGCTCATAGATCGGCCATCCTCTCCAGCTCATCAACGGCCCGGCCTGCCCACAACTCCTCAATAAACATCTGGACCACGTGCTCGTTACTCACACTGCTCAGATCAGTCGCTCGGTCGGACCTATCCACTCGCAACGCAGTTCCATGCGGAGACGTAGACGCCTTGACATCAGAGTCCCTACCGCCTTGCGAGTAGAGAGCCATCACTTGATCGCTTTCAATTTCAAACCGCACGCAATCCAGTCCGTCGTCAGACAAGCTTGTCCATCATAGAGCGTCATCTTTCCAGAGCAGATTGCGCGGTTAACCGCCTTTTCAACCACGTCCTTGACGCGGGCGTTGTATTTACCGGAATACGGCTCTGCCCAGAGATTCTTGTCAGGATCGTTAGATCCACCGTTCTCCAGACTGAGGTAGTGATCTACTTCACAGCATCCGCTCTTCATCTGCTTGTCGCGAGCCAGGATTTGCTTCTTCGTCGCCTCGGTGACAGAGCGGACGGTCGCCGTGTATCCAACAACGCAGATCGTTGAATTGATCGTCGCCTGCGTTACAGCCTTATCGCGGTCGCCAGTCACACCCACTGGCGGATAAGCCTCAGGAGGCCCAATCCGGTCGGCAGCGAAGAGTGCCACGCAAAGGCAGGAGACCAGTACGAGTGGCCGCATTATGCCGCCTTCACGTACTCGCGGAGAAGTCCGACGATAAGTTGCGACATATTCTTATTTTCGCCCTCAGCCTTCTTCTTCGCTTTTGCACGGAGAGGAGCGGGAACGGATACATTGACCCGAGGGTCGGTTGCTGGAATTCGTTTTGACATGAGTTCAGATTAATTCAGGGCGGGGATTAATGTCAAATCTTCTGAAGGATGTGCTTGCCCTCTTCTGTCGTTAATCGATATATATGGCCGCTCACGGTATGCCTCAGAATGACACTGTCTGGAGTTTTCTCTTCAATCTGTTCCCAATCCACGCATTGACCGATGACCCAGGTTTTATCGTCCATCTGCCATAGGTCACGGATCTCCACTTTCTTGCCCTCGCCGAGTGGATAGCACGGATACGAGTAGAGTTTCGGCGGCGGAGCTTTAAGTGCGGGCTTGCCGCTTAACAGACGACGCAGGAGTGCGGAGTGATCGGCGTCTACATCGCGAGTGCCGCGTCCGTAATGCTCGCATATACGAAGCCATTCGGAAACGGCTTTTACTTGCTGCTCTATGTCCATCTACCGGCTTTCTCTCAGCCTCATTCCGATTCTCGCAAGTTCATCTTTTACCTCAGCGAGTGAGCGTTTTCCGAAATTCTGGATTCTCATGAGATCGCGTTCGGTCATGGATAGCAACTGCCCAATGGTTTGAATCCCAGCATTTTTCACACAGTTATACGCACGGACTGATAATTCTAATTCCTCTACTGATTTACTATTGTCTGGGGCAGCGATTTCTCTCCGCTCACCTCCCGGAATCTCCGCCGGATGCTAGCTCTTCATGTGCTCAGCAATATTCTCAAATGTGCGATTGCAACACGGGCAGACACCGTGCATGACACGATTTTTCAGTCTGGCCAGTTCTTGTTTTTCCTCTGCGAGTGCCTTCTCCGCAACTAAGCGCGCATGCCGCTCTTCATTGGCTTTCGCCTGAACCTGATTCACCTTCTCGCGCTCAATATCGAGATCCGTCTTCCCGGCATACTGCTGCTGATGGCCCATCGGACAATAAAACCAATTGTGCGACTTTATTAATTCCGCCTTAAAATCTGAAGCAATAGCGAAATGCATGCCGCACTGGCAACATCGCAAAACGTCAAAACCAATCCCAAATACGATCTGGGCCACAGATTACTCCTTGATCATCTTCTTCAACTCTTCCACCGTCGGCGTCCCCGGCTCAACTGCTTCCCAATCGAGAGCGTCGTAACGCCCCACGAATACACGCCAGGCGATCTTCCAGCGACGAGGATGGAGCAGCGATAGCTCAAAGCTGAGGCAGCGCGCAGGCCGATATTTACCGGATTCGTATTCCTCCCCAACGGGCCAGTGCTGGAGTTCGGACGGGGTGTGGATGGAGGGGGCTCTCATGTTTTATGGGCGATGCTGACCGACCTTAAAGTTCTTAGCTCCAAATCCAGGAGGATGCCAATTGTGATAACCACCACAGAACCTACATCGATAATGATTCAGTCCGCGCATCTTTGTCCCAGCGGCAGCTTCAGCGGCTGTGTTGTAACGAATCTTTCCCTCACACGATCTTCGCCTGACGCGCCTCTTACTGCTCATTTCACCAGTAATTCGCAGTAACGCTAATCTTCGCCTTACACCGATGCCGCATGCAGATATCAGAAGCCCACGATGCCAGTTCTTCTTTTTGCGCGGCCAGCTTCTCCCATGAGATCTGCTCGCCGTATCCGTACGTCACCAGATCGAAGATAATGATGTCGCCTTCCTGCGCACCGATCTGCCAGTCACTGTCGTAGCGGGATTCCATCACCTTGATGTTGTATTTCTCGGTGCCGATGGGAATCTGGACATCGTCGTCGAACACGACGCCGGACTCTACGATAATTTCACGGTGCGTCTTCCGCGCCAGATCATCTGGCGTGAGCGTCAGGAGGAGGATTACATTCGGATGCTGGCTCATGCCGTCGCCGCCGGAGCAATCAGTTCCGAGATTTTCTTGTGTACGCAGGATTCCCCGCACAGATCGAATACGACAGCGCCATCGGAGCCTACAGCTCGTACATCACCGTGAGTGAGGATATAAATGCAACCATCGCCAGTCTTGCCAACGACATACCAGTGATTAGTCTGCTGCTTCACGGCCCTGCATACATCGCACGTGATGGCTTCACTACGCATTATTCTTCGCCACCTGCTTCCGTTCCGCTGCCACCATCAGACCATCGAATACTGGCCCATCTATCAGTCGCTGGCAGGCCTCCAGTACGTGCCCGACCTTCTTCATATCCAGCCTGTCGTCAGAGTCGCGGACGCGTCCTTCCATATCGATCCAAAATGCGCCAGAACGAAACGCCATAATGCCGCCCACAGTCTCAGTCACGTCATCCGGCCCGATACCGCCCGCATAACCCACGTACTCAGAATCAACCATCCCATCCCACGCCCGCACCTGACGGCCTTCGCCGCCAGATTCGTCAAATAATGGAGCGCAGTTGAGGCCCTGTTCCTGACAGGCTCGCATATACTGACCCGCACGTGGATACTGAAAGACCAACTGTTGCTTGGCACCATACATGCTCATCTCTGCCGCCAACGCAGAAGCTGAGAGGCGCGTCCATAACGGTGTCTCGCCATTAATCTGCACTCGCTGGACGCCAGCGCGGATCGGAGGCAGCACATCCCACCTCATCTCCCCTGCCATCAGATCGCGAGCCCATTTCCCACAGATATGCATGGACAAGTTCATCCGGTGCGCGTACTTCAGGAGTTTCTCCTGCCAGGCGCGAGAAGGATAGCGCGGGGAGCCTTCTCTCTTATGGCTAACGAGAATTCCGAACTCCAACCACGGATAAGCCAACGCCAGATCGAGGAGTTCAAGTGGGTCGGTTTGGTCGTCGGAGCCGGTGATGGTTACGCGGTCAAGCATGTTTACTCACTATAGACGCAGCGCTGGTTCTACGATTCCTCCACTCACCAACCTCTCTCTCCTGTACCCGAATATTCTCGTAGCGCGGAGCCCGACCACTTACCATCAAGCGCTTATTCGCCTGCCTGGCTCGGAGGATAGCTTTATCGATCTTCTCCTGAAAGCGGAGCGCTGTACTGATCGGTGATAGTTTTCCATTGAGATCAGCAACTACGCGCAACTCAGTCATACGGACTCACTCCGTTGCAACCTATCGATTTCCGCCGCAATAAGCGCCCCAGCCTTCTCCAGCATTCGAATGCGCTCAGTCGAATTAGGTGTACCGGTCGTCCGCTTATCCCAGTGCCGCTGCCATGGCCATGGATCGGAGAATTTATGAAATCGCTCTGTCCTGTATTCGTGACTCCGTAAAGTATAAACGCGATCCCCAACTGCGGCTGCGGCGTAACAAATAGCCGCCATCACCATCTCCCCGGCATCGTGCTTATCATCGTGCTCGGGCGTCCATCTCTCGACGGATATCTGGCGGTTGCGTTCGGCGGAGATTCTCTCGGAGCCGGTCATGCGGTTGCCCTCAGAACATCCTCAGCGGTGGCAATAGAGGGAAGGCTGTAGCCACCCTTCAAATTTGAAAGCTGAACGAGCGAAATGTCCATCCGTTTTGCAATATTACTCAATTCCCCAGTGCCCTCAAACGACTGGAGATGATCCTGGAGAGCAGCCCGCATTTCCTCGCGCTTCTGGCGGAAGACTGCTTTGGCTTCTTTTAATTCCGCGACCTTAATGGTCAATTTTTTACCAGTGATCTTCACTGGTAGTACTGTACACGCTGCGCGCCAGCCTGTCAAGAAAATAAAAAGCCCGCCCTCCCCGAAGAGAGAAGCGGGCTCGTGGTGACAGTGGATTGGTCCGAGTATAGCAGTTACTTTGGCGTGCCGAAAGTAAACACAAGCGAAGCTGCGACCGACGGGGGTGGCGGAGGCGCGGCGGTCAATACGATAGTTGCGACGCCCTGAACCTGCTCAGTCGTCGTGCCGTCCGGCTCTAAAGCGGTTGCCACTTCTGTGAGCGTGGCAGTGCCAACGCCGACGCCGGTGATGATCGCTCCATTGGGAGTGCTGGGGTCCGGCGCAACAGTAAAGACTGTCGGGTCCGAACTCGTGTAAGAGGTACTCGAAAGAGTCGCCGTACTGGCTCCTCCCGAGGCGTTTACTGGCGAGCCGATCACACTGACCGACTGCGTTGCGAGCATGGTGAATTGCATTTGTTCTCCTGAAATTTGGTTTTGACCAAGGCTGAATGTAAATCTGATCCTGTGCGCGTGGTGGCGAAACCGGTGTTCTCTGAAGTACCGGGTTAGCGAGAACCAGTGACACTGGCTACGGTGGGACATTAGGCAACTTAAGTATGACAGAAGGCTGGTTAACGTCTGGTGTCCGTACTATGCGGCTTCCCATCACTATACGACATCGCGTTGAGTGTGGGCAGGGGGCTGCAATGCTACCCCACCCCCTCCCGGCTCGGAGATGGCCATCGTTGGCCTTGCTGCTATGCGGGTGGTTTAGTTAATCCCTGCCTGTACTCGGTTTAAAATTTCTCTTGACATGATACCTAGTTTTATGTCACAATCAAATCATGGAAACAATCAAGAAGGTCATCGGTTACTGCCGCGTGTCAACAAATCGACAGGAGCACTCTCGCGATGCCCAGGAGTTTCGCATTCGAAAAACAGCTGAAAGCCACCCGGAGTGGGAGCTTCAGGATGTGATTATCGACTTCGATGAATGCAGTGGAAATCTAAACCGACCCGGCGTTCAGCGAGTCTTGGAGATGGTTCGCAATAAGACCGTCGACGCGGTCATCATCTGCAAGATGGATCGCATAACCCGCTCAACCCGCGACGCCATCGATCTGATTGAGTTGTTTGCGAAGCAGGGTGTGACGCTCGTGAGTCTTAACGAGTCGCTCGACACCAGCAGTGCTATCGGTCGTTTCTTTGTGCGCACGCTTGCCAGTATTGCCGAGCTTGAAAGGGAGATCACGAGCGAGCGCACCACGGCGGTCCTGCGCTATCAAAAGTCGCAGGGGTATCCAGCCGGAGCGACGCCTTACGGATGGACGCGTCAGCCAAAGGTCGCCAATGTTAACGGAAGGCTGGTATCCCAGCCGCTGGTGATTAATGAATCCGAGCAGGAGATTTTATCTAAAGCTCGCGATCTGCGTGCCACCGGCCAGAGCTATCAGCGAATCGCGGCGGCCCTGAACGAAGGCGGCTATCGCACTCGCACTGGCGGCCAGTGGGTCAAACAGTATGTGATTGGAATCCTGAAGACTTCTGAGGTTGCGGCTGCGTGAAGCACCCCAACCGAGCGCCCTTCGAGTCTGCATTCAAGGCCATACGTCCATTTGTAATTGAGCGCGATGGCGGTCGCTGTGTGAAGTGCGCGTCAGATGTGCGCATAGAGGTCCATCATGTAAATGGATACGAAGATAACGCGCCCGATAATCTTCAGACTTTATGCTATTTCTGTCATGGTGTCGCGCCAATGGGAGATGAATATTGGATATGGAAGCAGTCTGGCGCTGATGGATGGAATCACTTTTTCGCGGCGATGCGATTGTCGTTCCCGAATCTGACGGAAGAGTATATGCGGTCCACGGCAGCAGAGATTGTCAAGTACCAAAAGATAATGGAATCTGGGTCGGCACGCGCGGCACGCGCGATCATCCGTCAACGTTCTGGCCGTTGTGAGGGACCCAAGCCTTACGGGCACAGGCCTCATGAAATGTCATGTCTGCTAAAAATGCGTGAACTACGCGCCTCTGGCATGACCTACGAATCAGTAGCTATGGCGCTGAATGACGGTGGTTTCGTCACTCGCTATGGCAAGCAATGGAGCAGGGCTGCTATCTATCAGATCCTCCAGCGTAACCGCGATGCCGCCACTCGCCCGCCCCAATAAGAAACGGCCCAATCATTCTCGGAGGAAGAAGTTGATCGGGCCGCCTCACGCGTCTCTAACTGTGCAGGGTAGTATATCTCACCTGACGCAGTGAAACCACAACCCCTTGCGTCCACCGCCACGGTTGCCACTACGCCGCAAAATTCCTCACAATCCAGTTGCAATGTTCTGCGGTGCTCAGTATGATCGATTCTGTCCCGGCGAGCGGGCGGCACAGAAGCGACGGCTGATGTGTTCGGAAGGCGGCGGGTGCCACATACGCCCGCCGTCGCTCTTTTATGTGGAAAGGGTACGTGTGCAACGCAACGGCAGTCCATTCTCTGATCTCCAGAAATTCCCCCTCCTCCGCACTACCATCTGCCCCTGTGGCGAGTCCGTGCTCCACGAGTTCATCCAGCCGGGGACTGTTTACTCCCTCGACATGTCGACCCGGCGCGGTGGCTTCACTTATCGGTGCGGGAGATGCGGCGTTGAACAACCCGACGTTCAGGTCGTCAAGGCCAGCCAGCAGTTGAATCCTGACCTTGGAATGGGGTGGTTGCCGTGGGGGTTGTTCAGCGAGGCAGAAGCGGCGTGAATTACTACAACGACAATAATCCAGATTCAGTTGCATGGCTAAAGCAATTGATTCTCGCCAATTTAATCCCAAATGGAGATATCGATGACCGATCCATCGCCGACGTTGCGGGCGACGACCTTAAAGGCTATACCCAGTGTCATTTCTTTGCCGGGATCGGAGGATGGGCGGAGGCCCTGCGGCTCGCTGGATGGCCATCTGACAGACCAGTGTGGACAGGGAGTTGTCCCTGTCAGCCATTCAGCGCAGGCGGACAGCAAAAAGGATTTAATGACGAGCGCCATTTATGGCCGCACTTCAGACGCCTCATCGCGGAGCGCCGTCCTTCAGTTATCTTTGGAGAGCAAGTTGCATCGAAGCTTGGACGTAAATGGCTCGCCTCTTTACGACTTGACCTGGAAGCATTGGACTATGCAGTGGGGGGGGCAGATTTGTGCGCTGCGGGCCTCTGTGCGCCACATATCAGGCAGCGACTTTACTGGGTGGCTGACTCCGCTAGCTCGGGACTGGAAGGGGTATACGAAGCGATCCGGGGAATCGATATGCAATCAACTATCACGGCTTTACGGTCGCAGTGGGACGCCGAACCCAAAATGGACCGCGTGGCTTATGGGATACCCGCCAAAGTGGGACGATTGTGCGGTTTTGGGAATTCCATCGTCCCGCAGATCGGGGCGGTCTTCGTGAGGTCCTGCATGGAAGCCGTTAATCAACCAGTTATTTCCTGTCACATATGCGGTGACGTTACGTCTATCAATACTGCGTGCCCCTCCTGTGGCGAGGTCTGTACCGCATGATCTGGCACCTCTCCCACCGCGCGGATAAGCGAGCGCTGCTATGAAGTTCGCCTACTGCGATCCGCCATATATCGGCCAAGCCGCTCGACACTACAATTGCGCTGAAGTTGATCACCCGAAATTAATCACGCGACTCGTTGACGAGTTTCCTGACGGATGGGCGCTGTCGCTTTCGTCCACAACGCTTCAACAAATCCTGCCTCTCTGTCCGGCTGATGTCCGCATAGCGGCTTGGTGCAAATCATTCTGCGCTTTCAAGAAGGGCGTGAGGCCGTGCTACGCGTGGGAGCCGATCATCTTCTGGGGGGGGCGTAATCCGATGAACGGCTACAAGCACGCGCCGCCACCTAAGAATGGCAAGCAGAATACACCGAAGGATTTTCTGGTCGAGCCGATCACCATGAAGAAAGGATTAACTGGCGCAAAGCCGCAGAAGGTCTGCGCCTGGATTCTGGATCTTCTCAACTTCCAGTACGGCGAAGACGAGATCCACGACCTCTTTCCCGGCAGTGGCTCCATGGCGGCGACGGTTGCAGGGCGTTGCGCCGATGGCTATATCGGCTATACCGAACGCTTCGAGGTGGTAGCGTGAGTGTCCTCTGCCCTGCGCCCGTCGTCGTCCACCTCGCCACCGCTGACCTGCCAGCGGCTCGGGCAGCGCTGCCTTATCTTGCCGTTTAAGAATTTTATGAAAATCAACAATCAAAACGAACTCCTTTGTGCCGCGTGTGGGTACAACTACACCCACCTGATTTCCATCGAGGCTTTCGAGCGCGCCGAGGATGCTGTCTCGGGGCTTCATGTCATTATTGAAGGCCAATCAGCCATCACGAATACAGCCCTCGACGGCAATCCCAGTGATCGCCGAGATGCTGTTCGTCTTACTTATTCCTGTGAAGGTTGCGATAAGCTGACGGTTATTTCCTTTATCCAGCACAAGGGCAATACTTTTGTGGAGTACGGTATTCAAGTCTGATCTGTGTCCCCACTCCAGCCCGACCTCGATACAATTCGCCGCTCCGTCGCTCTATTCCTTAAACCAGGCTCAGTAGCCGAACTGCGCGCCCCGAAATCCAGTCAGGGCGTCATTTCCGGTTACTTTTCTGATCCCGAGGCTCTCGTCAAAGCGGCGGCCTCAGTTAGTGGGCGAGCGCCGGGCGTTTACGCCACGATCAACAAGGTCCATCCAGACGCGCTTAAAAAGAATACTCCAAACCAGGCGCGTGCCAACGCTATCGAGACCACAGCCGACCGCGAGATCACGCACCGCTGCTGGCTCCTTTTTGACTTCGATCCGAACCGTGCCACCGGAACTTCATCCACAGACGCCGAACACGATGAGGCTCTGAAGGTAGCCGCCGAGGTCGGAAACGCCATTATCGGTGAAGGGTGGCCCGAGCCGATTTATGCGGACTCTGGAAATGGCGGACATCTTCTCTACCCGCTCGATCTTCCAAACACAGACTATACCCGCGATCTCATAAAAGCCGTCCTTAAAGCACTGGCGAAGCGCTACGAGACCACCTCGATCACCATCGATAAAACGGTATTTAACGCTTCGCGCATTTCGAAGATATACGGCACTGCGGCATGCAAGGGGCAGCATACCGAAGAGCGCCCACACCGCCTCAGCTCGCTGATCCACGTACCGTCCGATCTTAAACCAGTTACACAGGATCTTCTCGAAGCCCTTGCAGCGGAAGTGAAGCCTGAGCCCGCGCCTCCCGCGCCGGAAAGATACTCAAACGCGCCATCGAATTTCCGTCTCGAAGATTTCATGTCCCGTTACGGGATCAGAGTACATCGCGGGCCGATTCCTTATGACGGCGGAGAAAAATGGCAGCTGAAGAACTGTCCTTTCAATCCAGAGCACAAAGCTCCGGATTCGATGATTTTCCGCGCACCATCGGGACGTCTTGGATTCCGGTGCCTCCATAATTCCTGCGCGGATTACAACTGGACCAGCCTGCGCGATCTTTTCGAACCAGAGCGGCCAAAGGCCAAAGTCACGTCAATCACGAATGGCCATGCCGCTGATCACCCGCCCGCCGAGCCAGAACCAGAAGAAGATCCGGACAGTCATCTCCTCGCGTTATGCGATGAGATCATCGCCTCAAAGCAGTCTCACCGGATATACGAGAAGAGCCTATTCGACCTGATCGGAAAAGCAGACAAGTACGTCGGTATCCAAGTCCGTTCCATGCTCCGAAAAGAGTTCGGGACCGATATGGTGATGACTGGCACTGGATCATGGCCCGAGCTTTATCGGGACGCGATTAAAACCGCCCCATGGCGAAAGAGAACTCCGGAACTGGAAGACAATCCATCCCCCGGCTCACTACTTCCGGTTCAGATAACCGACCGCCAGCTCCGTGATATATCGCTCGATGCGATCCGTCAGGTGAAAGCCAAGAACGACCCACCCAGCCTGTTTGTCCGCTCGGGCGCGCTGGTCCACGTCATTCAGGACGAGAAGGAACGCCCCAGCGTCTCCGTAGTTACCGAATCCCGGCTGCGAGGAGTCCTCGCCCGCGTCGCCAATTTCATGAAGACCGACCGAAACGGCGAGCAGAGAAACGCGTTCCCGCCGGTCGAGGTTGTGAAGGACATCATGGCCTTCAATCCCCAATCCTGGCCGTTCCCGCGCCTGATCAGCGTGGCTGAAGTGCCGACCCTCCGTCCGGACGGGACTATCCTCGACCAGCCCGGATACGACGAGGACTCGGCTATTTTCTACGCCCCCGCCAGCACCCTGAAGCCTTTCCCGCTCCCGGAGTCTCCCACTTTCGACGATGTAGAGAGCGCGAAGTGCCTGGTAGAGGAGGCTATCGGAGAATTTCCTTATGCGGACCTAGCCAGCCACGCCAATACCTACGGCTTGCTTCTCACGCCAATCCTGCGCCCGGCATTCAGCGGCTGCGCCCCCCTCGCCGTGGTAGACGCGCCTCAGGCCGGAACCGGTAAGTCTCTCCTGATCGACGTCCTCTCGATCATCACCACCGGACGCCCGGCGGCTATGATGCCATACCCATACAAGGAAGAAGAGATGCAGAAACAGATTGGCGCGTCGCTCTCCGCTGGACGCCAACTCATCGTCTTCGACAACCTGGAAGGTGAACTCCGGAGCCCGGCTCTCGCGCTCGCAATCACCGCCAAAGAATTCGAGGCCAGAATCCTCGGCGTCAGCCAAAACATGACGGTCGAGAATTCATCGACGTGGGTAGTAACAGGAAACAATATCCGGCCCGCTGGCGATATGCCCCGACGGTGCTATCAGATCCGGCTGAATGCACAGAGATCAAAGCCGTACATGGACCGCCAGTTCAAGCACCCCAGACTGCTTAATTGGGTGACTGAAAATCGGTCACAGATCCTCCACGCTCTACTCGTTATCGCCAGAGCGTGGTTCGCTGATGGCCGAAAAGAAACGGTCCAAAAGACGCTCGGTAGTTTCGAGGAATGGCATCAGATTGTGGGTAGTGTAATTGAACATGCCAAGATGCCAGAATTTTTGAAGAACTACTCCGACTTCATAGACCAGGAAGACGAGAGTCCTAGACAGTGGGAGGAGTTTCTTTTACAGATATTTACAATTTGGGGCGCTGCGAATGCCGAGAAAACTAATGAATTTACTATCGCCGACTTGATTATAGCGATCAATACCGATAAGACGGAACTTCGCACCGTCCTTCCAGCGGAGGTCGCTGACTGCCTCGAAAAGAAAATCAGTCACCGGATCGTGATCGGCAAGATGTTCCGCACCCGCCGACAACGCCACTTTGGCATCGGTGCACGTGAGTGCTGGCTTGACCGAGCCGACGACGGTACAGAGCACAAAGGCTCGGCTAAGTGGGTGGTCTGCCGATCCCTGAAGGGTGCTCAAGCTACGGTTGAAACTAATCCCCAGATCGAGAGCAAGCCGCCCGACGAAGACCTAGAAGACCGGATGACGCTCTGGTCATAATCGAGCCCAACTTTAGGTTCATTCCGAGAATAAAAACAAAAACACTCCCCATTGTTTTTTTGTGTACTACAGATGAAGTTTTTACGATTTATTCGGGGAGTCGCGGAAACTACTTAGATCTCCCCAGCAATTCCCCATACACACTCCCCAAATTTATAAGTCTGTATATATGTTATATTTATACGGATACTACGTTTATAGTATGGGGAGTTGGGGAGTCATATGGACTTCGTATATGAGAACAAAATAAAATACACATTTCCGCATATAATCTTTATTGCTGCATGTGTTCTCACAGCGCCGGGCGGCTCTACAACTCCCCCGACTCCCCAACCCCCCAAAAAAAATCAGCGCCCGATGGAAGGCGTTTTCCGCTCACCCCGCTCACCTCCGCCACGCACATTCGAAACTGCTCCTGTTCGCTCGGCTCTCGGGGGCGACTCCGTGGCGCTGGCGATCCGCCAAGCTCCGTGAGGTCGCCCAACCGCCGGAAATTCGCTGTAGGCCTCCCTAGCACGAAAGGAGGCCATCCCACGAACCACTCACACAGCTCCATGGAGCCTAGCTTTACGGCCTTCCTAATTTTTTTTTGATTTTTTTTGGAATTTTACGGTGGTTCCTGAAAAAACCGTTATTGGGCCTGAGCGTTCAGCGACGCGTCCGCGCGTGGCGTCCGGACCCATCAAACAATGTGGAAGTCTATTTAAGTCAATACTTTGAATGTCTTACGTGCGGTCTCCGGATACCATGAAAGGACACATAACCGCTCGGTTACGTGTCAACACGAGACGGCATAAACACAGCTAACAACAACAAAACAAACAACATAATAGCGGGATAATGGGATAATGGCCGCCGGAGAGTGGCGGTAGTGCCGGAGACCGCGTTACAGGCCGCGTGTAGGGAGTCCGGCGCGCCGATAAAGAGCTGCCACGCGTTCACTTGCCGCATGTTCACGCGCTAAATCTGCCAATTCCCGACGTGTGCGCCCTAGGTAATCCCGAGGGTGCGCGCAAACAGAACACGCGGTTTTACTCCGTCGATTGAAGTGTTTACATTGACTGCATCGCCAATCTGAAGCGCCAATCAGCACGTAGACAATCTTACCTAGTCAATGAATATTTATGCAATCAGATGACGGATTTAAGCATAGATCAAGTATGGACTCATGTTTCCCGAGTGACCGCGCGGAATGAATAGATATTCATCGCGGTGAATATTTATACATATTCGCGGGAGACCACAAACAGCACGGCGAAGATAGGTATTGACGCCAGCAGTGGTACATGCTAACTTACATAGTGAGGTGATAGCCATGAAACAGAGACAGATTACAGTGCTGGCAGCTGAGAGTCAAGACATGTTGGAGTCTCACGGCGCTAGTGTAGAGCAATTATTCGATACCATCGGTGAAGCGAAGAAACGCGCTAAATACTACCTCACTGAGGACTACATGAACGTTTGCGAGTCCAGTACGAAACTCGGGTATGCTCGGGTCCTGGTGAATGGTGATTGCGTGGCGGACTATGGCGAATAGCTTGGAACGCGATCCGTTCGGAAAATGCGAGTGTGGCTGTAACCGCGCGCAACATTCAGGCGGACTTGGAATGTGCAATGGCTTCAAATGCCGTTGTGGACGTTACAAAAAACAGACTCGCGAGTTTCTGCATATGCAAATGATGCGAGACGCGCTGAATGCGGCAATCGAAATGATTGAAGATTTACCCGGCGATGGACGGACTATAAAGGTATGCTTGCCGAATTACCAGGAACGTAATGATATGGTTCGGCAAATGAAGGCCGCTATCTCGGGTCCGGTGACACTCGAAAAAAAGTCTTGACTTGGTGCATCGTACATGCTAAGCTGGTTTCAGTTAAGGCGAGACACAAGCAAGCGGATAGAGTCACTCCAAGGATACTCACCGATAGCGCGGGAAACTGCAAGCTTTAACGAGACCACGGGTTACCACGGGACACGGGCAGGGGTTAAATGAGACCTGCCCGTATTACAGGTGCGCCATTCGTTTGCGGAATGCGGGTAAACTCCGATTCGTCAGCAAGCTTATACGCTCACTTGCGGGAGACACGGGAGACCAGCACGGCGAGACCTGACGCACGCGAGTGGCGACACTGGTAAGGGTCTCAAGAGTAGTAACCGCGAAACGCGTTCGAGTGGCGACACTGATATCGCGGAGACCACGGGTAGTCAGTTCATTGATATAGCGTCTCGGGACAAGCTTACGCTTGCTTCGGATGCAATCGGCCATGGGATACGCGGCCATGGCTATCGTCAGAGACACTGGCGATTCATAACCGGAAACATCAGGTTCGCAAAAACGTCCGGTTAACGTGCTGATAGACCGCGTGGCACGCGCGGGACTGTGACAGAGTCGGATAGGTGTCAACACACTACGGGAGACCGTAGACGAACATATAGAGCCATGAGTGCTTACGCATTCGTGGCTCTTAGTGTTTGGAGATAACATGTCAAAACTGATTAAAGACGGCGATAGCCTGGTTTCCGCTAAGACGTCAGGCGGATATGAAATCCATGTCTATGATGACGGATTCGGCCCATTGTGGATATCCCGAAACTCAATCGGGATTAACGGTATCGTTCGCGCGCGGTCATGGGAAGACGCGTACTCGATTTGTGAAGACGAGTTTTTTCCGGAAGCGGACGAGACCATAGAACAGCTGGTTAAAGAGTACGGATTTAAGCGGGAGAATGTCAAAATCATTCATCCTGCGCACCGTAAGACTTCCCCAGTGACGTACGCCAATGGCCACGTGGAAGAATTCGACATAGAAACATCCGTCCAACGTGATGCGACTATGGCGGATTACCAGCTAACCGGCGGTAGTCTATTGCCTGGCCAGTTCGTACGCTGGGAAACGCGGGAAACTCCGGATGCGGACGCGTGGTCCGAGAATGAACTGTTTTGTGAGGCGTACGGATTCCGTCCAAATGGCCGCAATGAACGGGATACCATCGGCCATGGGATTTACTCGAAAGACTTGAACGGCGATAGCCTGGATAGGCTCACTCCGGAATTGCTGGCGGATATCGGTATTGAACTGGTGATTGAGGCTGAAGAGTCCGAAGAATCGGACCCGCGCGACGATCCTGCAAATAACCCGGATGACGGCGGACGCGAGACACTGGCGGACGCGTAGACCATGGAAAAACGCAAAAAACACTCCCATCGTTGCGCGATATGCCGTCAAGGCGTGTGAGGGGGTGTGTGCGTGTATTGGGCGGGTGGCGGTGAGCTACCCGGATGGTACGGAGGCTAAAGGTGAAATATAACGACAAAACCACACGCGCAATCGCGCTTCGTGAGACATGGCCAGCCACCTATGGTGCGGAATTCGTATCTCGCATAATGCTCGACGATGAGAACGTGAGCACCGAGCAAAAGGCACTCATCCGCGAATGGCTGGAACGCGACACTACCGCGCGGATCTCTGGAGCATAAGTTTTGTCGAGTGCGCTTGACAGCGTACTTCGTACATGCTAAGCTACAAACCATGACAGAGACGCCCACGCAAAAACTACAGCGTCATACGGCCCTGAGCGTCGAGTACCGGCGCGAAGCCTGGGCAGCGGGCATTACGTCACCGTACCGCCTCGGGCGCTACGTTCAGGATCGCTTGTGTGGCGTGAGCCATGCACGGGCGATGGAGTTGCAGAAAGGGAAGAGAGAGCCAGTATGAGCAAACGGGAAGCGCTTGACATTATCATGGACCTCGCACTCGGGAACATGTGCGACCGGGACAAGATGCCAGAAGAGCACACACGGCAGGCGCAGGCAATGGATATTGTGCTAGCGATGGCGCAGGAGAGCTGAGGCATGCCCAAGCCAACCGAGAAAAGCGGCGACTGCTTTCTTTGCCGGTCCGCGCGTACTCAAATGCGGGGAATTATCCGCCGTTTGGAGATTTGTGCGCGAACGAATCAGAGCGAGCCAAGGGGCGAGATCGGGGCGCACGCGGTAGCGGCTGAGCAGTGGCGTGTCGCCGCGATCCTGAAACACTTCGTCGCGGAGTGTCTCTCATGACCACCCAGACCCAGACCCCCGCCGAATGGCTGGCGGAATAGTTCGAATACGAGTATTGCGCCGAATGCGGCGGGGACGCGGAGCACCATACCGTTATCGGAGTGCTTGGCAATTACTTCGCGCGCTGCGATTATCCGCCATCGGAGGCTACGGGATTGGGGTTTGATCCGGTCATCGTGGAATACAGGGCACAGAAAGAGAAGGCGACTTCGATCTGATGGCGAAGGAAGGGGATATTTAAGCGAATGTCGACACGTTGCACGACTCATTTTAAGTACGGCGAACGCACGGCAGCAGTTGTCTTCCGGCATACCGACGGCTATCCGTCAGGCGCGGGCGTCGACCTGCGTAAGTTTCTGGTCGAATGTAAGGCGCTGGAAGATAGCAGACTAAGCGACCCCTCAATGCTGGCCGCAAGATATGTGGTTTACCTTGCGGATATGTTCAGGGAGCACGGTGCGTCGCGGTTAAACTTTCTCTCGGTGCGAGTGATGATGGACGATTCTGGAGACGCTCAGTATCGGTATGTCATCGACTGTGCAAAAATTGACGCGGACGGCCTGCCGGAGCTGACCTGCCTGAGTGTTTACGACGATCACAAAGAGGTAGCGATACCGAAGGCGGTCGCACTATGACCGACGCCCTGATAGCAGGAGTCTGTTTCGCGGCCATGATAATCGCGGTTATCATTGGGACAAGGAAGGAGTACTGATGCGCGCGTTAATACTCGGCTGTTTTCTATGCGCCTCTGCGCTGGGATGCGACTACACCCCTATCGGCGACAACTGGCGGGAAATCAAGACCGCGCCTCACGTCAGCACGGTCGAGCTGTTCGATGCGACCCAGCCGTGGTATGGCCTTTACAGGTGGCGTGCTGGCCGGTGGGATCGGATAAGCGCGGGCGGCGATGGGCATTGGCGAATTAAAGAGAGCGGGTGTTTGTTCTGGCGTCCTTACGTTGGACGACTCGCGGAGTATAAAGATCCTACCGGCGGCGGGCAAGTGGGAAACCATCGACGGGATGCCGTGGGAATGCCGGGAACGAAGCGCACCGAAGCCATCAAAGAATTACGTTCTCGCTGAGGCCGGGAAGATGTTCATCAGGAAGGGCAGGGCGACAAGCGTGACGGCGGCTAAGCCTGCCTGCCTGTAGGTGATCTCTGGGCGCGAGTCGGGCGGCTTGCCCGACGCTGCAAGCAAAGCATTTGGTTTTGGTGTTTGAGTAGGGGAGGTAGAGAGGGAAATGGAATTCGACACGAAAGAACTGGAGCGGCTGGAGGCAAAGGCCGCTTTGGACTTACAAGCTCATCGTATAGCCGAAAAGACGTGGCGTGAAACCTCGGAGGCGGAGGCATCTGAGCGATCGCGGCTACGCGCTCTCGGATATGGATCACCGTTTCCGCTTGGGAGCCGCGTTATCAAAACCTCATGGGGAAGAAAAAGCAAATCCATTAAAGGTGTCGTCGAATGCATGACAAATGAGAATCGCCGCACTTATGCCGAAAACGGCGGCTCTGGTCATGGCGGTGTATTCGTGGTGCGTCATCTAAAGGCCGATGGAACACCCGGGATTGCGTTCACTTCGCTTGATCGGTGGGAGTTGGGGAATTGGTCGCTCGTGAAGTCCGAGGTATCTGCATGACCCCTCCAAAGACACCGCAGGCCGAAAGAGATCCGCGAGTTAACCCGCGCGTCGGTGATGTCTGCTCGTTTCGGGACAAGCCGAGTCGAACCGTGACCAAGCGATTCACCGACGCCTGCGGCTCTGAATGGGTGGACTACACGATCACAAAGCAGATTCGCCTCGAAGGATGGAAGCGGACGATGAAGAACAGCCGCGTTTGGGTGGTTTCGGTATGAGCCAGTCTACCCGCAGGGAGCAGCACACGCCGAACCGCTTCCGCATTATCTTCAACGGCGAAGAGTATCGAGTTTCGATTCCGAACTACGAGGGCGGCGAGGTTGTTACGGCTGAGATCGCCGATCAGATGCTGGTGGCACTAAAATCCATCAACGAATGGATACTCGATACCGGACATCCGATTGAGCGTCGGGATTTGTGGAACGCGAAGTTTTTGAAGGCTCACGATCTCGCCGCCGCTGCGATCAAGAGAGCAGAGGGTACAGCCCGATGAGACAACCAAAACCGAAGATTGAGATCCGCGTCGGCCAAGTGTGGCGGGACAAGGACCGCAGACGGCAAGAGGATGGGAATGTGCGCGAGATGACGGTAGCCTTCGTAAACGAGACAATGATAACCGTTGATGTCCATCACGGACAGGAGCCGGAACTCGACTGGCGCACGATGTTTCAGCGCTCACGTTTCGGCTCAGGCCGCGCGAACGACAGTTTTGAGCTTGTTTCTGAACCGGAGGCCACGAAGTCAACGACTATCGACCGAAAGTCGATAGCTTGTCCCGCCCGCTGAAAGCGGGCTGAAGACGTTCGGCGCGTTGACGTTGCGCCCTGCGGCGGTGATTTGCCGCAGCGTTGGTATCTGCATGGGCCTCGTGATGGCACGAGACGCAGCGGAACTTAGACTGGCTGGAGCGGTTGGATTTTGAGATATGACTGCAACGATTACATTCGCGGGACGAGTTTCGGGGATCGGTCACCTCGACCGGCACGCCCCCAATTCCAGCTTTGTAAGCCACGAACGATCTCAATTGCCTGAACGCCCAACTTCGCAGAACTACCCGTTGCGACTTCCTAACCTTTACCCGGTCGAGAATACCGCCAAGTTCTTCGATGGCGATACCCCGACCAGTGCCTTTGGCTGTCGCAACGATCTGTTTGGATATGCAATGGTTAATGTCACGAGCAAAACGCGATTCTTTGCCCGCCAATTTACGAAGACGACGGCGTGCCGACTTCGTTTGAAGCTTCTGGAGTTTGGTTCTCAGTCGGCGCTGCCGATGCCGCACGGCTTTGACCGGCTTACCGCTGTAGTGCTTTCCGTCCGAGTCGCTGGCGATATTAGTAATCCCGAAGTCGACGCCAAGGAAATCATCGGCGTCTCTCGGTTCGGGCTCCTCAACGTTACACGTGGCTGTCAGAAACCAGTTGCCGCGATGGAAGAGAAGATCAGATTCGCCCTGGCGGGATGCGAGCAGCGCCAGCTGCCTCTCTCCTGCGACAAAGTTGCATTTTATGCGCCCGTCGAGAGTGCTTATGGAAACTGTCTTCTTATCGACATGCCACGTCAGATTTCGGTCGTCGAATGCGAGGCTACCGAGCGGCTTAAATCGCCGCTTTGTTTTCTTGTCGAGCTTATATGCGTCCGCGACCTTCGCTGTGCATCGGACGGCCACTTGGGCTGGAATTCCGAAGGTCTCTCGCAGTTCTCGGTACGAGAGTTTCTGGAGCGCGTATTGGGCAAACGTCTTCTGTTTCCACGCTTGATCGCTCAGCCAATTGCAGGCTTTATTTGCCGTGCGCAGTAACTTATCGAGAGCCATCCGTTGCGCGGCGTCGGGGAGCAATTTAACTTTTGCGGAAAGCTTCAATGATCCAGTATAATCAAGTATTGATGAAAAAAGCAAATCTCGACGGAAACTGGCAGTCGATGGGCGACGAGAAGTTGGATGCCGTAGCCGCTGCCTTGGGCTGGGAAGATCCCGCTGGCTGCACGTCTGAGGCGAAGCAATGAGCGACCGCCTGAAAGGCTGCATTGTCAGTTTCGACCACGATATCCGCGAAGACGACGCCGAGTTTTACCTAAACGCCATCCGTGCAATAAAAGGGAATTATATACATAATTTCCCTTGACTCCTTTGGGGTAATCATCTACTATTGAGACATGGAGAGCAACACAATGACCTGCGAAAAATGTACCGAACAGATAACAATTCACGCCGACGGCACGGCTGCTTGCGGATGCGAACTTCGGAGTTTGGCCGAGTTGCTGGCGGGTAAAACCGACCCGGCGGGATGGGACGCGGAACTGGTGACGCGGGACGCGGCGAAAGAAGTCCTGATGTCCGCAATCGACGATGAAGAGTTGGCCGATTTCGTCCACGAATCGGTGGATGAGCCTGCTGTGCTTCTTCGTGCCAAGGGCGACATCGAACTCGCTATATCTTTGTGCCAGGCAGCTCTGGCCGATTTTAAGGCGGAAGCGTAAATGTCGAAATCCACCATCTCCACCTTCCAACTTTTCGCGCTGTTTCCCGACGAGGAGACGGCGCGAAAATATCTGGAGGGCCGTCTGTGGCCCAACGGGCTGGTTTGCCCGCAGTGCGGTAATGCCGCGTTGCTGACGCGCCCAAACGGCTTCTTTCGCTGCAATCCGTGTGGGAAGTACACGTTTTCTGTGCGCGAAGGCACAATCTTCGGACGCTCGAAGATCCCACTGCACAAGTGGATTTACGCGATGTATCTGCTGGTCACCGCCCGCAAGGGCATCAGCAGCCTGCAACTCGCAAAAGAGATCGGCGTCACCCAGAAATCCGCGTGGTTCATGCTTCAGCGCCTGCGGGAGGCGTGCGGAGACTCTGACGACATCGACAAACTGCGCGGCGATATTGAGATCGATGAATGCTTTGTGGGCGGGAAAGAGGCCAACAAGCACGAGCGGAAGAAGCTCCACGCGGGACGAGGCGCGGTCGGCAAAGTCGCAGTACTCGGAATGCGGGAGCGCGGCGGCAGGACGCGGGCGCAAGTCATCGACCAGCGCACCATCGAGACGATCCAGGGCGCGATTCACGCTGGCGTTGAGGTTGGATCGCAACTCTACACCGATGAGCACGTAGCGTATACGGATCTGGACGGCCTGTTCTTCCGTCACGAGACAGTCAACCACGGCGCGGGAGAATACGCGCGGGGCGAAGCTCACACGAACAGCATTGAGAGCGTCTGGGCGGTCCTGAAGCGCGGGCTGCATGGCGTCTACCACCACGCCAGTCCGAAGCATCTCAGCCGATACGTTGACGAGTTCACATTTCGGCTGAACGAGGGCAAGGTGTCCCGGCACAGTCTGGAGCGGCTCGCGTCGTTTGTTGATCGCGTGGCGGGTAAGCGGATCACCTATGCGGAGGTCATCGCATGAGCGAGACTCCCAAGGTGCCAGAGCTGCTCGATTTGATCGTTGACAAGGTGCTGGCATACAAGCCGAAGCCTGTGAGCGTGGCGCAAAAGCGTCTCGCCCGAAAAGCGAAGAAGGCAAAGGCGAAAGATCAATGTGGGAAATCATCTATATAATTCCCCAATAAAAGGCGTCGTAGATGTGAAGCCGGTACTTGCCGACACGGACGACTGGATAGTACGGTCGCGAGTACGACGTGATGTCAGTATGAAGCTATACGACGCCATCAAGAGCATTACCGAATGACCCCCGACCCTCAGTCTAAATCCGAAGCCCGCGAAATGTGGCGCGAGCTGGAGAGCGCCCCGCGTGAGAAGGAGAGCGCCCCGCGACCACGCCAGATCGAGCGCCCCAACACCGGTTCGCCGTTCGATCTGATGAACGAGGCTCACGACATTGAAATCACCCGAGTTATCGAGCACTACGAGGGCGCTGTACAGCACCTGGAGAATCGCATTATCGAAGCCGAGATCGAATGCGAGGATATGCGGGAGGAAAAGACGCGACAGAAGCAGAAAATCGACCGCCTGTGGCTCGGCATCTTCGCGGCGGGGTTGTTTATTTGCTATCTGGTGGGGAAGTCATGACTTGGGAGCACCAAACAGAGACCGAAAAGTACGGCGAGAGTTGGCGACTTCGGGACGCCGAGCTACCCTTGGCGCTGGTGGTCAAGCACCACGAAAAACTGTATAGCGCCTGCATTTATTCGCTGGGTAAAAGCATCAAGGTCGGCGATGTTTACAGTTCGGCTGGCGGCGCGAAGGCCGCTTGCGTGAAGCGGTTGAGGAAGGCGGGGGTAATTACATGAAGTACAGATACGAATATAACGGCAATACCGAATACGTGACTCTGCATCTGACGGAGGCACTCATATCCTGTGATTTTCTGTCAAAATTTGCGAGTAATGCAACCGCTGAGGATAACTTTCGCCTCGGCCTCTTCGAAGTGGTTAAAGGGGTTACGGATATCACTTTACGGCGATATTCGGTAACTGCCAAGCGCGGCGCAGCGTTTGATCGGGATGCGATTCTTGATAGTCTTCTTGAGATCGCCAGGATGATCTTTTCGTGGGAAGAGTCATGGACTGCTCTACCCACCCTGCGGAGTGATATCAACTATCACATGTGCGAGCAATGCGTGGCCGAGCGAAACCGGGAAGCCGCCATCGCGATGCGGGACTTCGATGCGCTGGATTACTGATATGACCACTGAACAGATCCAAGCCTGGCGTGCTGCCGCCGAGGCTGACGGCTGGGAAGTTAATCCGACCTATAGCCATGAGCCAGTCGACCGGGCTGCAACAATGTCGCGCGAAGGTTTTCAGGCGCAGGCCATCACGCGCGGCAATCGCGGGGACGAACTGACAATCTGGGGTCCTGACAAGCTTCAGGTGACCGTACCTGACGCGTATTTATGGGCCACGCTCACGGAGAACCTGAAGCGGTGTATGGAGTGCGCTCGGGTAGTAGCGCACGTTCAGCGCGTTGGTTTTGCTGGCCGATGCTGCGATGCGTGTTTGCCTAGCGCGCGGAGACGGGATGAGTTTCCGGGGTGGACGAGGTGAGGGAGAGGGATTATGGCGGAACTGAGTTGGAAAGCAAGACGAAACGGCGCAATCTACTGCGCACCTGCATGTGGCGCTCGCTGCACATGGGTCGCGCATCAACGGGCCGTGAAGGATGCGACAGCACTAGCGAGGGAGCTTGGTAAAGGATGGAGCCCGCGCGTTCATGAGAACCTCGGGTGGCATTTCAGCGCGACTCGCGGCAAGGGATACTGTACCGTCTATCGCCATGGTAGAAACTATACGGCCTATATCGGTCCGAATCAACCCGGCGGTTGGTGGGTCGGTAGTGGCAAGACCGCGATTGAAGCGGTGCGTGATGGAGTTCGGCAGGCGCAGGATGAACTTGCGGAAATCAAGGCGGTAGTGGAGTTTGTCGAAGGAATGGCGGCATAAAATGAGCCTCGATGTTTACCTGACATCCGAAGAGCCGGTCGCTGCGCCAGTGGGGCAGAGCGGTATTTTCATCCGGCATGAAGGGCGCACGGTGGAAATTACCCGCGACCAGTGGAATCTCATGAATCCTGGACGCGAGCCACTGTTCGCGCAGTCCACCGAAGAAACTACCACTTTATTCAGTTGCAATATCACTCACAACTTGGGGCGCATGGCTCGGGCGGCTGGTATTTATGAGTTTCTATGGCGTCCCGAAGAAGTCAGCGTAACGCGAGCGGCACAGCTTATCGAGCCGCTACGAGCAGGATTGCGGCGGTTGGCCGTAGATCCGGATCGGTTCCGCCAGTTCAATCCTGCTAACGGCTGGGGCAATTACGAAGGGCTGGTGGACTTCGTGGGTAGGTATCTGACGGCATGTGAACATTGGCCCGAAGCCCTTGTGAGGGCTAGCCGATGAGCACCCCGCGCTACAAGCGCACCGATAAAAACTTCCATGACGATATACTTCACACAAGGCGTGTGGTAGCATTCGGCACATGGATTTCAAGCCAATACGTTTTATCGCCACTGTATGGAATCACTGGGAGGCGCGCTTTGGCACGACGTTCGCCGTGCTTCTAGCGGTTATGCAGGCAGTAATAGTCGCAGTGGCAGATCCGGTGAAAGTTCCTGAATGGATCAAAACATTTCCACCTCTGCTATGGCTATCCATAGGAGCGGTGCTTTTATTTTGGTCATGCTATGCAGCATGGAGGGACGTTGATACTAAACTTGCAGTACTCAAAGCGACTAACTCGAAGCCTAGCTTTTCGGGAAAGATAAAACTACTCTCGTTTGCTTCTGGTGGACCGAATAACGAGTCGTCAATTGTAACGGCTGTACTATCTCTGAATAATCCAACTGGTCCACCGAGTATCACTGAGGACTGGAAAATATCAGTCATTATTGGAGGTGAGGAGATAGTGAGCAAGGCGATTCTTTCTCCAAAGGGCGATATTCGATTGGGGTTCGCGTCGGACCCGCAAAAGAACATTATTTTGGGTAATGACAACTGGCTACCACGAGCCGGGAAGATAACTCCGATACCTTCTGGCGGCGGAATAGACGGATGGCTGATGGGTCTAGTGCCATGCCGCAGGGAGATTCTACAGAGGGCAGGTAATATGGTCCGGATTAGATTTAACGACGTTACCGGATATGAACACACAATTGATGAACCAATAACCGGTATAACCAGTGACCCCCTAGGGATGGATGGGTTACAAAATAAAACCTCCTAGGCGATGAGTTCCCTATACTCCATCTTCTCGGTCTGTACCAACCGCGTGAGCGTGTCACGGAACAGGAACGGATTCTCCCGGTTGTTGAAACGAAACTCAAACTCTTCAAGGTAACGATCCAAATGCTTCGCGCTCACCTGATGATAGGAACCGACGATAGACCGTTTGAACAGCGACCATGCGCCCTCGATGCCGTTCGTGTGAACGTCTCCCCTGACCCATTCTTCCGCGCTGTGGTTCACGCTGTGGTGCTCGGTGTCTGCGTCCGCGATCCCCGAGTATCCGGGGTTGTCATCAGTGACAATGCGCGATGTATCCGGCTTCGTGGTTTCCGCTACGAAGGCGTGCAGGGCTTTCTTGTTGCCCCGCTTCTTTTGCTTCTCGACGCGCAGCCGAATCTGTCCGCCGCGTTCGAGCGCCCCGAGGACCATTGTTTTGTTGTCGAGGTTCCCGCTGCCTACGTGCCGCTTGTGTCCGCCTACATAGGTTTCGTCCATCTCAACCGTTTTACCGATCCCGCCGATCTTGGTAGGACTCACTTCGGTCATAGCCTTGCGGATGCGATGACAGAGGTACCAAGCGGTCTTATAGGCCACTTTGATCGACCGGCCCAACTGATTAGCAGAGATGCCTTTCTTTCCCTCGCACATCAGATACACAGCAAGAAACCACTTCCAGAGCGGAAGGTGAGTGTCATTGAAGATCGTACCGGCGGTTACGGAGAACTGGTAGCGGCATGAGTCACAGTCATACACTCCGCGTTCTGCGATGCGGGAGACCGTCGTCTTGCCCGGGCAACGCGGGCAACGCGCGCCAGTGGGCCAGCGCAGCAACTCCAGGTATTCACGGCAGGCATCATCATTACCGCCAAACTGTTCAACTAGAGCGACAAGGTTAGTTTCCATGAAAAAGCCTCAGAAGCATCCCGAGAAAATGACGACCCCAGAGGTCATCCGGCACCTGTTCCATCCCAAGGTTGTAGAGGAAATGGAAAGGCACTCGAAGGAACTCAATGGGAAGCCGTCAAAGGTAAGAAAGGTCGCCACTAAGTAAATTCTAGCGGATCACATACCATGTGTCAAGTATATAATCATGAAAACTTCCATGCCTGCTTGCTGTTGGCTGGAATTGGCTGTTGCGCCCTCATGTATCTGGTTGTCAGGTGGGTAGGGTGAGATACAACAAGAAGCACTGGTCAAAGATTTACTTTAAAGTCGGGACCATGCCGGGAGATCATTACTTTGTCGCCACGTCCGACCTGCCAAATATGGTCATCGGTGGGCATTTGACCATACGACGTGACGATGGATCGACAAATCCAGCGTATCAACATGGAGAATCAGTGTTGATAGACGAAATTCGGTCGATTGGCCCTAGGCAGATACTGTACGTAGTTGAGAGGATGTAAGCACCGCGCGGTGCCTGTCAAAATAGATTAATGCCCCGAAAAAATATATACACCTCTCGCTCCGAAGCCAACCGCGCCAACGTCCTGAAGCGCTGGTCTAAATTAACGCCAGCCCAGCGCCGTGTGCAGATGCAACCCGCTATCGACGGACATACCGAGGAATCCCGCGCCATGGCCGGGACCGCCGGAGGGTGGGCGACAGCTCGTGGGATGACCAAGGCCGAGCGTCGCGAACGCGGACAGAAGGGCGGCGAAGCCCGAGGTGCGGCGTGGGCGAAATTAACGGCGGGTGAGCGTAAAAAGCAGGCGCAGGTTATGCGGGCTGGTCGGGCGAAGAAAAGCAATAAGGCGGCTTGAAAAAGGAAGGTGTTTGATGCCTGAAGACTCTGTACCGGGATCGGCGGAAGCAATAAGGGAGATCGCGGAGAAGATCATGGGGTGGGGTTGCGCGGCCTCCATACCAGACGGGCAGATTATATTCGCCTACCCAGATGACGGACCAGCTATTCGCGCATTTGATCCCTACACCAACCCGGCCCACTCTATGCTTAGTGGCGTTAGTGGGTAGCTTCGAGACAGAGCCGGTGAGATGGTGGGAGCCGTGGTTCATCAGGGCCTTGGGAATTTGTTGGGGATGGATGAGTTTTCTTCTGTTTAGATATTCCTTTACCGGAAAGGAGATCATATGACTGATCTCTCAGCAGCTCTGGAGCGGTGCTGTAAAGCGGCGGGGTGGACCTACATCGAATACAACGGCTACCAGCACGTACTGGAGAAGCCAACAGGCACGACCACTAAAGCAACGTGGCACTTCGATGACTCGTCTCACGACGACGCCATAGCCCTTCAGTCCGCTCTGGTGAAGCGGTATCCACAGATGTGGCCTTCGTTCGTTTCCCAAGTAAGGGCACAAGCTCTGAGTGTTGTTGGGTGGGAACTGTTGGCGGTTCATCTGTTGACCCTTGCCCCCTCCGCCCGTATTCTGGCGCTTGAAGCTGCGTTGCCGAGATGTGGGGAGTGCGGGGGCAGCGGTGAAAAACCGACGGAGCGCAGCATCAGGCTATGCCTTGAAACCGGCTCGCCGATGGAAACTGGTATGTGCCCCGCCTGCGACGGTGTGGGGATAGAGACGTGCTGAGAACGTATCAATTCAGGCTGCTTCCGAACGCCACCCAAACAGCGATACTTGAGCGCGTTCTTGCGGATAACTGTGAAACCTACAATGCTGCCCTTCAGGAGCGCAGGGATGCATGGCGACTATGCCGCGAGGGTATAACCTACCAGGATCAACAAAGGGAATTGACCGAGTTACGGAAAGACCCAAGTTTCAGTTGGATAGCCTGCAAAATTCAACGAGATGCCCTGCATCGAGTAGATCGTGCATTCAAGGCATTCTTCCGTCGATGCAAGGATGGGGAGAAGCCCGGATTTCCGAGATTTCGATCCATCTACAGGTACAGGTCGTTCACAATTGAAAGCAAACCAAGCATCAAGCATCGGTCGATTCTTATCCCCAAGATAGGGTACATCCGGATGCGAGGAGGAAGGCCGGTAGCGGGGATCGTAAAAACAGCGACGATCAAAAAAGACGGAAGCATCTGGAATGCGAATATCGTGTGTGATATCGGGGCATCGCCGACCCGACAACCGGTGTCACATCCGGTCGGAATTGACGTAGGCCTGACAAATCTCGCCGTTCTTAGCGATGGGACAAAAATCGACAACCCGCGCTGGACCAGGAAGCACGAAGCGAGGATCGCCGCCGCAAGCCGACGATTGGCCGTTAAACAGAAGCGATCAAAAAATCGTATCCGCGCACGAGAAGTTTTGCGTCGTGCCCACCAGCGAGCAGCAGATGCGCGTAAGAATTACCTGCATCATGTCTCTAAGTGGCTCATATTAAATTACGATCTGATCGCCCACGAAGACCTGAAGATCCGAAACATGGTAAAGTCCCCGCGACTTGCCAAATCAATCATGGACGCCGCCTGGGGTATTCTCATCTGGCAACTGACGTACAAAGCTGAAAAGGCTGGGCGTTGGATTGTTCCGGTGAATCCGCGCGGGACATCGATCCGTTGCTCTGGCTGTGGCGAGGCGGTCCCGAAGACACTGGCAGACCGTCAGCATACTTGCGTCTGTGGTGTGAGCCTCGGACGCGATCACAACGCAGCAATTAACATTCAAAGGCTCGGGATGAGCCTTGCGGGCTTTGGGCCTTCAGAACGTGAGGTCAACTCATGAGTTCCATAGAGAAGCCGAAGGAGAAAGCGTGACCAGCAAAGAGAAGCAGTATTTGGCAACGGAGCGGCAGAAGTCCGAAGCCATCACCAATCCCGTCGCTGGCGATGTCTGGGTATCGAAGCGGATGACGAGGATGGTGGTGTGGGCATACCTAGGTAATAGGATTCAAGTGGCACAGCCAAAGTCAATGTCTCTGGATCGTTGTGATAAGTGGATGGAGCCGTGTGAGTTCCGCCGTTGGTGCCGCACGGCAACGCTTGTGTCTCGTGGGCGTGGGGATGAAAAACAGTGAACGTTGAGTTACTCCAGATCGACGGCAAGATTCCGAACATTGCGCTGATGCGCCTTGCGGCTCACCACAAGCAACTCGGTGATGACGTGGTGTATCACCGCGCAGATTCGCTCGCGTCGGTCCATCCATTTCGTTTCCGGCCCGATGCGAAGGTTTACGCCAGTACGATATTTTCGCGGTCCGCGCCGGTCGTGAAGGAATTACTGAAGGGCAGGCCGGATGCCATTGTCGGCGGAACCGGCAGTGACGTTCCTCCATTGCAGATATCCCAACTCGAAAAACACGGCGTCACTAGTCTTGATCAGGACTATTCGATCTACCCAAACTTCCGGCAGTCCATTGGATTCACGCAGCGCGGTTGCCGGTTGAAGTGCTCGTTTTGCGTCGTTCCTCAGAAGGAGGGACGCATCCGCGAAGAGAAGACTATCGCGGAAATCTGGCGCGGCGATCCGTGGCCACGTGAAATCATTCTGTTGGATAACGACTTCTTCGGACAGCCAAACTGGAGAGGACGGATCGCAGAGATTCGTGACGGCGGATTCAAGGTCAGTTTCAATCAAGGCATCAACGCACGCTGCATCACAGACGAAGCGGCGGAAGCGATTGCCTCGGTTAAGTATCGGGATGACAACTTCAAGACGAAGACTATCTATACGGCATGGGATAGCCGGGAAGACGAGGAACGCCTTTTTACCGGCCTGGGCCGACTGGTCAAGTACGGCGTGAAGCCCGACAACATCACCGTTTACATGCTGATCGGGTACTGGCCAGGTGAAACAGCCGAGGACCGCGAATATCGAAGGGCGAAGCTGAGAGCGTTTGGCGCTCGTCCGTTTCCAATGGCATACATTACAAACGACACGCCACCCGAGAAGGCCCTCGAACTCAGGGGTTTTCAGCGGTGGGTTATTCGCCGCGCAGATGTGGGGAAGAATCGGTGCTCGTGGGCTGAGTTTACGGCAGCGCGCTACCGGCCCGAGAAAATCGGCATGAGGGTTGGCGGGCGTGGGGATGAGGGAGGAAAATGACGCTAACCGAAGCAAAAAGAGAGTTCTGTAGCGCATATCCAAATCTGCGCGTCAACGGCTGGGACGAGCGGGATTACGATCTGTGGGGCAAGCTGCAAAGTCTACCTTCATGGGGGCTGATCGCAGGCGACGTGAATGACCCGATGATCTCGCGCAAGCACGTGATCGCCTTGTTGGAAGAGGCTGCTGAGGCACGCTTTGAACAGGATTGGAAAGCAAGATTCGGTCGCCCCACACCGGAGAAGGACACCCCATGGAAAGTAACCTGACACCTAGGCGGGCGATGGAACTGGCGAATATACAAGCTGAATTGCATCATGTCAGTGATGCGTCGCTCGTGGATATACGGAGGTTGGCCCGCTTCATCCTCTCCCGAGAGACGGCGGTGAGGCCACAGCGAAAGGGTGGCACTGACGGCGACGACACCGAATGCACCTGTGGTGCCCACGTGGTTGGGTGGATGAGTTACTGCGCCGATTGCGGAAAACCCCTCGACTGGACCCCAGCGCCCGAGAAGGAGACAACGAAGTGACACCTATGGATCATAACGAGAACGTGACAATGGCGAATGCCGTCGAACTGCAACGTCAGGAAATAGAATTTCTAGGGTCTGCACTTGAAAAGGCCGATGCGGATAAGACCCAAGCATTCTCTGAGATAATTCAACTCCGGGCCGAACACGACAATCTTCAGCGCCGATTCGATCACCACTGCGACACCATTCGTGCTTATGATGCCGTAATGGGCAGCATCTCAGCCCGCTGGCATGTGGACTTCATCGGTGTCAATCCGCCAGAAGCGATGCTCCGCGCCATTGAGTTGCTGTGCTTATCTGCCATTACGCCAGTACCGAGGAGCGGTAATCGCGTGGATGCCGACAAAGAACTGAAAGAAGCGATGGAGGCCTTGAAATGGGACAAGTAGGCGGCGGTGGGGGTTGTGGCCCGATCAACTACAAACTGGAATTACGGGTGGCCAACGAGCGCATCGCCACCCTGACCGCCGAACGGGATCGGGCGCGGGCCGCACTGTCCTTGGCTAAAGAGGCGGGGCATTTCTACCTTCGGAAAGCTGCCGACGCCGGTATTCTGCGCAATTCAGCGGAGTCCGAACTCTCCACCATGCGGGAGCGTGCGGAGGGTGCTGAGTATGTCGGCTCTCTTTATCGTAGTCGTTTAGACGAGCTTGAACCAATCGCCAGCTATCCCGGCCACTACGTCTCTAGTTCTTGTCAGGCCGGTCTGCATGGGCAGTGCCGGTGCGTCAGCAAGTACGGTGAGCAGTGTCAGTGCTCGTGTGGGCATACCGACGCATCCACAAAGCCGACGTATCGGGAACTGGAGCGGGAACTCGCGGAGATCAAGGAAAAGCAGGAGTGGGGTGTGGAATGCCTGACGGGCAACCTTTCGCGGAAAGGTAACGTACTGACCGCTCTCGATGAGGCTGATGCCAGCAGAATTGAATCACGGTTTCCAGATGAATACAGGGCTGTTTCCCGCCGCGCTCCCGGCCCTTGGGTGACAAAGGAAGATAGCTAATGTGGAAAACGCAATGCCGGTATTGCAAGGGCAGAGGATGTCCTATCTGCTGGCCGAAGAGTGGTGACATTCTACGCAAACGTGGGTGGGTTCGTATGGTCACGCGGACAAGCCCTAACGATGGTTTATTTGGCGTATTTGTCGATTACCGCGTTAGACGTACCAACGAACGTTTTTATCGCAGGACTGTTCGCTCGGCATGGTACAGCGATCTTGTTAAGTGGGCGGCAAATGCCGTGGTCGTAAAAGCAGCGAATCGTGGGTGACAAAGGAGAAATAAAAGATGAAACTGTTCCGTTGGATCGCAAAGATGATTCACAGGTTCGATGATTATGCAATGGGGAGGCGTTGATGCCTGAACCCGGAGCACCCATACCGACCGAAGAGAGCCTGACGCTCCGCGATCTGGACCGAAGCCATCCATTCGAGCGCCCCAAGGCGTACCGCGTATCCGGCGATACGATCTGCGATACTCTTTGCCTGTTGGCTTTGCTGGAAGCTGGGAACCGGCAACTGAAAATGGAAGCCCTCTCCAGCAGGGAGAGGATTGCAGCGCTGGAGAAAGAGGTAGAAGAGTTGACCGACGAACTGGGGTCAGCTGTGGCGAACGCCGAAGAAGATGAAGGCTACGCGATCATGCGCCACGGACGTGGCGAGTAATCTGGTGCTTAATGCCCTTGGTCTCAGCGGCGGCAAGGACTCAACGGTTCTTGCGTTCCTGTTGAAAGAGCGCGAGCCCGAACTGGACATGCAGTACATCTGCACGCCAACCGGGAATGAATTGCCTGAGATGGTTGAGCACTGGCTAAATCTTGGCGAAAAGCTGGGAAAGCCTCTCATTCGGATCACCAACCAAGAGCGCACGCTATACGACATCATCGACCTCAACGGAATGATCCCAAACTTTCGCGCCCGTTTCTGCACGCGCCAGTTGAAGATTGAGCCGACAATAGCGTGGTGCGTCCGCCACGCGCCGGTAACGCTGCACGTGGGGCTTCGTGCCGATGAAGAGACACGCGAGGGGATATATGGCGACCTAGTAAAGAGTCGGTTCTACTTCCGCGAGATCGGCTGGGGATTGAAGCAGGTTTTGGGTTATGCGGTGATGTTGCGGGAAAAATTCGGCATCGTGATACCAGAGCGAACGGATTGCGGGGATTGCTATCACCAGCGCATCCGTGAATGGTGGAATTATTGGCGAAAGTATCCAGATCGATTCTGGCACGCCGCTGCCAAGGAAACGGCGATGGGGCATACATTCCGTTCACCTGGTCGCGACACATGGCCCGTGTCTCTGGCTGACCTCGGAGCCGAGTTTCAGCGCCTCTGGGATCTGGGCTGTCACGATTTCAAAGCGTGTCAGGATCGCCGGGACATCGAGCGCGGACGCAAGCCACGGAAAGAACGAGAGGAAAGGCAGGGCGAACTATGTCGAGTGTGCAGTCTGTAGTTGAGATGGAACGACGAATCGCAGAATTGGAGGAGAGGATTGCAGCGGCACCGCACGCGCCGGATTGCGCAGCTTTCAATTACGATCACGATTTTGTTCGTGTCGATGCGGATAAGGGTTGGTGCTTGAAGTGCTTCAACGGAGAAGATCATCCACAGCACATCAAGATTTGCAACTGCTGGAAATCAACTGGTATCCCTGACTCCCAGAAAGAGATCGACCGGCTCAACATGGTCATCCGCGATTTGCAACCGCACAAGTACCCGGTTGCTGTCGCCTGCGCGGTGATCGTGCGCGCCGGGAAAGTGTTGCTGGAGCGACACGCCCCAGTGGACGAAAAAGCCTACCTGTGGGACGTACCGGGCGGCAAGGTCGAATGCGGCGAGTCTCCGTCCGAGGCCGTAATACGCGAGATCCGCGAAGAGACCGGCTGTACGGTGCGCGTGCTGCGCGCTGGCAGCATCTACTCGTCGGTATGGGGAAACGACGGTGCTCCAACGCGGCATTGGCTGCTCGTCTCGTTTCTGTGTGAACTCACGGAAGGGGAGCCTACGACTTCGGATGACCTTCAGTGGTTCGATTTGCAAGCTCTCGACGGCGTGCCGATCAAAGATCCAGACAAGCAGATGATCCGCGAAACGGTAGGTATCCCTGACTCCGTGGCTCGGATCGCGCCCGTTAAAGTCCATATCGGAACGTCATGCCTGAGCCGCGATCTCGTGTGGTGCGAATGTGGTCGAGGGCTATCGCGCGGCGGAACATGGAAGTTCTGCCCGTCATGCGGACGACCGATAGATCAGGATTCCTATCGCGAATCCTGCGCGGAAGCGGAAAGAAACGGTGCGGGGCATTACTCGATGGTCGATACTGATCTGGTCAATCGGATCGCGGAATTGGAGAAAGAAGTCGCTCAACTTCGGCGCGATCTGGAGTCAATCGAATGATCCCGGCAACCTATCGCATTCAGGCAGAAAGAGCCTATGTGGACGCCGATGGCAAACTGGCCTATCGACCTGTATCCCTGCGCGTTGGAATGCACGTGAGCGGTTCCATCGCATTCGTGGACGAGATCAAAACCAGCGAGGCTATCGACGACGCCATGAAGACCACTCCACCACCCGGTCAAGGAGAAACGAAATGACAACACAACATTTTAACTCCCCGAACGTGACTATCGAAACAGCTAATGGAATCAACTTCTACTCGCAGGCACGGCATCAGCAGATGCGATACCTGTACCCGGATTGCGGACATCACTGGGCCGGCTGGATTCTATACAAGCACCCAGACGGTCAGTGGGTATCGCTCCGCAAGGCTACCGACGCCGACATTGCGGAGCTGAGCGCCGCCGTCAGCAAAGCGCATCACGAGGGACCACCAGAAGAGGACCAGAAACCCGGCCCAGAAGAGGAGAAACGTCCGTGAGAGAGGTGAGTGCAGTCAACCACAGGATTCGCATTCAGTGTCCTAAGTGCGAAGCCCCAGTCTGGGTTCGGAATAACGGACTGATTTTTAAGCACCGTGTTCCCCGCCCTACAACCTGGTCGCGCGGTAAAGGCTCGGAATGTTCGTTCTCGGGTCGGCTGCACTCATCTGTTTCACCGGGCCAGGCCCCCGGCCCACTCCAGAGGAAGGAACCAAATGAACGAACTGATTGTGTTTTGGTTTTCAGGAATCGCTTGGGCTACTGTGGGAATCAGATCAGGCCGAGCGCAGTGGCGGCGTGAATTCGGCTCTGAAGATCGGCACCCGGACTGGTTTGCTGCGATTCGACGCCCGGCGCGCCGCCACAGATAACGCGGTCGGGAGGCACGGTGATCAGAACGTCAAGTTCGGCAACAGTCGGGTTGAGACTTCGAGATCCGACGATAAGGAGGTAGTCAGCCGAGATAGATGCCATGAAAAAGATTTTACCATTCTGCTTGCAATATCGCAACAACGTTGTTATATTGAAATTCGGGAATGACAAACGCCATTCGATCCTCTGCCAGGCGAGCTATCGGACATCCAGAGAGATTTCCTCTTGTGAGGCGTGCTCTTTTGTCGCTGCCGCGAACGGTAAAGCAAACCGATATGGCGCAGGCGCTCGGGGTAGACGATCCCCTGATGTCACGATTACTGAGTGGTCGGCGTGATTTCAATGATGAGCTGCTGAAGAAGATTGCGGAGTGGGGGTTATGAGCGATCTTCGTGGATTTACTATCTCCGGGGTGGTTCTCGTGGTCACTCTCGCACTGGCCTATCGCAGCGGATGGAGGCCGTGGGAATGAGCGTCCCAATGGACAAGGAAAGATGCATCAAGGAGGTCCATAATGGCGGTCGTAGTGTGTTTTTTCATCGTTGCCTTAATCGCAGGGTGGTAGGTGAGTTCTGCTTGGTACATAGCCCGACCGGGCAAATGGCACGGCGTGCTGCTCGACCGCAATGCGCACACGTTGACGAAGAATCTGGCGAACGCGATTGCTCAACCATTGTAAACGGCACGAAATACTGCAAATGGCACGCTGAATCCGTCGTGCGTCATCGCGTTTATGCTCGGGCGCAGGCGCAGGCAAATGTTCTGGAGTGGCTAAGGGGCATCAAGCCGGGAAAGTTGATCTCCCCACAGGCGGTGATCGAGCGGTTGAAAGTGGAGCTGAAGAATGTCTGACCTCCCCACCCGCGCCGAATCCATAGCTACTCAAGCCCACGCCAATCAAAAGTACGGCACAGGGCCGTACACCGACCACCTCGAAGCGGTCGTGAATGTACTGAAGGAATTCGGCCATCACAGTGAGGAGTTGCTGGGGGCGGCATGGCTGCATGACGTTCTCGAAGACACCGATTGTACGCCGTGGATGATCCTCAGTGGGGGCATTCCGCTGTACGTTCTTGCCCTCGTCGACGCCGTCACCGACCGGCCTGGCAAGAACCGCGCCGAGCGCCACGCACTAACTTACCCGCGCATCGCTCGCATCCCCGATGCGGTTACCCTAAAGCTGGCGGATCGGCTGGCGAATGTCAGAGCGTCTGCCGAGTGCAGGCCGGATCTGCTGAAGATGTATGCACGCGAGCAACCGGAATTTATTGCCGCGATGCCGTTTCGAGAGTGTGATCGGGGAATGAGGGATGAGCTGGAAGAGATTTTAAGTGGAGTAACGGCGTGACAGTTTGGAAAGTTGCACTCAAGTTAACTGACGAGCAGTTCATTACCGTACCGCTCGTAAACCGACCGCTATGCGTCCAGATGCAGGGCGGTGTTCCTTGTCTGTGGTCGGTGGTCGATCCAGAATCTGGCCGCGTTCAGGTGTGCGTGCGGATTTTCGGCACTGGCCACGAAGGCGTTACTGGCGACATGGACTATGTCGGTACTTTCCAGATCGACGGTGGATCGCTCGTGTTTCATGTATTTCTAGCGGGAGTGGTTTCGTAAATGTATAACTACCAGACCCAAAAACCCCACATCCTGACCGACGAAGGCCAACGGATGTTTCTCAAGATCCGCGATCACGTAAGCGCTCTGCTATCTAAATCTGGCGCTGTCACGATGGGTAAGGCCATCGATGGTACTGGCGGTGGCGACTCATGGGACATGCTCGCGTGCGTCGACCGGCTTGTCGAGCTTGGCGAGATTCGAGAAATACCCCAAGGTGACGTTCCGGGGCAATGCCGGATATTTGTGGGGACGCGGGCATGATGTCCCCCTCCGAGCGCGAGGCCTGGCTCGAACTCCGCAAAACCGGCATTGGGGGCTCCGAGGTTGCCGCGCTCCTCTCTGATGAGATCGAGACGAAGTACGCCTGCAAGCGCCGCTTATGGCTCGAAAAGTCAGGCGTCGTAGCCGACGAAGAATTTAACGATACGGCTCCGGTGCGCTTGGGCCGATTGTTCGAAGGACCAATCTGCGATCTCTATTCACATATCACAGGTCGTCGCGTCGAGGAGATTCCGCGACAGGTGCACCCGGACCATCCCGAGCTTGGCGTAAGCGTGGATCGAATCGCACATGACCCGGAAAAAGGACCGATAGTCGTAGAGGCTAAGGCTATGCTCACGCGTTCTTTTTTCAGCACTAAGCGTGATGGAATAATTCCTGACTACCTGGCCCAGGTAATGCATGGAATTTTAGTTGCGTCAGCGGCGCTTGACATCGATATCCAGTATGGCTCCTTCGTCGTCGGTCGCTCAGACGATCCGAAGCTTGTGGCATTCGCGGTCGAGTGGCACTTGAAGATGAACCCGCAGTACGAGCTTAATCCTGGCTATCTGATTCATTTCGACGTGCCGCGCAATCAGGAAATTTGCGACGCGATATTACGAAAGGGCAACCCGTTCTGGAAGACGTTGGGGCAGCAAAATTTAGCCCCGGATCGTCTCGAAATCGATTCACCAAAGTGCCAGCGGTGTCGGTGGGCAATAGGCTGCCAAGGCGCGGCGCTGGCTCCCGCCGACACTTCAGACCCAATCCCCGTAGTTGACGACCTCATGCCACTGGCAGCAGAGTATCTCGACCGCCGCGTCGAATTTGACCGCGCTGAGGAACTATTAGCCGAGACCAAGGAAATCATTTCTCTCATGCTGGGTGAACGCCAGGCGGCGTACGTGCACATCGGCGAGAAACTGAGACCCATCTATTTCAGGCAGCAGGAAGGGAAGCCGCTCTACGCTGATGCTGTGAAAAATATGGGTGCTCAGTATACGGCCTTGAGGGATAAGCTCATCAAGATGGAAGAGGCGGGAAATCCTGCGGCTACGGGCGCTAGTCTGATTCCGCCTGCGTCGTCGTTTATCCGCAAAGGGAAACCGTCCCGACCTTTAATGCTTCAGTATCTGTCGCCGAAAGTGAAAGAAGAGGAGTAGCACGTGCCAAGAATCGCGTATCAGAAGTTCAGGCCATCTGCGGGCTCTCTCGCTATCATCGATCAGGCGAATCGCATCCTCGCGGAGTATCAGCAGCGCGGGATCGTGGTCACGCTTCGCCAGCTCTACTACCAGTTCGTCAGTCGAGACATCATTCCCAATAAACAGAGCGAATACAAGCGCTTGGGATCGATCATCAATGACGCTCGACTCGGAGGCATGATCGACTGGGATTTTCTTCAGGATCGCACCCGCAACCTGAATACTCAGTCGCACTGGAGCGATCCATCGGGTGTAATTTCCAGCGCGGCTCAATCCTACCACCGCGACCTGTGGGAGGGCCAGAAAAACTATGTGGAGGTCTGGGTAGAGAAAGACGCCCTCCTGAGCGTTATTGAAAGTGTCTGCATCCGTTGGGACGTGCCATTCTTCGCGTGCCGTGGATACACCAGCCAATCCGAAATGTGGGGAGCTGGCCAGCGTATCGTATCCAAGGTGATGGACGAGAAGCGTCATTGTAAAATCATCCATCTTGGCGATCACGATCCTTCTGGTGTCGATATGACCCGTGATATTCATGAGAGACTTGAAGGTTTTTTGGCACATCACGTTTGGGTTGACGTAGTCCATCGACACGTAAAAGCTGGCGGCTCGCGAACCGACGAAGAAAAAATAGTCGCGGTGGGATTACCTATTATCAGCGAGGGTATCACCGTCAATCGAATTGCTCTGAATATGGACCAGATCGAAGAGTACGAGCCACCACCAAATCCGGCAAAATTGACTGATTCGCGCTCGACGGCCTACATTAGTCAGCATGGTGATGAATCATGGGAACTAGATGCGCTCGATCCTGATGTGCTGACAGACTTAATCGAGAATTCCATCCGCGAGTACGTTGACGAAGATTTGTGGAATTCGGTGCGCGACCGCCAGGAAAAAGAACGCGAGATCCTGACCGCAACCAGTCATCACTGGGATAAAGTCAGAAAGTATGTGGAGAAATTGAAATGACCGAACGAGAAACCAAGCAACTCTACAAGCTCCTCGAAAAGATGATTGCAGCGAAGACGCGAGAGGGCAAGCAGGCATACGCGGCAACCGAGACTGGCATTATCAACTGCGTGCGCAAATGGGTGAAGTGGTATGCCAGTGACGAACTGAACGTGGACCTCGGAGCCTGAGTATGCCACACTTGGAACTCCGCCACGAACACTACGTTCTGATTCGAAACTTCATGGAAGACTTTATCCCGGAGTCGCCGAAGGATGCACTGACTCCAGCCGAGACCGAGACTCTCGATCTGGTACGGCAGATTATCTTCAATATCGAGAAGCGTCGCGCATCGCCGCCAGTGAAGCATCATTACCGAAGGCAGAGGGTAAGGACATGACGCTTGGAGATTTTTTCAGCGGTAACTGGACCTGGATGCAGCTGATCGGAGAGCTGTGGCCAATTGTTCTTCCGGCGGCAATTATGTATTGGGCTGGATATGCGAAGGGCTGGAATGACGGCGCAAGAGACGCAGAGCGGATGCTCGGGCGAATTTTAAAGTGATCGACATTTCCGAGTATCTCGACACCCGCGACGCCATGCCCACGTGCTCCTCATGCGGAGCCGCCTATAGCGGCAATATTACCTGTCGTGAATGCAGGCAGATCAACCGCGAGACCTGTCAAAAACACGGATGGTCAACGGATTTTTTGGATCGCATGGATGAGATTGATCCTCCGACAGGGAAGCCGGTTGGGGTTGAAGAGGTGATGGCGTTTATGCGGAGGCTGGGTGATGACCAAGGAAGAAGCAATTCTCACGACACAAGAAGGATGGAGCTTTGTTATGCGGCAGGGGGCGATGCTGGCGCTTATGCCGATAGAGGATTGGATAGAGGCCTTTGAGCACGCGGATTCAATTGCGCCTATTCTTGACCCGACGCTCTACCGCGAAGGCATCTACAGCGGAAAGCCCAAACTGATTCGTGAAGTATTGGAGGCCGCATTGGCATTCAAGCGAGCCATCCTCAGAGCGCAGGAGCAGGTAAAGAACGATCCGAGGCTACAGAGATGAGCGATTCCGATAAAAACTTTCCCATGGGAACACGTGAGCACCAGTGCTCCTCCGCCATCGACTGGCGAACCATGTCTGATGATGAGATCGACCGGGCACTGGAGGAGAGGGAGCGGCGAGAGCGAGCGAGGTGGGAGCAGCCGAGTCCTGCGCCGTGGACCGCTAAAGTATTGATGGTAGTCGATGCCAATGGTGTAGAGATTTGCAACTGCGGCGGCATGAAGGCGTGTTATGACGGAAACACCCCGAGGCCAGAGCGTGGTATTGCAAACGCCAGGCACTGCGCGGTCGGTCCGGATGGTGTGGCGCTGGCGAGGTTAATTGTGGAGAAATGTGAAGGTCGGCGTGGCATACCCCTGGCGATCTTCTTTTTGAGGCCAAGAATTTATTGAAGAAGGCTGGGATTGAGTGAGGCGCGTTAAAGAGGCAGTTCCACTGGCCGAGTGTAAGCGCCGCGCTTTGGAATACCTGAAAACGCATCGTCGGGAATATTCCAAGGCATCGTGTGTGGCTGGTGCAATCTGGCCAGATGCAGAATTCCACGCACAGGGAGCTGGAGCGGCGGCGAGTCGCATCCTGAAACATCTGGAGCGGGACGGATTGGTCTGCTGGAGCAGTAATGACCACGATTGGGGATGGACGGTCGGGGAGCCTTAAGAAGTGAAATTCATCATCGAGCACGACCTTCAGGGCAAATCGAGACCCGGCATGCCGGTCACGGTCGAAGTCGCCGCCGAACCGCGCCGCACGTACGATGGTGAATGTAAGTGCGAGACGGTCTACCGCATTGCAGAAGAGTCGATGGCGGAACTTGTCGAGCTTGGTCTTGTGCTTGAAGGGCAGAGAAGCGATGAGGTGGTGATTTGCTCCTGTTTGGGACGCGCCATCAGTGAACGACTTGCGCCAGCGGAAGCCATACAGGCTATTTGGGATGCCTTCTGTGTATGCAACTCCAACGGCGGATTAAGCGGAACAGCAAAACGGCATTTGGAGCCCGCTATCTACGCAGCGATGAAGGCAATCCGGCACGAACCGTTTGTGCCGACCTTGGAACGCGGCCTATGCTGCCTCGACACGGAGACTACTGGCGTCGATCCGGTCCTCGACCGCTTGGTCTCCATCGGCGTAGTCGTTCTCAATCCAGACGGTACTCGCCGCCGATGGGAGACGCTCCTGAATCCTGAGATGCCAATTCCTCCCGCCGTAACAGAAATCCACGGCATCACTGATGAGATGGTGGCCTCGGCTCCGAAATTCCATGACATCGCTCATAAATTCATGAACGGTCTTACCGGAAAAGACTTGCTCTTATATAACGGTTGGCGATTAGACTTGCCAATTATCGACGAGTCCCTCCGACGCGTCGGCCTGAGCCTGAATCTCGCTGGCGTCCGCGTCATTGACGCGGCGGGATTGTTCTTTAAAGAAAACCCACGGGACCTGTCGGCTTTTGTAAAGCGCTACGCTCGCCGCGATCACGAGGGAGCCCATGGGGCCGCTGCCGACGCCGAGGGTACTCTTGATGGCTATCTCAACATGCTGGCCGAGCACGATGATCTTCGCGCGATGACACTGGAGCAGCAAGCCGCGCACTCGATGTACGGAGATGATTCAGAGCGCCTCCCATGTGACCTGGCTGGCAAGCTTTACCTCAAGGGCGGAGAGGTTTATTTCGGTTTTGGAAAGGCCAAGGATAAACGCGTGAGGGATGACGCAGGTTACGCGTACTGGATGTTGAAGTGTACAGACCCGCCGTTCCCCGGAAGCACGCGAGATTGCCTGAGGGCGGAGTTGGAGAGGGTGGGGTTGTGAGCGCGAAGTGGGACCGCTGTCCGAAATGTAAGCAGCCATTCGAAGACTGTCCGCACTCAATAGCTGAAGTAGAGCAATGGCTGAAGGATCGCGAGCTTGAGTCAAAGATTCGCAAGATCGTTCGCCAGGAAATAGCAAGAAAGTGACCATCCTTAACATCGACTTCGCTTTCGAGCCACCGCAACCGAGCGACAAGATTCATGACTGCTCAGCGCGCGAGGTCCTCAACCGCCTCCATGAACACGGCGAGCGCCTGTTATTCGCCGCGAAGTATCCCATTGAGATCGGCGAAGAAATAATCTTCAAGGGACTCGGGAAAGGGGCTGTTATCCGCTTGGTAGACCGCGAGGAGTTTCTTGCTTGGGAGGGGCGAGTGTTTCCCGGCAGGACCAGCGCGGTGATGGCAGAAGATCTGTATTTCTTTGAAGTGCACTGCGACTGAGCGGTAACAAAATAAATCTCACAAAACGCTTGACGCAGATGAGACAGTTGACACATAATCAGGCATTGGAAAAAACAGTCCAGATCAGAGTCTACAAAGAGACTCGTCGGCAGGTGAACGTTGGCGCTGCTGCATCCGACATCCCTAAGGCCGAGTTCGTCAGGCGTGCTATCCAGACTGCGTATAACAACCTTAAGAAGGTGAAGTAATGGCCGTAGACTTCAAAGTAGAAAATAAGCGTTCCTCGACCTATCTCATCGCTCCGGAGTTGATTGCCATCAACCCTGACATGAATGGTCGCCACGACCTTCCGGATATCGAATGGCTGATTGAATCGTTCATTAAAAATGGTCAACGGACGCCGGTTCAGATCACGAACGACGGCGGGACTCCGACGCTGGTCGCCGGACATTGCCGCTGGAGATCGGCGATTGAGATAAATAAGCGCAAGCTCACTCCTGAGCCTTTCAAGCTGAACTGCTCGTACTATAAGTCTACCAGTGAACTGGATTCGTATCTCGCCACCATCTCGGAGAATTATGATCGCACTGCTCCGAAGCCGATTGACGAGGCGCATCAGATTGCGCTCCTGGAACGGTACGGGATGTCCATCGAGGACATGGCGAAGAAGGTCTACCGGCAAGATGTTCAATGGATCAAGGACCGCCAGGCGCTGATTGGTCTTTGCGATGAGGCACAAAAAGCCGTGTCGTCTGGGGAGATCAAAAAAATCAGCGCGGCTAAGGCGCTGGCTAAGCTCTCCAAAACGGCCCAACGTGAAGCCCTCAAACAGGCAAAAGAGTCTGGAACCAAGCTGACCGCAGCGAGCCTGAAGACTGGAGCGGTATCCAAATCTGACCGCACCAAGAAACTCTCCCTCTCCGACTGGACCGAATTCTGGTCCCCTTACTCCGATGGCGCGGAATGCTCCATGAAGCGGCTGGCATCGGCATGGCTGGAGAGTACTACCGAGGGCGATCCAGACTCATTCTTTAAGGCTTTAACCGGCGAGCTTAAGCGCGCATCGAAGGCCGCGTAAAGTAAGCCCAGAAGGCATCCACCGAGACATAGAAAAAAGGTACCCAACAAAGAAATGAAACCACACGACACTTTATCCAGCGGATCGCTGAGCGGAGACGCCTCCCTGTCCGCGCTGAGCAACTTCCCTCCGCTTCCACCTGTCGAACCACATAATAAGGCACTCGACACCGCCTCCTTGCTCGCCCAACAGGCCGCGCATGAGAAGGCGAAGGCCGATCACATCACGGCCCTGCTGCAAGAGCGGGACGATCTCGAAAAAAGTACCGAGGAGCGGCTGGAAGCCATAGCGTGTGATTTGAAGATGCTCGGGTACTCCAAGCCTCGGGCTCCGCGTACGAAAAAGGAGAAGGTATAAATGGCAGTCAAAGCCGAAGAGCGTTATGAGGCGACCGTCAGGTCGGCTATTTTCACGACCAGCAACGAGAAGGGAACGCTTGGTCTGTCGATCACGTTCGACACCAGCGACGGAGACATAACTCACACGTTCTATGTGACTGAGAATACCGCCGAGCGTCTTGCGGAGAATCTCGACAAGTGTTTTAGTGTTACCAAAGCACAATTGGATGATGACGCGTTCCTGGAGGGCGGCATCAATGCCTTCCTCAAGGGAAAGCCGTGCTCGATCACGACCGAGTGGAAGAAAGACGCGAACGGAAACCAGTACAAGGATGCCAAGGGCAACACCTACGCTGACGTGCAGTGGATGAATCCATCGCGGTCAGGCAAGAAGGCCGAGGGGGCGTCGATAAAGAAGCTTAAATCCATCTTTGGCGGTAAAACCACTTCTGATGATCAGGGTCCGCCGCCGGTAGATTGGGGTGGGACCGACGAGCAAGCGCCGTTCTAATTTTTTTGCGCTGGAGTCAGGCGTCGATGGTGAAAACAGCGGTGGCCACTGAACCTCTGTATACGAGGCAAGAATTCCGCTGAGACGCAGCCCCGCTTGGCCCGAGGGCTTACGGCAATGGCCGCGAGAGTATCCGTCAGAAGTTCGGGTTTGAATCCGAACGGTTCAACTGGCAGGAGAGGGTAACGGTTGTTGTGAAATCGGGCAGAGAGAAAACGTTAATCCGGGTACTGAACCGGAACTCCAGCTTCAGATTTTGAGAGGATAAAGATGCAGGTTTTTGTGGTTGTACCGGAAAATGATTACGACGCTCCTCCTGCTGTTTTCAGCACCGAGGCACTTGCTGCCGATTACTGCCAGGCTAACAACTTCCACCGCTACGAAGAGTACACGGTGGACGCAACCTAGGATCGAGGAATAAATGAGTACAGGCCCCCGCAAGAATATGATGATCGGTTTGACGCACTCCAAGGAGGGCCTGCCGATCATTATCGAAGACAAGGCCGTGAAGGTGGGCATCGGATTGCCACGCGGCAAGGCAGTTGATGTCTGGGTGGATACTTCGGGCGAGTGGAATATCCGCCAAGGAAACGCCGTGAGTGGTAAGCTAGCGTTCAAAACCGTGGCGAAGGTAAAGACACGCGCTGAGGCCGAGTCTGAATTCCGCAAAGCGTATGAAGCGGCAGACCTGTGTGCTTATCCTCGAAAAATTCCGTACTTCTCGTTTTCCAGGTCTGTTATCGGGAAGGACGGAACCGAAAGCTACATCCCCGATTTCGATGCGATAGAGGCCTACTCATTTGCCGATCCTAAGCGGCCTGGTCCGCCTACAGAGATCGATATTGTATTTCTGAGCACGGACCCTTTCCAAGGTCAATTTGCTTATTGGTCGTCTTCCGAACTGCGCTGCTCTGGTGACGGCGTGGATGCTAATCGCAGCGTCTTGATGTACGATGACGAGAAAAAAGTTCCCGAATCCATGCGAGAAGCATGGAAGGTGGCGAAGGCAGCCGGACAGCGTACATTTGTTGTGTCTAACGAATGCTGGAGCTGCGAGTGCCCCTTCTCGAAAGAGAAGGACGGAAAGCCCTCTCCGTGTAAGCCATCCGGAGATCTTCGATTCCAACTCCTACGCAATCCGAAGCCAGGCGGTACTGCTTTCTTCCACACTTCTGGCTATCGCAGTATTCGCCAGCTTTTCAGCGCCGTCGAAAGCATTAAGGAGTTGACTGGTGGTCGTATCTACGGTATTCCCCTGAAGATGGTAGTCAAGTCACACATTACGAATCATGCAAACCAGAGAGCTATCCAGCAAAACGTAACCCTCCGCCCACGGGACGAAGATAAGCTGGTCTGGAATAAGCTCATCGAGCGGGCGTGGCAGAAGTACATGTCTTCAGACGTGACATCTCTTCCTGAGCCAACTAAAATGCTCGAACCGGCCAGTCAGGATTTCGAAGACTCCCCCATGTCCGCTCAGGCCATGGCTGGTGAATTCTACCCCGACAACGACGAAACCGAAGACACTCCACCGCCGACCACCAACTCCCCCGCCACGCAAGCTGCCAGCGCAGCTAAAGTCCAGGAAATCGGCGAGAAGCTGGCCGCCACACAGCAGGCCACTGCACCCGCACCAGCCAGCAACGTAGTCTCGATAGCCCCGGAAAAAGCCCCTTGGACCGATGCCGAGAAGCCACGAGTGAAGATGACCGAAATATTTCAGGCGCTGCTGAAGGAAATCGGCAAGCCTGTGTATGACGGCCTGCTGAAGAAACACGGCCTCGACACTGGCGCGACGATCAAGCATGACGCTCCCGAGGTCTTGGCTTGCTACAAGGAGATGGTTGTGGCGCGGGAGGCGGCTAAGCAGACGGCAACGCAGCAGACGGCGAGCCAGCAGGCACCGGCTACGGACGAGCGACCACTATTCTAAGCTCCCGAGGGTAGGGCGGCGTGACATTCGAGCCGCGAACAGGGATGCCTGCGATGCTCCCGCAAGTCGCAGGCTGTCGCCCGCGAGGAAATCGGGCTACTTCGCTGACTTGAAAAGGAAGTCGGATCATAGCTCATCGTGAAGAGATGGGAAGTGACTCGGGAAAAATAAGAGGATACATGAAACAGAAGATCATGGTAGCGGCTCTCTCTATTGCCTTAACGGGCTGCGGGGATTGCGGAAATGAGTCCCATGTTGGCTCGGTAGTCAAACTTGGAAAGACAGGAGCTTTCTGCAAGACGTACGAGGCAGAAATCGTACGTGGCGGATTAAATAACGGTTCTGGAGGCGTCAGCGCAACGGCGTTCGAGTTTACCATCGAAGACCAGAAGTTAGTCGACCTGGTGCAGGACGCCTTCGATAGGCAATACGAAATCAAAGTCACAGCCCATAATGAGGCTGTATCCTGGTGTCGATCCAACTCTGGCTCAAAGTTCGACACCAG